CCACAATGTAATAAGTTGAGTTGCCTGTGAATGCAATGTTTGCGCCTGGAACTGGGATGTTGGTCATGCCGCTGAGGTTGATAAAGAAACCCAGTGCTTGGAAATCTGCAAAACCGTTACCAGTAACTGTCACAGTGGCTTCGTTGTAATTGGTACCTCTGCTGGTCCAAGTGGGCTGGCCCAACACACCAGTGGGTTGTACACGCACAGTGGTAGTGGCTGCAGTGGTTGAATTAGGATCAGTGATAGTTATGCTTGGAGCACTGCTGTAGCCCGATCCAGGATTGATAATTCTAATGGCTGAAATTTGATTGGTGGCCACAACAGCACGAGCAAATGCGCCAGTGCCTGATCCACTGAATGTGATGCGTGGTTCAATAACATAGCGTGTGCTGCCGTCCAACACTGTTTGCACAACAGTACCACTCACAGCCACGTCCCACATTGCCACAAATATTGTCATTGCGCCAGAACCTGCTGTGAGCACAATAGGTGTTCCGCCTGCGGCAGTGGCCACTGAGAATGTGGTTGCTGTAAAGTTATTGGCCACCACATAAAACACAGTATTATTTGTTATTGATCCGCCAGCAAACGATGTGCCAGTAAACACAACTGGTGTGCCTGCTGGGATATTTGCTGTACTGGTAACATTGAACACAGTGGTTGAACAAGTGCTTGTGACAATTCCTGCAACAGATTCTTTCAACACAATTACCTGTTTTGTACTGGCGTTGTAATAATTGATAAATCCGTATTGGCCAGAGCCCGTACCAGCCTGCAACACAATACGCATGCCCACATATGCACTGTTGGCTGCTGAATCAGCTGCTGACAATATAATAGTGCTGGCAGTGCCATTCTGAGCCACGTTGGTGGCTGTTAGGTAATTGGCTCCACCTGTTATGATACGCACTTCAGTCACAGCATTGGTAAAATAGTTGGCTGCACTAACTGCTGCGCCACCGCCGCTACCACTGGTAATGTTGAAAGATGCTGAACTGTAGGCCTGTCCAGCATTTGAATATTCCAACCAAAGAATTTGGCCACCGCCTGTCAACACAAACGTGACCTGTGCCTGCTGAGTTTGTGTGTTGACTGTGGCCGTGATTGGCACTTCAATTGGGCTAGTGCCTTCTGCCACACAGCCGTAGACACCATAAGAACTGTTGCCGTTGGTGGCACGAATTGCACCGCCGTATTCGCTCAAGTATCCTGCATAGGCATAATACGAGAACACTGACACAGCTTCGCACTTGGCCAGCTGCGTGGCCCAAACTGCAATTCCATCTGATAAAATATTAGTAAAGTCGTTCAGTGTTATGGATTTGTTGCCGCCGGCATGCAAGCTGCCGTCAATCTTGCAACCAACACAACCAGTTCCAAACAGTGATACGTTTTGCACATATGGGCTCTTTGAATAAATCCACACTGTGTCGTCGTCTGGGCCATTGCCTGGATCTAAGCTGAAATATGCGCCTGCTGTGGGTCGGGCTGTGCCGTAACTGTTTGCAGTGCCAATTTTGCCAAACAAACCAGTAACACTCATATTTCTAGCACCAGTACCGTTGCGCATGTAGAACATGTCACTGACTGTGTATCCTGCCACCACTGCACCACTCACTGTGCCGGTGGTTGCTATGTTCAGTGTTAACACATTGCCTGATTTGGCAATGACAAACGCACCATCTGGAATATATGCATTGCCAGAAATGCCCATACCAACTACAACATTGGTAGCATTGGACAATGTTAAACTGGTTCCTGAACTTGTGGTTGCTGTCACACTGAATGTTAGTGGCTGAATAATTGTTGCTCTAAGTTCGTCACCTATCAGTGCTGTGAATGCTGGAACACTGATTGGCAATATTTCAGAGTATGTGCCTGTTTTGATAAAGATGGAAGTTGTGGGATTTATTGGAGCTGGAATAGCATTGGTTGTGCCAGCGTTTAATCCGCTGGTCACAATTGCAAACAATGTGGTGGCCCTGGTATTCATGCCCGCTTCAGCGGTGTAGCTGCCGCTGGTGAACTGACTGATTGAAGCAGCAGCACCATTCAATGTCTGGTAGTTGCTGGCTGGAGCAGTCTGGCCCAACACATTTGTGGACGTCAATGTGCTTGCATATGTTAATGCTGACACAAAGTAAGGTAACAAATATTGAGTCACGGTTGTTGTGTAAGTTGTTGCTGTGGCATAATATGCTCTTGCCACCAGTGTGGTGGACAAGTTTCCGCCACGGCCTATGTCAAATATTACAGCGTTTAAAATTTCTCCAACATCTCTTTTGGCTTTGAATCCGTTGTATGCAAGCACACCCACCACAGTGCCCGAACCAGCTGCGGTAATTGCTGTGCCGGCAAATGTGTTTGACACAGTAAAACTGGTATTTGTTGTGATAGTTTTAACGTAGTAAGTACGACCCTGGTTGGCTGTTGCAGTGCCAGTTGCTGCTGACAATGTTGATATCACAGGGCCGCCGTTGGTTGTGCTGACTTGAAACAGCGTGGTTGATAATATTTGAGTTGTGTAATAAGTTGTTGAACTGTTCAACCCACCAAACGCACTTGTCACAGTGAAGCTGCTGCCTGCCTTCAAGTTGCTGGTAGTTGTGGCTTGCAACATGGCCTGCACTGACGCACTGCAAGGCTGATTTCCAATGCCCACTGTGTATGGCGTTCCGTTCACATTCAACGAAATAGTCAAACTTGTGCCGCTGGCTGCTTGTACATAATAAGTTGCACCTGCATCCACTGTGCCAAAACTTGCACTAAACACAACGGGTTGATTGACACTGACATCAGTCATATTTGCACTGACTGTGATTGTGGTTCCAGCGGAACTCAACACAGACAATGTTTGTGCAAGATAAGTTTGTGTGATAGTTGCAGCTGCAGTGGTCAAAGCCGCCGCTGCCAGCGTTAATGTGTTATTAGTGGTGATAGCCATTGTGCCAGAAGCTGGAGTAACGTTGGTCAAAACTGCGCCGCCGCTGCTGGCACTGAATGTAACAAATGTTCCGCTAATTATGTTTGAAACAAAATAGTTAGTGGCCAATGACAAATTACCAAATGTTGTGCCAGTAACTTGGAACGGTACGTTTTGTGTAAATCCAACTGTGCTGTCAACTACAAATGTTCCCTGCACAGCTGCTGTTCCGCTGCCGCCGCCACCCACAGTATACACTGTGCCGCTGGGGGTCAAAGTTATAGTGAACTGAGTACCGGACACTGATTGAATATAGTACACAGTGCCTGAACTCACATTGCCAAATCCTGCAGTGAATGTCACTGGTTGATTAACAACTACACCAGAGATATTTGAGCTAACTGTTAGCAATGTGCCTGAACTACTGATAACTGATAAGTTTTGACTTGCATATGCCTGAGTGATGTTTGTTAGGTATCCGCCAAATGTGTTAAACACAATGGGCATGTTGACCGCTAGGCCAGCTGTGCTGGTTGTGGTAAAAGCGCCGCCTGCAGTGGTGCCGGTAACACTGACTTTGTTAGTGTAAGCTAGGTAGTTGTTGGCTTCTGCACCTACCCATGCCTTATTTTGATTAATCAAGTACTGCGCATTTGGATTAGCAGGACCCTGTGCCACACGAGCACAAGCATACGCAACAGTTTTCCAAGGCTTATCCAAAGTAATGCCATAGTCTGTTGCATCTGTGCCGCTGGGTGCAACATAATAAACATTGGCAACTTGTCCAAAATAGTTCCAAGTTGGAACAGATCCAGTAACACGAAATATTTGGCCGTCTTCGCCAATTGGCAGTCGTGCATTTCCGCCTGCGCTGTAATAAACAGTGTCGCCCAGCGTGGTAAGCACGTTGGCCGCACTGCCGAGAGCCAATGTGTTCCAATAAGTTCCTGCGGTATCCACATCTGGTCGGTTGTTGCCAGATGTTGCTGGTCCGGTTGGGCTAGAATAACCCGATGTGTGCGCTGTGACACAGATGTAACTGTTTGGACCATAAACAACTGAATCGCCCAATCTATAAGTTGATGTGGCAGTTAATGTGACTTGTCCAGCACCAGCTGCGCCAACTGTTTGACTGTTGTTGACTGTGTATACACCCACGCCACCTGTGGTTCCACTGGTTTGTCCTGTGATCACAGTGTTTGCTGATGTTGTGGATCCAGTTACCACTATGCCAGGACGCAAGTATGTTGTGCCCACCACACTCACAGTCATATTGGTTGTGACAATGTTAGCTGTGAAGGTGCCGCCTGCGGTCCATAAGCCTTGCCAAGACACGCCGGTGTTCAGCAAGGACCAATATGTTGGATTGCTTGCTGGGTTGAAACCAGTGCCGTCTAAAATAGAAACATAAACATATGCGCCGTAAGTAACAACTGCACCAACTTTGTAAGCTACTGCCAAATTCCAGTTGCCTTGAACGCTGAATCCTGTGGTTACCAAACTCCAATAGCTGGGACTAATACTGGGTGTTTGATTCAGGTTGTTGGTGATCAACGATGTATAAACATATCCACCGTATGTCACTACGGCGCCAAGTGCGTAACTGGTTGCACTGGAATAGGTATTCATAAATTCCAAACCTGCCACAAACAAACTCCACTTGGTCAAATCAATGGTGTTTGTGACTGAAGTGTATGCTGTTGTGCAAATATAAGCATCGGGCCCGTATTTCACAATATCATTTACTTTGTAAGTATACCCATTACTGTAAACGCCCAACCATGCAAATCCTGGAATGAATGTGGCCCAATTGGCTTGATTCACTTCAAGGGTTGTACTACTGGTATGCCCAGTGACACAAATATAACTTGTGCCACCGTAATTAACAATATCGCCAATTTTATAATATGTAGTGGATGTCCATGCGCCAATCCATGTCTGGCCGTCTACAAACAATTGCCACTGAGTGGCTGCTAAGTCGCTGTAAAATCCGCTGTTGGGTGTAGAACTGCTGATGTGACCGTTTACGCAGATGAACTCCTTGGCGCCAAATTTTACAACATCACCCAAGTTATAGTAGGTGGTTGTGGTCCAGGTAGTTTTCCAAGAGATACCATCCACCATCAATTGCCATTTGCTGGCAGTTAGGTCAGTGTAAAATCCCTGATTGACTGGACTGATTGTTGTGGGCGCATGGCCTATCAAACAGATATAATCTTTGCCGCTAACTTGTACAATGTCGTTGATTTTGTAAAACGCTGTTGCATTTGACCATGCGCCTTTCCAAGACACACCGTCAGACATCTGTGACCATTTCACAGTTGCATTGTTGAGATCTGTATAGAATACTGCATTGGCAGTATGCCCAACCAAGCAGACATACGTCTTGCCGCCGTAGGCAACTATGTCATCTTTGACATAGTTAGTGGCTGAGACCCAAGGGCCTTGCCATACAAATCGTAATCTTCCTAGTTTAAATTCAGCCATGTTATCATACCTTTATCATTGCGTATTATTGGATAAGTTATTTATCAAACGTTATCGGACCCAGTATACGCATAACTTTGTCCTATCCTTGCTACTAATTCACCGTTGTCATTCATGTAATAATATACACTCTTGTCATCCCATCTCAGTTGTTCATATTTTAAATTAGGGTAAACCAAATTGTGAAACACATCTCTACCTTCAAAAAAATCATTGCCCACAGAAAAATCAACATAATCGTCAGCGCCTGGACCTGGAGCATTGATTTGAATACTGTCACTGTTGTCAACTATCATGTCAGTTCTAACCAAATACAGTGTGCCTTCATCTGTTCTGCGAAGTGCATAGAAATATCTAGGATTATTTCCTAAGATATCCGATGCTGGAGAATTTGATCCTACATATGCCATGATATTATCCTTTAACTGATCTCAACCCAACTCACCACTGCATCCAAACTTTGTGCCACATTGGATGTGACAAACACATTGGTTGCTGGAGTTAAAATTAACTTTTCGCCACCTGTGACCACTCGCAAACTTTGATAGCCTGGAACTGGTATGTTACTGATATAGTATGCACTGGTTGTGGTCAAGGTGTCTTGTAATTGAATTGTTGCCAACACTGTTTCTGGTGTGGTGTTGGTCAAACTCAATCCAATGATTGTGGTGGTTGCACTGGGGTTACTGTAAATCAAATTGTTTTTGACTGTGCCAGACAGCACAGTAACAGAACTGGAAATGGTAAATGTCAAATTATTAGTGCCGTTTGCACCGCCCAGACTTGCACCAGATATGGTAACAGTGTCTCCAACAGCATAACCAGTGCCAACACTGGCCACTGTGACAGTGATAAATCCAGAGTAACTGGTTCCTGCGCCAATTTTTGTAACATTGAATGTTGCACCTGTTCCCGCTCCGCTGGTAGATGCTGAACTAACTGCGGAATAAGTTGCAGCTGCTGACACACTGGTTCCGCTAACACTGGTGTAAGTGGTTGCGCTGTTCAATGCGCCTTTGATAGCTGTGGTCAGTGCATTTACCACACTCACACTGACAGTGCTGGAGTTTGTAACTGTGTATCCGCCGTTGTATCCACTCACTGACAATCCGTTCACATAAATGGTTGTTCCTACGGTGTATGGATTAGTTGCTTGAGCGGCAAACCCAAATGTGGTATAGCCAGCAGACGGGCTATTACTGGTCACTGACGTGATATTTAATGTAGTAGTTGTGCCTGCTATTTGTGTTGCAAGAACGTTTTTAAAAACTGTTGGCATCTTTTATCCTAATGATAACACTATTCCCAGTGCAATATCTGTGGCTTGAATATTTGTTATACCGCCTGCGTTGCCCACCACGCTGGACCAAGCAGCACCATTGAAAACTTCCACAGACAATGAATCTGTATTTAAACGAATCATACCAGTTTCAGCATATATGTTGCCGGGTCTATCAGTATTGCCGTTACCAAACGGAATTCCAACTCCGTATGTGCCGCCAAACTTGTAATAGCCGGCGCCGCTTGCTGCCAACACAGTGACTGCTTGACTGACTCTGTTGGTCACTGTGTTGTTGTTAAATGCCAAATTACCAATAACTATGGATCCAGTGCCGTTTGGCACTAAATTCATGTCTGTGTTGGCTGTGTAAGTGCTGATGGTGTTGCCAGTGATATCAATATTGGCTGTTTTGAAATCAGTTGTGTACAAGCCACTGCTGTTGATATATGCAGTATTCACATTGTTGGCATAAAAACTTATGACATTGTTGTTGGCGCCTGGAGAACTTTCCGGAGTTATGTAAGTTCTTCCATCCAAACTTTGTACACCACCCAGATTGGTCCAATAACCGTTGGCATATCCTTCGTAACGATTTTTAGTGGTGTTGTAACGGATCATGCCGTTGGTTGGGCTTGCTGGTTGTTGACCTGTGGTTCCCACTGGCACTATGAAACTTTGTGTGTTATTGATAACAACGTTGCCAGTACCTTGTGGTGTTAGTACAATGTTGGCATTGGTGTTGATACTGCCGATAACATTGTTGTTAATACTTAAATTTTGTACATTTACACTGCCAACGCCGTTGGCTGTCAAGTTCAGATTTCCGTTGGTGTCTGTGGTAGTGACTGTATTACCACTGATTTGCACATTACCAACTGTAAATGCACTGTTTGCGGTTAAATTTCCACTAACATATAATGTTCCGCTAGTGGTAAAATTGCCAGTTTGATTAAATGTACCAGTTTGAGTCACATTTCCAGTGATACCTACTCCAGCCAATGTGCTGGTTCCAGTAACTGTGAGTGTGCCGCCCACGGTGGCATTTCCATTCAATGTTGCATTACTGGTAATTTCAACCTGTTGCCCAGCATATGGTGTTAATATCAAATTGGTGGCAGTTGTGGTGCCAGTAATTGTGCTGTTGGCAATGGTGACATTTGGTAATGTTAAAGTGCCTGTGCTGTTAATTGCACCTGAATTAATTGTACCAGTGGTGCTGAAATTGCCACTTGATTGTGTAAAATTGCCTGTTTGTGTCAGCGTGCCAGTGATACCTACTCCAGCCAATGTGCTGGTTCCAGTAACTGTGAGTGTGCCGCCAATTGAAACGTTATTAGTTACACTTAGGTTACTTGTTGGAATATAGACAGTGCCGGTGCCGTTTGCACTTAATTGCAAATTTGAATTTGTTCCTGTTGCTGTGATACTGTTGCTGGTAATTTGCATGCCAGCTGTGTTGATTGTGCTGATGTATGCATTGTTCCAATACAGCGGCCCCAAAGACGAACCTAAATTATATGTGTTATTTGCACTTGGGATAAGATTGCTATTGATTCTAGCTGTAACAGTGAGTGTATTAGAACTAGTGGCACCAATAGTGGTATTTCCACTAAGGACAGTTGCATTAGAAACTGACACTGTACCGGTTGCTGTGAAATTAGTGGTACTAACAGTGGTCACTGTAACACTATTTGTGTACACAGTGGACCAAGTAAGAAGACTTGAACCTAAATTATATGTGTTGTTTATTTTAGGAATTATATCGCTGTTGATTTCTGCTGAAAAACTAACAGTGTCTTGTGTTAAGTTATCACCCAGTGTGATATTACCATCTGCTGTGATATTGCCAGTGGCATGTAAATTTCCAGTAACTGTGACCAACACACTGCCGCTGCTGTTGCCTAAATTAATTTCACCTGTACCGTTTGCGGTAATATTAATAGCACCGTTGCTGTTGGTTGTGCTGATAGTGTTGCCGGTTAATTGCAAGTTTCCAATCAACGCTCTTGCATTGTAAATTGTGTTGCCTGCGCCACTGGGCAAGAAATTAATTGTGTTACTGGAGCTGGCAATATTATTGCCGCTGATAGTAAAGGTAGCTAAATTGGCTTGGGTAGTTGCTGTTAAATTGGTAGTACGGGTTGTGCCATTGACATCTAGATCGTAAGCTGGTGATGATGTTTTAATACCAATGCGGCTATTATTAACATCTAGATAAAGTAAGTTCGTCTCAAAAGCTAAATTTACCCCGTTACGAAGCAAATTGTCTTTTAAGAGCGGACCCGAAATTCGACCAACAGCCATTTACGCTCCCGTATACCCCGTGTTTCACGGTTAACCACCTTGCATTGCGGGTTTACCACAGTTGAATATCGTAAAAACTTGGTCAGTTTTTACAGTAAAAGTATTTATCGGTTTTTTGGTTTTACCCAAGTATAAGGGTATATAGAAACGTGAGGTCGTTCATGTCTGATTCAGAAACTGTGGCATTGCCAGTACCTACCCAAGATGTCCACACAGAGCCAGTGTATACTTCAGCAAAACCAGATACAGTGTTGTATCTAATTGCACCTTGCAATGCAGTAATTGGATAATCAGAGTTAGTGCCTAACGGGATTACAACACCGCTTTTGCCGCCAAATTTCCAGTGGCCTTGGTTGGTAGAATCAAAAGAAATGTTGGTGCTGGTGGCGTTGGTCACAGTGTTGTCTTTGACATTAACAAAACTTTTTAAATTTATTTTGCCAGTGCCGTTGGGTACAAACGCCACATCTGTGTTGGTTTGTGTGTTTTGAACAGTGCTGACTGATACACCAACATTACCTGATACCAGATTCACAGTGGTCAGTGTGCTGGAACTTATTGTGGTAGTGACCACATTACCGATAGCAAATCTCAATGTGCTGTCTGCGGCATTTGGCGTCAATTCAGCAGTGGCATAAGTTTGCTGATCCTGGCTATACAAGTTAAAGAAATTAACATATCCAGTATTACTATAACCTTCAATATTATTATACAAGCTGTTATAACGTGTTTCACCGTTGGATGCTAGTACTCTTGTGCTGTTATTGCCTATTGGCAATATTAAACTTTTTGTGGAATTTATCTCCACATTCCCCGTGCCGTTAGGAGTAAACAAAATACTTTTTTGTGTGTCCGTGGTTGCACTGGGCCAGATGTTAGTAATATTGTTGTTGTTAAATTTCAAATATTCAACATTTACAGATCCAGCACCATTGGCTGTATACTGCACAGTTTGGTTACCGACTGTTCCAGCCACTGTGTTGCCATATATGGTAAAATTACTTAACATCAACTGTGAAGAAAGTCCAGTGATGGCAATATTATTTGTTCCAACAGCGCCTGTTATCAACGCACCGCTGGCGCCAGATTGTGTCCAATTACCCAACTGAGTGATTGCACCAGTTGCAACATTGTTGTTTAGAGAGGTGGTTCCAGTTACTGCCAGTGTTCCACTAATCAAAACATTATTATTAAATTTTGTTGCACTGGTTATTTCAACAGTCTGTCCGGTGTTGGCTGTTAATTTCAAATTGCTACCACTGGCTGTTCCTGTAATTACACTTCCGTTAATTGTTATAGTTGGCAATGTTAATGGATTTTCTGCTGTGATATTTCCAGAACTCACTGTTCCCAGTGCTGCATTACCAGTAACATTATAACTGCCTGTCTGCGTAATTGCACCAGTTGCAACATTGTTGTTTAGGGCAGTGGTTCCAGTTACTGCCAGTGTTCCGCCAATATTAATATTGTTAGAATTTGGTAAATTTAATTTAGAAAATACCACTGATCCAGAACCATTTGCAACCAATCGTAAATCACTATTGGTGGTGTTTGTTTGAATTGTGTTAGTGGTTAATGTTATGTTGCCATTATTAAATGTAACACCATACACATTATTCCAATACAATGCTGGTTTTTCAGCAACAGGTGCAAGTGGGGTAGATGTACTGTAGGTAACTCCGCTTATATTGGATAAGATTTGTGTTCCGCTGGCGTCTGTGAGGTATGCACCACTGTTGGCCACAATTAACAATAACTTTGTATTTGCACTGGTTGTTAACGGTGCGGTGGGAACTGAAATACTAGACACAGTTGGATCGTAGTAGTTTGACCCTATAGTTAATTTTATCTGTGTTAGGTATCCTGTAAAAAAATAAGAAGATCCTGCCACAGCTCCGATGAGTCCGCTAGGCCCGGTATAGTTTGTGGTATTTGATGCGGATCCTGTGGCTTTGACTCCGTCTAAAAATACTGATGTGTTGTTCGCGCTGTTTCTTGTTACCGCAATGTGATGCCATGTGTTTATGGTTATTGGGCTGACTGTGTACTGCGCAGCATCCACATAGGATCTATCAATCTGTATAATAGTTACTGGATTGATGCCATTGCCAAACAACCAGATTGACATTCCTCCTGGATTGGCAGCGCCTAGCAGTGTCTGTAGTCCATTACTGGCTGTGTAAAAAAAACATTCAAAGGTATACGATTGTGTGCCTATTGTTTGAGGATCATTTAAAGCAAGATAATTACCACTAGAAAAAGTCAAACTACCACCGCTTGGTACACTGGCTTCGTAGTTTTGACCTAAATTGCCTGCATTGGTTGTACTTGGAATTAAATCACTATTAATTTTTGCTGTTACAGTTAATGTGTTACTATCAGTTGCACCAATGGTCACATTGCCGTTTAATGCATTTGTTCCAGATCCTGTAAAGTTGGTTGCAGTTAAATTTACTGTGGTAATACTGTTTGAATTGGCAGTGTTGGCATACATTGTGGACCATCTTAATGCTGACTGGCCTAAATTCCAAACGTTATTGGTATTTGGAATAATGTTACTGGCTATCTCTGCGCCAAAGGTCACTGTGTCTTGTGATAAATTATCACCAAATTGTAAATTGCCGTCCCAGGTAATATTACCAGTAGCATGTAAATCACCGGTTACTGTTGTATTACCAGTTAAATTGATATCACCGGTGGCCTGGGCAGTAAAATTAATATTGCTGGCGCCAACAACAAGTTCTGGAACATTGGTATATAGAACGCTGGTGCCGTCATTGGCTACAAAAATATGCCCATCCTGTGTGATCAGTGCAGTACTTACATTTGTAGAAATATACAGACTACTAATAGTGTTGCCGTACAGATATAAATTTGCTGTGCTTAATCCCGGAGTAGTAACTGTGGGATTGCTACTTTGATTTGGCTGGATTGTTATGGATCCAGTGGAGTGTTGAATTTGATTTGTACTGATAACAAAATCACCGATTGCACTGACATATGGTACAATTAAATTAGTGGTGTTGGTTGTGTTGTTGATGAATAGCTCAACAGTTGGGCTTCCGTACTTGACACCAATACGTTTGTTTTTTACATCAATGTAAAGTAATTGTGTTTCAAAGGCAAGATCAACGCCGTTGCGCAGCAAGTTGTCTGCTAGCAATGGGCCACTTATTCTACCTAGTTCTCGCCCCATGCGTTGCTCCTAGTTAATTATTGGTCAAAACCAAGCAATGCAATGACAGTTTTTCCGTAAGGTACTGGAGTACTGAAATTTAAAAAGTATCCAGAACCAACACCGCTGGTTTTAATAATAGTATAGGCAGTGTTAACAGCCACAGTGCCGGTTGTGATTACAGCAGGACCAAATGTAACACTTATTAATGCACCTGTATTGAGATCCGATACATAGCTAGAAATTGTAGAAGTAGCAAGATTGGTTCCTGAAATTGTGCCGCCCACTAGATTCACACTGGGATACACAGTGGTTGATGCTGCAACTTCGCCGCTGGTTTGGTAAGTTGCAGTGGTTGCACTTGCAAAACTCACGCTGCCAGTGGTGCTGGCAGTGACAGTGAATACTCCATTATAGTTACCAACGCCGCCTGTTGAAAGTATTCCAGTAACTGTGATACTGGCACCAATGGCAAATGGTGTTTGAACTGCAGTGCCAAATGTGAGAACTGCTGTGCTGCCATTTCCGGTAGCACCAGTAACTGTTAAACTTGTGTTAAAATACAAAGTTGATGCGCTCACAACAGCATTGTAACTCAGAGTGGGTGTGTATGTTTCAGATGGTATGGTTGGATTGTTGGCAATTGTGTAGTTGATGCCGCTGACCTGAATAACGTTTTCAACAACAACTATGATATTTTGACCGCCCACTGTGGTGTTGTTGGCTTGGTTACTGGGATTATAATAAGTTGCGTTTAATGGTCCAAAGTATGTGTTGTTACTGTCGCCGGCACCTAAATTTTGTTGAGTGATCAGTTGTTGTTCGGTAAAACGCAATGCTCTCCAACGTCCAGCAGAGTACACTTCTACTTGCCCGCCTGTGACAGCATCTGAATTGTAACGAATCATGCCGTTTGATTGAGTACTGGTGGGTCGTTGAGCATTGGTGCCCACTGGCAACTGTAAACTGCCTTTGTTAACAGGGTTCAACACAACATGCGTGTCTGTATGATCCACAAATACAGATGTGTGATTTGCCACTCGACGATTGATGTTTTGTTGTTTTAAGTATCTCATTATACTGGCAGTGTGCTGATTAAAAATGACACAACGTTTGCTTGGCCAGCGGCCACCATGGCAACTATTGTGTCGTTGTTGGTTAACACCAACTTTTCTTGATCCAGGCTCACAGTCTCACTTGCTGGAATGTTCAATGCATTGATAATCATATTGGCTGCACTGGCTGCACCAATTGTGGTGCCGCTGTTGGTTGAAGGCACAGCATAAAGTGTCAATGTTGCTGATGTGCTGACACTGGTGTTGCATATCATGATGCAAGTTATAGCATTGCCAGTTTGTGGACTTGTGACCAAACTGGTGTAAACTATTTTTGTAGTTGGGCTTGCCACATCGATTAGTGTTGCTGCGATTGCCATGGTTGTTCCTTATAATAAAATACTTAGTAATACAGCTCTGTTGCGGCTAACTAATTCATCAGGCGTTTGTGATGCATTTTGATTGGTGAAGTATATACCTGTTTTTCCAGGACCAATTGTGGATCTAGAATAAATTTGAGTGCCTGCGCTGTTGTAAGTGGGTGCGCTGGCTTGATTATCCAGTTGCATAACACCGCTGACTTCAATGGTGTTTGTTGCAGTTGCTGATAAAATTAAATTATTTGTGTTGTTGTTAACAGTGTCGGTGTAGAGGTTCACATTGTTGACTGTCAAGCCAGACGCACTGATAGTGGCTTTGGTAACTGTGCTGATTTGAAATAGTATGCTGCTGGCATACACTCGAATACTGGCAGTGGCAGAAGCAAACGGCCCGTCAATTGGAAAATATAACCTGTCCACTGAGGCAACACCTTCTGAGGCAGCTACGTATTTTGTGATAAATCTTCTGTTGGGTATAAAGTTGTTTTCAGTTGTTCTGGTTGAACCCAACAATGGATACATCAAATTTGCATAAGCTTCTCCCAACTGTCCAGCACCATCGCTGCCAGTATTGGCCACAGCAAGTGCATATGGTTGATTCTGCATGTCAAACACAAAATTGGTGCTGCCTGAATTGGAAATAGATGCAAGTTGCAGGCCTTTGAGTGTGCCGTCTGCTGTTTTCAACACAAAGGTGCCCAACACTGTGCTGGATGTTACTGGGTCATAATGTGATTGATTTTCTTTAAAAACAAACAGTGCATCAGAATAGTTGCCTCGCTTGATTCTAATACCAGATTGTCTGGCAAGATCAAATACTCCAGCTGGGTCAACACCGTTGCCAGTTTGCCCGTAATTCAAATCTAGTATGTTGTCTGTGATCCGTGTGTTGGTACTTTCAACGTAGGTGATAGCACCTTGAACGTCAAGATTACCCAGTATTGTGACATAGCCGTAGCTGCCTGGGATACTGTTAACTGTATCCAGAATAATATTGCCGCCTGGCTTTACTCGTATTCTGTAATCACCGTTATCAACATTCAATACTCTTGACATTCTATATCCTTATAGTTGGGGGACCCAAGTCCCCCGGCCTAATTAAGCGTTTTCTACTAGTAATGAATCACCTGCCACCGCTGCAGACATGTTCCATTTGACTGCTGCGCCGGTAGCAAATGCTGTACCAGTACCACGAGTTACAGTGGCTTTACGTGCTGTGATTTTAGTAGCAAAATAAGTTCCGGCAGCATAGTCAGTAAACTTAACACTGCCTTCTCCAGCAGCGGTTGCCACCGACGATTTTAGTTTAACAATACCAGTACGTGTACCGTCTGTTACTTTGAAACGGTTTGTTGATACTTGTTTGATAATGTCAACTACAACTGCTGCACCGCCTGTTAAACGTGCTGTCATCAAAATTGTATTTTCTTGATTTGTTGCTGAACCAACAGCACCTGTATCAACAGACAAGTTTGAAGTGATACGAGTAGCAGTACCAGTGCCTGTTGTGTATGTAAATGTAGGCGCACTTGTGTAACCAGAACCTGTCTCAGTAACAGTGAAACCAGTAATGCGGCCAGCGATTGCTGTGGCGCCAACTACTGTCAATGTAATATCGTTAGTTACAGTAACACCGCCAATTAATGCGCCGTCAATTTTAATTGTGTCGGCAGCGGCATATCCTGCGCCAGCAGTAGTTACTGTAACAACTGTGTTTGCGTTATAGTTTGTGCCACCTGTGCGTACGATAGTAAACACAGCTCCAGTACCTGTGGTAGTGCCGCCGGCCTTTTGTGCCAAGCCAGTGTATGTTGCTGTAGTTGCAACTGCTGTGCCGGTGGCTGTGAATGTGTTTGTGTCAGCTGCGCTGGTGTTGGCGGCAACAGTTAAAAATGCTCCAACTACACTTCTAATAGTGACAGCAGCTCTAACACCATTTGGTAACTGTGGAGTGGATAATGTTACTTGTGTTGTTGAATTGTGTGTGAACCCTGCTGTATCGTTGGCTCCAGTCCAAGTAATTGTGCTTGTGATGCCTTGGCCACCAATACGATTATCAGATGCGGTGCTGGTGGAACCGATGTTACGGTTACCAAAAAATTTCTTATTTAAAGGACGTCCCATTTTGTTTTCTCCTTAGTGAAAAACGGCGTTCTAGGCCGTACGCGGTTGGATTTCCGCATAAAATCCACCCTGTGTGGATTGTACCATGTATTTATGCGTAGGTGATTCTTATGTTGGCTTGCGACAAATATGCAATATCCCTGTGCGGGTATATGACATTACTTTTGAAACTGATCACAATGCCAAAAGTGGGATTTGCCACATCAGTGGGTGCAAGAGTAGTTCCCCACAAGTTGTCAACACCTCCATATATGTTTAAATCTCCAACAGGATCCAACGGCGTTGTAAAATCTCCAGTGTACATATCGCTTTGTACAGGATTCACATTGCTGGCCAAATTATCGCCAATCACAGCACCGTTGAGTGTTAGTTGAATGATTAAATCTTCAATTCTTGCAGCACGTTGTACATTGATCTGACATTCTATTCCCACAACAGGTCTAACACTGCTGGGTATATTGTATCCAGTACACCACAGTTGACTTGTGTTGCTTAAAAACTTTTCCATCCAAAATCCACTAATAGTGTACAGTGATTTTTTACTGGTGGCAATTGCATTGTCAGATAGCACAGAAGCATTAAAGTCCCAATCTATTGAGTTGTAACCAGTCACTTGGTTAGCGATATTGACATTAGATAAAGTGTGCGGACTGTAAAAAGTTGTAGTGGTCATCTTATATTTACCCAAACAAAAAGGCATCCGAAGATGCCTTTTCTATTTTACAAACTTTGGGTTTGAATTAGCTGAACTTAACGTTACCGTTAGTAATAGCAACTAGACCCAAGTAGTCAGCAGCATTGCCCAAGCTAGATGCTGTGTTTGACAACTCAACATAACCATAACGTGTCATGAATGACACGACTGGCTCAAATGTTGATGGATCTAAAACAACACCACTGCTCATCAATGGAATGTATGGGCAATAGAATGCAGGTGCATCGCTCTCGCTTGATCCTTTGTAACCGATTAGGATACTTGCAGAATCTTGAGCGTAGCTGTTTACATAAATCTTCATAGCGCCATTCAATGTACCAACAAACTTGGTGTTTGTAGGAGCTTCGAAAGTGCCTTCTGTTGTACGAGCAAATGCGCTAGTAGTAGCAGACTGAAGAATTGTCAATGCAAATGGGCTAACAACGGCGTAGTTACCAGCACCACGACGTGTACGTTGAGCGATCAAGTTGCTTACGCGATTGATCTGAACAGCCAATGCAGCATGCTCGTCACCAACGAATGTAGCTGTACCAGATACAGCAGCTTGGTCATAAGTCTGAGTAGCTGTGCCAGCCAAACTTGTCAACGAAGCAATGATTTCCTGGTCAATTTCAGCTGTGATTTCTTGTGCCAACGCAGCCATAACTTCTGCTTCAACGTCAATACCTTGTTGGGCTTGTGCGTCTTGAGCAGCTTCAAACGTCCAGCGAGCTGACAATTTACGTGTCTTGGCTTCAACTGTTTGTTTCAAGATTTGGATGCTCATTCTGTTACCAGCACGACCTTCTAAAGTAGCTGTTGAAGCTGCCTTAGCGGTAGAACTTTCGTTTCCTGAATAAGCTTCAGCAATCTTGAATGGGCTCAATGCCTCTTCACCAGCTAATACTCCAGCACCTGATGAGCTATCTGCATAGCGAACACGCAATGTGTGGATTTGACCGACTGGACCAGTCATTGGTTGTACGCCAACTAACTCGTTAGCAATAACGGTTGGCATAACGCGGCGGATCACTGGAAGGATCACGCGATTTAGTGTTGCGACGTTACCGGCAGAAGTGGCACCAGTTGTTGGACTTTCCATCAAATACTTGCGAGTATTCTCAAGGGTTACACCCATTACTGATTTTTTTGTGCCTTGTAAGCCTTCTAATAGGGCTTCTTTAGTTTCTGCCCAACGTCCATTAAGTAGTTCTGACATTTAAATTTCTCCTTAAAATTTTAGTCCAGCAAGACGACGGATATCAACGATATTGTTGTCTGCCTCGCTGCTACGGTTGGTGTTGGAAATTACTTTATTTCCGGTTATTTCTTTAGCCTCTACTAGTGCCTGTTTCTTCTGCGGAGCCTTACCATTGATTACCGATGGTAAGTATTTTTCAAAACTTTCGTTTAGACGTTCTGTTTTCACAGTCTCCATCAACTCACCCATGATTGATTTTTGCTCTGTGTTTAGCGGAGCAAGTAATTCTGTCATGATTGCTTTTCTTGTTTGACTCTCTTTAAGAGTACGGATTTCAGCTTGTTTACTTTCTAAAATTTGTTCAGCTTGAACAACAGCCTGCGCTGCTTCTTTCATTGCCAAATCTTTCAAGTCTATGACTTTGAGTAATTTTGCTGTTTCCGATTTTTCATTTAGGTAGCTGGTTTGATACTCGGCGCTAAATGCTTCGAATAACTTGCGGCCAAAATCTGCACGGCGAGCTGCTTCGATGTCTTCCTTCAATGCGTGTATCTCTGAATGTAAATTCTGAGTCACAATTGATTCCACCATCGTTGCTGCACGTTGTACAAATTGTTGTTTTACCTTCTTGATTTCTTGACGACCTTCACGAACTAGACGAACTTTCGTTTCAGCTAGATCCTGCTTGTCTTTGTAAAACTCTGTAATTTCTTGAGCTAGAGCCTCAACTACGAATTTTTCCAGTGTACCAAATTTACTTGCCATTTGAACTTGATCTTCATGCAATTCTTTAACTTCTGAAGCCAACTGACGTGTAACAAATTTCTCCATTACAAATGCATTTTGCTTCATAGCTGTGGCATATTTGACTTTCATTTCTGCCAATTGCTTGCGATCGTCGGCAAACTCAACAATCTCAGCAGCTAGTTGTTCAGAGATCATGCGATCTACAGCTTCAACCATTGTGTTCTTGTCATGTTCGTATTTTTGTGCAAACTCTTCACGTAATTGTTGAGCGGCTTGTTCACGAGCTTCGTTCACACGACTCTCAAAAGCCATCTCGATTGACTCTTTGATCTCCTCAGAAATCACATTATTTTCAAATAAACTTTTTAGTGCATCCAACATGTGATTCTCCTTATTATTGGAGTCGGCTTATTATTGATAATAAGCTCTCTTTGAGATATTTCTGTGCTTTAGGATCGCCCTTAACCTCTTGCGCTATGCGTAAGGCACTTAATCCGCCTCGATTATTCATCAAGTGTTCATAAATTGGTGTAGGGTATGCTCCAGGAGCACTAGGTTGAGCTACCATATCTACTGTGATAATCTCAAAATCTGATACTTCACCGGAACCGTCATCTTTGACGTTCCCGGATCCGCGACTTGAAACACCTAGCTTGACTCCGCTTTCCAGCATAGTCTTGATAAGTTGTCCCATAGGGGTTGGCAAAACTTTCAGTTTGCCGTAACCATTAGGACCATCCATCCACATATTGACCATCATGTGACTGACTCTGTCCAGGTTAATTTTTAGATCATCTGGATGATCCACTTCTCCGAGAACTGAATAACCGTTTTGAATCTGATCGTTTAGGGTTTTGACAGCCTTGCCAATCTCATTCACAGGGTAAACACGCTGGTTAGCGTTGCGTATACCGCCCTGGATGCAAATCCCGGACATGTATAAACTTTTCCCGTCTTTGTCATCAGACTCAACGATCATTTTTGCTTCGTTGAAACTGAGATTCTCTCGGAGGTATAAAGACTTCATTTAATGTAGTCTCTGTATTATCTTACTTTAGTGCTGATTAAACTTTTCTTGTTATCAGCTGTTTCGCCTTTGCCTTTGCTTTCAGGTCCGTGTCCAGGTTCTTTCTTCTTGAACGCTGACTTGCCTGCAGAGGCTCCTGGTTTGTTGATGTTGCCGCCGTCTTGCATTGCAGTAGTGGGCTTCAACAATCCACCCTGTGTGCCGCCTTTCTCTGTGGAGAATGACTTGGCAATGTTGGCGCTTGATCCGCCCATGTTGTTCTTACCAGCCACAGCTGAACGTGTGTTAACACCGTTGTCACCGTGCTTTGGCAAAGAAACTTTGTTTACATATTCATTTACATGGTGGTGAACGTGATGCATTTCTTGCACTTCTGGTTCTGGATGCGGATCAGGCTCGCCTGTTGGCTCAACCACTAGATTTTCCATTTCAGATTCTAGGTCGTCCTCACCGCCCATGTCATCACCGCCCATGTCGTCGTCACCTTCTTGTGACAACAGTTGTTCAAATTCTGCTTTTAGGTCTTCTAGTGCATCTTCTAGATCCATAACGCGATCTTCGATGTCACCTTCTGGTTCTTCTTCACTGTCCATGTCATCTTCTTCGCTGTCCATGTCATCTTCTTCGCTGTCCATGTCATCTTCTTCGCTGTCCATGTCATCTTCTTCGTCGCCCATGGATTCATCTTCCGAATCATCCTCGTCATCTTTGTCATCTTTCTTACCGTAAGGGTTGCCTTGGTCACTGCCAAAGTCAGACTCTAATAATTCTTCGTAGATTTCACGTGATTTTCCTACTACGATGTTGTGGAAAATTTCTTTAGCTGCTTGTTGATCATCATTGATCAAAGCTTCAAGCATTGCTTCAAATTGAGCGCGGTCAGTCATGTTGGTTCTCCTGTGGTTTTTTAATACAAGGCTGTAAGATATTTACACCTTTGCGTAAAAAGTGGGTAGATATAGGCCAAAAACAGTCAGTTTTTGCAATTAATTAAGCGGCAGGCGCTGCAGGTGGTGCAGCATACATTGCATTTATAAATTCTAGTTCGCTTTCCTGTTCTAAAATATGTGCTTCAGTACTTTTGCGCAATTCATTTATTTGTCTAAGTGTTAATCTTGTTTTGCGTGTGTCGCTCCGGTGTAACACATCGCTGTCACGTTTTGGCTCATAACGCAAGTCATTGGCCACGTGACGAGTATCTGGATCAATATAAAATAGCTCTCTTAAAATCATAACGTATTTATACAACTGGTGCAGCTGCGGGCGCTGCTGGTGCGCCGCCTGGTGGTGCAGCTTGACCAGGTTCTCCTGGAGCACTGATATCCATGTCATCTGGTGCGCTTAGGTCGCCGGCGGCATCTGCATCTCCTGCAATACCACTTGCACTCAGTCCAGCACTACGCAATTCGCCAGCTGCATCTGTGGTGGTTGGATGACCTTTGCCGTTCTCTTCGCCCCACATGCGTTCGTTTTCTGCAACTTCTTCGTCTGTTAAACTCAGGAAGCGTTTTAATGCAAATCGCTTGGATACAAACGGCACAGCTTGAATAGTGTTAAATGTGTTGATACGCTCTGCATCAATGCTGGCCTGTTTGCTACTGGCAAAGTTAAGCGGTGGATTGAACTGTAATTCAAACAAACTTGCGTCAATGTTCATGCCCTTGCTGTGCATGTACATCTTGAATTCTTCGTCAAAAACCGCGGTAATCAGTGCTTGCAAACGTTCACAATACTTGTTAAAACGCAGTTCTTGAATGTATGCAGTGCCCACACGTCCGTCATTGAAATTGCTTTGACTGTCATCTTGACCGGTGGGCAAGTAGCTGCTGGGTATGCGCAACCCACGGAATAATTTGTTGGTAAAGTACTTTAAATCGTCAATTTCACCAATGTTCTTGCCACCTTCAAGCATGGTAACATCTGAACCTTTACCGTCTGCTGTCTTGGGGAAGAAATAATCTTCATTGATTGAAAGTGGGTTGTATGCTGAATCAATAACGTTCTGTCCACCGCCTGTTTGACTTGGAATTCTGCGTTGATGTATCTCATTTTTAACACGTTCCACAAATGCCATGGCCAAGTGACTGGGCATGTTGCCCACGTCAATGTGAAACACACGTCGCTCAGGAGCACGTTGTATTCGATAAATCAAAATTGCATCTTCTAATAATTCTTTTTGTTTGTAAACTTTGTAAATGTTTTCCAGCAAACTGTTGCCAAACGGATAGTTGTTGTCCAAGCCTTCGCTTAGACTCAAGTGTATGATGTGTTCAGCGTTGATGGCCTGTTCAGTTTGCTGTAATCCAAAACGATTACTGCCACTGCCACCGTTGCTGCTGGTTGACCCTGCATATTGTTGCGGGCCGCTGGCGCCGCCTGGACCTGAATGACTGCGGGGATTCACACTGGGTGTGATCTGTGTTGCCACTAGATTAACAAAGTTAGGAGCCAAATCTTTGATCACAAACTGTTCAGGTTTCTTGCCTTCACTTTCATTCACAATCACCTTGACCACTTTGCTGGCGTCAATGTAACTCCATTTTTGATTTTCTGGGTCACGAATAAAAAATGCATCACCATACTTGAATGTGTTGCGCACAATGCGGAAAATACGTGTGTCAAACTTTTGCAGTGTGTTCCATTGTTGCAAGTATTCACTTAGAATTTTAATTTCACTGTTGGTGGCTTTTTGACGCCATTTGATTGCAAATGGACTCTTGCCATCTTTCAATTTCTGTGTGCAAAACTCCGCTAAAATATCCAAAGCTGCATTGACTTCTGGATCACTGTCCATAACTTCATACTGTTGATAACGTTCAATACGATTTGGACTGCCGGAATAAACATCTGGCAAATAGCTGGAATAGTTAGTTCTAGCAGGGCCTGGTCGATTGCCGCTGTTAAGGCCGCTGATAGCGCTTGATTGCCCGTTTACTTCAACGGGCGAGAAATACTTTTTCCAACTCATTCACATGTCCTTGTTAAGAAAACTTGTTTCCTGATAAATTTTTTGTAGCTTTTACTTGTTGCTGCGAAGCTGTAGCTGTTTGCTGAGTATAAGTTAACATTTGTGCCATACTCTTATTTAAGTGTTCCAAGCTGGCATGCACTTCTTTTAGAGTAACTTCACCTGTGGCTTTTGGTGCTTCAGCTGGTTTTTTGACTTCTGCAGCTTTGGCTTCGGCAGCTTTGGCTTTTTTATCTTCTTCTGTTTTCTTAGCCACATCTTCCGGAGGGTTGATTCTAGTTGCGGTGCTGGTTATTTTTTGAACATCAGGCAACTTGATTTCAGCAAACATGTCACCAAACATGTCTGCAATACCTTTTTTAGGTTTTGATTGTTCTTTTTCTTTAGCTTCTGAAGAATCAATTTTTCCTTTTAGTTCTTGTAACTTTTTAGGATCGGCTTCAATGTCTTTGGACATTTTAGCATACTCAGCTTTTAGCTTTTCAGTTTCAGATTGTTCTTTAGGTTTGGCGGCAGCTTGCGCCTGTGATGACTCTCCGGGCTTGCCTGATGATTTGTTTTCAGACTTGTACTGTTCTGATGCGTTGGCCATAGAGTCTTTCATAGACTTGCCAGCTGTCGTGCTGCTAGCATAAGCTGCAAGATTCAGTTTAACTGAATCTTCTCTGGCCGTTGCTTCTGCTTCTGCACCTTGAGTTACGCCAATCAATCTAAATTCAGCTTCTTTTTGTAAACTTTCTTGCGATGCTAGTCCGTTGTTTTTGGTAATTTCTGCCAGTCTATTTGAAACTTCAGTTTGCATTTCTGCTTGAGTTGCTTGAACTTTTGCTTGAAATACTCGTTGTTCGTCAGCACGACTCAGCACTTTTTGTTCTTCTTGTGCGGCAGTTATTTTGTCTGAGGACGAATTTTGTATTATTCCAAGAGCTTTGCGTTCAGCTTCTTCAGCTTCGGTCATCTTACGACCTTCCAATTCAGCTTTTTCTTCTATTGCATCTCGTGCTTTTGATGCTGCTGTGTTGGCCGCACGGGCAGATGCTTCTTCTTCCTTGAGACTTGCTTGTTTTTTTGCACTATCTTCTGCACTGAGATTTGCAAACTCTCCATACATTTTCTTTTGATTATCAGTCAAACCAATAGTGGCCATTGAACTGAATATGGACTGTGCAACTACCGATGCTTTTTTAGTTTCTTCTTGTTTCACAACCTCAGCAACTTCTGCCTTTTTAGAATCAAGAGTTTTGGCTTTGGCATCTTCTACGTGTTTTCCAATCTCAGCAACTTCTGACTTTTTGGCATCAACTGTTTTAGCTAGCCCTTGTTTTTCCAGTTGGTCCAAGGCTAACAAACTGGTTTCATGATCTTTTAGATTGTTTGTGGCTCTTCGTACACCAGATTGTGCTGTTGCAAGATCACTTTTTTCTTTATCAGTTAATTCTCTTTGAGTTGCAGTTTGTTCTAATGCAGCAACTTGCGATTGTCTATCAGCAAGTCGTGCTTTGATTGACTCGGTAGTTTTTACAGCCGCTTCTCTTTCAGCATCTGCTCTAGATTCAACTACATTTGCAGAATCTTTGGTAGTTTTCTCTATTTTTGCAACAGTATCGGCTGAATAATTTTGTAACTTGTCATTCATGTCAATGTAATAATTTTCAATCTTTGAACCCTTTGGTATCATAGATTCAATCATATCATCGCTCATGCCTTTTACTGAAGTACCAATTACACTTTTAGCTAACTCTGCTTCTTTAAATGCATCAGCATTGGTTTTCTTAGCAAGATCTAGTTTAGCTTTACTATCATCTTTGTACATGTTGTCTAAAGATTCAGTGTCTTGTTTAGCAGTAGCTAATTTGTCTTTGCTGCCATCTTTGTACATGTTAGACAGTGTGCCATTGCTAACTTTAATAATTGCCAATTGCTCATTGGCTATCTTGGTAGTTTCTTCAATGGCAGATGCTTTTTTAGTAACTTCGATACTGATTCCAGCGTCAATTTGTTTTTGTAACGGCTCCATCATAGCTTTATACTTGTCAGCTATTGCTTTGCCTTCGTCGCCAGTTCGCATTTCTTTAGCAACTGCATTTCCACCCATTTTGCTTCCATCGCCTATTTGGGTTTTTAATTTTTCTCTAAGAGCATTTCGTTCAGCTTGCATCTGCTCTCGAACAGCCGCCAATTCTTTTTCAGCATCTTTACTACTGTCATTTTGTACTCGTTTGGTTTCAGTAGATCCGCCACCACTAACTGAACTAACAGTGGTGTTGATTGATTTTGAAATGCTAGACAAATCCAGCTTGGGCATTTCCAGTTTGGGCATTTCCAGTTTGGGCAACTTAGGCACTTCCAGCTTGGGCATTTCCAGTTTGGGCATTTCCAGCTTGGGAATCTTGGGCATTTCCAGCTTGGGCATTTCCAGTTTGGGCATTTCCAGTTTGGGCATTTCCAGTTTGGGCATTTCCAGTTTGGGCATTTCCAGTTTGGCACTTCCATTGCCTTTGGCCAATGCTTCAGTTGCTTTGCTTAACCCGTCCAGTTTGACATTCTGCATCAAAGTCTGCAGCTTGCTGTCTGGAATCACATGCTCTTTGCCAGCTTCACCGATTATGGCCAGTTCGGGTTTGGTTACTGTGCCGCCTTCAGCTTTCTTATCAATTTCGTCACCTAGTTTAGAATTAATTATATTAACAACATCTAATACTTTGTTTCCGCCAGCACCGGCAATTTCGCCAGCGCCACGGGCAGTGTCGCCCATAAAATATCCAGTATCGTTTTGTTTTGTTTTAATTGCTTCGTCTTTAGTTTTAGCTGTGTTGGCTTGACCTGATTCAAACCCTATTCTAGTGTCTTTTTTTAGTGCAGCACCTGCACCTACAGTTTCTTTCCCGCCACCTTCTGCAGCTGTTTTGTTTCTTGTTACTTGCGCAGGTATTACTTTTTGTGCAATTGAATTCAGTGCTGGCCCAACTTTTTCATTTATTGGTTGTACCACTTCGTCCATGAAAGCACTTTTAACGTCTCCGGCAGCACGTCCCATTTTCAATAGTGCATCTGTACTTTCACTTCCAGCTTTCTTTGTGCCGTCTGCGTTTTCGTTATTTTGTTCGCGTTTTATCTGTGCCAGTGTTTCTTCGTGAACTTTTGCAGCTTTTTGTTGTTCGGTCATACCAGCCAGTGAGCCGTCTTTTTCCATTTTTGCTCTAACAGCTTGTTCTGCTTTGGCCATACCCAAATTAGCTGTCATGCTGTCTTTCATTGCCTTGCCAGCTTCAGTATTGCTGGAATACACAGCAAGATTTAATTTATTAACATCTTGGCCGTTTTTAATTGCTTCTATCTGGGCTTGTTTACTGTATTCACTTGCAGCTTTGGCATCGCCAGCAGCTGTGGCTTTGGCTTGAGCCATGGTCATCTGTGCTTCACGACCAGATATTGCCACTTGACTTGCAGCTTCTTGACTTTGAATTGTTCCTGTGGCAAAAACTTCTTTGAACATTTGACCCTGGCCGCGAAGTTGTGCTGCATTATATTGTTCTGCGTATATTGCACGAGCTTTTGCTTCAGCTTCAGGGCCTTCTTTTGCGCCAATGATTCGCATTTTAGCTTCAACCTGCATGTCCGCTTGAGCTTTCTTCATGTTTTCTTCTTGCTCTTTGCGGCTAACTCCCGTTAGTTTGGCCATGCTGTCCATTTCAGTTGCTAATTTAACAGCTGACTCTATGGCTTTTTTACGTTGTTGTTCGTTGTCCATATTGATGTTTTGTTGCAAGCCCACTTGCAATGCCAACACTTCATTAATATCTTTACTGGACATACCCAAGCGTCGTAAATCATCATTTACTCCGCTATCGGCCATTTCTTTGCTGAGTCGAGCAAATTGTTCAGCACCCTTGGCTGCATTGCCGCCAAGACCGTTGAAGTTTCCTGAATTCTTTTTCATTACATCTGCAAATTCATCTAGAGTTAATCTAGAGCCAGCAGCTGCGGCTTGCATGCCTATTATGTCATTGCTAAAGCTGGCACCGCTATCACTGAGTTTTCTCCAAGTGCCTAACCCGTCTTGAACTTCTTGCCTCACTGCATTATAGGCCTTGCTCATGCCATCTGCAGCCGCACCACCTAATTTTAAAGCATCTGCTAAAGGATTGAAATCCTTTGAAGCTTTGCCCAGTGCTTCACCAAATCCGCCAAGGCCTGCATCGGGAGTTTTGCCGCCGCCGGTAGAATTTCCGCTCATGCCTTTTAATCGTTGTGCTAATCGGTCTAACGAGTCATCACTGATGTTGATAGTATCGGCCATAAAAAAATCCTAGAAATATAGTATATTTATAGGATTTAAAAAGTAGGTAGTTAATGTTATTTGTATATGGAATTAGCTGCTCTTGGTATGCTGGGTATCTTTTTAACTTCTGGATCATCTGGGTGTAATGAAATATAATTCTGCACACTTAGTTTCATAAACGCATAATCGTTCAATGTTCCATCTGGGCTCACTATGTTAGTTCCGTCAATAACCACCGCATTTTTGCGAGCATTGGTTTTGTTTATTTTACCAAAGTCAGTGACTTTTTCGTCTTCTTCTGCAGCTTTGGGGTTGACTTCTTTCTTCTTGGCGGCCATGGCATCTGCATATCCCATGCCAGGATTACCACCACTGTCTATGTACTTGCCCAGTATAGGAATCTGGCTGAGATATTCTCTTAAAATACTCCATGACTGATAAGGAATTTCACCAGCTAATATTAATGGAGTCAACATATGATTGAACATCCAATTCTCAAATGCTTGGCTACGTAAAAATTGCTGCAATGCTGTAAACACAGCAGTTTCTAATGCAATGCCCATGATAGCAGCTACGCCTCCAGTAAAAAATCCAACGCCTAGCGTAGCAACACCAAACAATATTCTTGCCAAGAACATAACTAGTTTAGTCTTGGCCAGTATGGATACTAGCCACGGTGCAAAGAATTGTACTTCAGCCAATCCCAAAAATGCTTTTTGATAATCAGCAAACTGTTGTTTGTTTAGTTCCCCTTTGAGATATCGCTGTTCCAACACATATAATCTATATTTGGTTTCAGCAAGAATTTCAAAAGCCTGTAGAATTTTTAAGATGCTGGCCCAATTACCTAGATGTTTAACCCATAACTCTTTGCTAGCTTCTCTTGCACCTTTGTCAGCGGCTTTACCAATGCTGTTCCACATCATGGCGGCTGTGCCTACACCTGCCAGTGCGCCTCCTACGGCAACGCCTGTTGCAGCAGAACGGCCAGCGGCCTTAGCAGCTGTGTCAGTTTTTTCGTCGCCTTTGCCCCAGTTGAACGGATTTAGATCTTTTAATGCAAATTCGTTAAGCGGTTGAGGCGTGATAATTTCGTAGACTTTCATAATAGATATTTACCATTTATCAGTGTTCAAATAAAAATACCCCAAAAAGTACGCATATAAATACAATACAAACGGAGTAATAACATGGCCAACAACCCGCTACAGAAATATTTTAGACAACCAAAAGTTTTTATCAAATTGCCATCCGGGGGTGTTTTTAGCAAACCTGGCACAATTCAAGGCGACATAACACACATGCCAGTGTACGGTATGACTGGCATGGATGAAATCATAATCAAAACTCCCGATGCATTGTTATCAGGATCAAGCACAGCCACCATCATTGCCAGCTGTTGTCCCAACGTCAAGGACCCGTGGGAACTGTCCAATATTGATATCACAATGATTCTAGCCGCTATTAGAATTGCCACATACGGTAATGAAATGGCTGTTACACACACTTGCAACAACTGCGCCACTGAAAACGAATATGATTTGGACATGAGCCGAGTGATTGAACACTTTATGAACTGTGTATATGATAACAAAATTGTACTGGATGATCTCACTATTCAGCTGACTCCGTTGACCTACAAACAAAGTACTGAATTTAATCTGATTAATTTTCAATTACAACAAAAGATTGCCAACACTGATGTTATAACCAATGAAGAAGAAAAACAAAAATTAATAACTGAACTGTTTAAAGATCTAGCAAAAATTCAAAATGATATCTACAAGTACACCATTGAAAGTGTCAGCACAGCGGATCAAGTGGTGACTGAACGCACTTGGATCATGGAATGGTTGGACAATGCTGATCGCTCAGTGTTTGAAGCCATCAAGCAACAAAATTACAAGAACAATGATAGATGGGCTATGCCAACGTTTCCTGTGAAGTGCGAAACATGCGCTACTGAAACCAACCTATCTGTGGAACTTGATCAATCAAATTTTTTCGTAAAAGCCTAATTAACCTCTCTCCCCAGGAAATTCAACAGAAATTAATTAGGCTAGACGGTCAGATCAAAGAGTTCAAGCAAGAACTGTTTAGAATCTCGTGGTACATGCGTGGAGGTGTCACAGTGGATGAATTGCTACAGCTCTATAGTTTTGAAGATCGTGATATGATCTATAATGTGATCAACGAAAATATCGAAACCACTAAAGAAACGCGAATGCCTTTACTGTAAAGAAGAACTTGCGTTCTTCTGTTCTTCGCTTTCGCTCGAACTACTTTCATTTCTTAGAACAATCAACTGCGAAGCAGTTTTAATATTATCTAGATTGTGTAGTCACACTTAGCCCTTGCGGGCAAAGTTATTTGAACATTATCTGAGTTGAGCAGTTCACTTAGCGTTTGCACTACAAGTATTTCTACTAGCTTAGGCGGTTATCCGGTACCTAATCATGCTGTCTTATCACAACGGCGGCACACACTCATACGCTAACATGCGTGTGTACGTGGGGAGTATTCCCCTCTTTTAGCCTTTTAAAATCTTTTCAAACAGCAAAATCAGTTGAGTGAAGGCATATCTGATCGTCGTCCTGTAAAGGATAGTTGCTGAGTACTCCTAACGGCTGGAGAATTTCCCTCCCTGCGATCCGAGATCCAGGTATACGGGCACATGAAATTGGCGTGTGCTTGCTTTAACCGTTTAACTTTTTGCCTTTGATGTGGGAGCCATGGACACGAACAGATATCTGACCGTTGTAGTATTTGTCAGATTCCAATACCCTGCGTGTAAATTGTTCTCGTGCCTCTATGTATGACGTTTCTGCCTTGGACGTACAATAAAATAGTATTTCCCTGCGAAAGTTTTCTTGACCTAACTGCACAACATCTTTGCCTAACTCATCGCTGGAACCATAGTAGTCCTGCCAATCGCTGTCAATTTTGCTGCGGATTTTCTTTTTCTTCTTGGTGCCGTTCTTTAACTTGACCACTTTGTAAGAAGTTTTTGCAAATTTGGCTAATTTTTTGCCTATGTACATGCGCCCAGTGACTGTGTTTGTTATGAGATAAACAAACCCAACACACTCCTCGGGCAATTTTTCTATTAATTGATTTTCGTAGTACCAAGACATACACTAGTTAGTGCTATCTTGATCCTCGCCTGTGCCGTTTTGATTTGCCTTGCGTTCACGTTTGGTTGTGTCCAAGTACACACGGTATTGTTGAACATGTTCTCTACGTTGTTTTGCTATGATTCTAATTTGTGCTAACCAGTAGCGCATATTTTCGCCTGCTCTGCGTGTGCCTTTGGCTTGCCAATCTTGATTTGCCTTAAAATATTCTCGAAAAGCCGCCATGAGTTGTTCATGCGACTGTTCATTTTGATACGGACTGGAATCAACGTGCTTGGACATTGATGCTACTCACCTTCATTCTGTGACTTCCAAGTCGTTGGCATAGCTGGTATATCCATTTTCTTTGATAACCTTGAGCACATTGTTGACGCGACCAATCAATTCATCCTTGTGACTGATCAAGAAAATGTTCTTTTTGCGTTCACGACTCATCTTTTTAAGCACAGCAAGGGCACCTTCCACACCAGCTGAGTCTAATCCGTTGTCAATAAGTTCATCAACAAACAACAAATTAATCTGTTGGTACAAACTTTCCCACACATCGCGGAATGCCCATGACAAACTCAGTATCAATCTGTTGCGTTCACCACGACTCAAGTTATCAAAGTCCAAGTCCTGACCCAGTTGTGTGATAATAACAGTGAGGTCGTTCTGGAATACCACAGTGTGAGGCAGTCCCATCTTGTCAAGATAGTGGGTAAGTCTGTTGTTTAGATAGGCCAAATTCTGGTCTATGATCTTTTTACGGATAAAACTGTCTTTGCTGGTTAATAATTTAAGTAAAAACTCTTGGTGATCTTTGAGACTATTGAGATTATTAACCCCATCCCACGAAATTTCTTGCATGGCTGTGTCAGTGAGTTCGTCTATTTGCTCTTGATATGGATCAGTTTCGTCTGCTTTGGTAATGAATTGTGTTTCCAATGTCTTTAAATTGTTCTGATGCTTGAGAGCCTGCTCTAAACTATCGTAATAGGTGTTGGGCCTTCCATTGATATCCCCAATTGTTTCTAATTCTTTAACAATCTTGCTTAGATCTTTTGTAACTTTGTTGAAATATGTGTTGGCTTCTTCCAAATGTTTCACAGCCAGGCCATTCATTTCTTCATGTTTGTGGTCATGCAGCTGTTGTCCGCAAGCATGACATGTTTTATTTGCTAGACTTTCTAATTCTTTTGTATACTTTGTTAGACTTTTTTCTGCTTGGGCCAGCGCACTTTCTAGAGTAGCACGTTCTTTGTTCAAACTTTTTAGTTTGGCAGCACTTTCATCGTAAACTTTTAGTTCTGCATGCTTTGCTACTTCGGAATCAATGTCAACACTTTCAAGTTCCACAATTGCACGACCAATTTTTTCTATTTCGTTAGCATGTTGTGTGCGCCAAGCACTTTGTCTGGTTAACAATGCATCAATACTCTTCTGAATACCTTCATTGGCTTTCTTGGTAGCTTCAATATTGGCAGACTCTTGAGTAATATTTTCTTTAGTTTGTCTAATAAGTTCTTTTAATGCTTCAGCTTTTTCACTCAGCAGAGTAATTCCCAGCAATTGTTCAATGATAACTCGTTGATCATTTGCTCGCATGCTGAGAAACGGCTCTGTGTAAGTGTTGAGAGCAACAATATGCTTGAACATGTCATGGCTCATGCCCAACAATTCATCAAGATCTCGTTGCGTTTCTCGCATGTCTCCTTGTGAGTCGTCTGTTTCTTCAGTTTCCTGTGCTTGATCGTTTACAAAAAACTGTAGAACATTGGGTTTTCGTCCACGTTCAATGCGATAATCCATGCCATCTTTTTCAAATGCCAGAGTAACCAACATGTTTCTATTGTTAATCTTGTTAATAAGATTATCTTTTTTAATATTAGTCAACGCATTGCCAAACAATGCATAGCTTAGTGCATTCACAATGGTGGTTTTGCCCGTGCCGTTACGACTGCCGTTGTCATCTCCACCTTGGTCTAAGTTTTCACCCAACACAAGCGTTAAGTTTTCCTGTGCAAAATTTACAGCTTGGGTTTGATTGCCCACGCTCATAAAGTTTTTAACTGTTAGTTCTTTTAATTTTAAACTCATAGGCTATTATAAATTGATAATAATACGTTTTTGTCAAATTGATCACTGTCGATGTTGATAATTTGACTACTGACAATCTGATCTACACTTTCAAATGCTTGTATATCAATGTTGGTGTTGATTTCTATGTCTTTCTTTTCTGCAATTAACGTTAATTCACGAATATCATAATCCGCAATGAACTTTTCTTTAATAAAACTTGCTTCTTCAAACGTGATATCTATGTCAAGTGTAACACGCAGATGCTGTTTGGGTTTGATAATTGTTTCAGCATCGTCGATCAGTTGACTTAGTTTGACAGTTCTGAATGTGGGTTGGTTGGGCCATGTGTGATATTCTGGAGTACCGTCCCACTCTAAAGTCATCATGCCACGATCATCATCCCATGCATCTGCATAGTTGTGTGGGAACGCATTGCCAATATAGATCATGTTGCGTTGCTGTTGACGCTTGTGAAAGTGTCCACTAAAGCCAAGCTCATAGTTTTTAAAACTATCCAACTGAATCTCACCGTGATCCGGCATCTGAATCATGGCATTCATAAAGAAGCTGGGCAACTCAAAGTGACCAAATATGTATTTGCCGCCTTTCTTGCCCACACTTCGCCATTCGTCTCCCACAAGCCACGGGCAAAGTGTAACATCGCCGATGGTAGTGGGTTCATGAACCACAGTGATGCCTGGTATGTATTTGCCAAACTCTACACTATGAATATCTCGCTTGTCTTTGTAATACAAATCGTGGTTGCCAGGGAAGAAATAAAATTGATCAAACGCTGCACCTAGCTTTTCCAAGGCCCGCAAGCTGTAGTCCATGGTAGTGATGTTGAGACTATTGCGATTGTGATGCCAGTCTCCCATAAAAATTCCAATGTCACAGCCTTCCTCTTTGGCCTTGGCAATGTACCAATCCACAAATTCTTCACAGTCTTGATTATGAGTACTACTGTTGCTCTTGAGACCAAAATGGATATCGGTAAAACAAGCTACTTTTTTAAATAAATTACTCACTGGCAGTGTCCTCGTTGTGTCGTTTCAAAGCAGCTGCATGTTCGCCTGCTCCAGTCCTACTGTAACTGGGATTCATCCCATTCATTTCCAACACATCATCACGAATGTTTTGATTGCGTTTTTCAGTATTAATAACACGTACAAAACTGTTTGTCACAGCTGCGGTGAAATACGCAAACGGATTATCACTTTTTGATTCGTCAAACTGTAGGCCAATTTGTGTCAACTGTAAAATAGCCATGCCCTTCATTTCATCATTGTAAGTGTATCCACGAACATTACCGCGTGTGGCATATCGTTCACACAACTTGATCATCATGCGGGCAAGTGTGTTACTGATTTGTCCAACATCTTTGTTAAAGTGACCTGTTGCCAAGTCACCTTCCCAGTGACTTTTGCCCACACAAACCAGTGTGTCTGGAGATTCCGCATCAAACTTCCAATGCTGAAAAGGTGGAAAGTTTACCTTGTCTCTGTGATCCGCAATACTTTTAGGATTTTTTTTGCGTGTGTCGTTGAGGGGAATATGATCAAAACTCATGATTCTAAAAACCACATCAGTTTTGGCAATTTTTTTGTAATCAACTTCACAGTCTGCTATCTTGATCTTTTCACCACCTGACTTTCTGCGTTCAAACTCTTGCTGACCCATGCGTTTTGCTCTAGCCCGTTTGGCCTCTGCAACGGTGCGTATGTTTATTTTGCTTGTGTCTGAAAGAATAAGATCATATTGATGATACTCGGGTTTGGTAAAGCTGCAATATGATGTTTTACTTCGGTGTATTTCCAACAACATGTCTTTGTTGTTCAAATAATTAACTTTCACTGTCATTTTAAGAGTCCCTTATATAACATTATAAACTACGCACATAACAAAGTCAAATAAATAATATACCAAAAGGATAAAATACCATGGGTTTATTACAAACAGTAGTATCTGCGCAAAACTTAATTGGCGCGGCCAGCAATGCAGTTACTGGAGTTAGCAAATTGGCCAGTGCATTAAGCACTGGATATAACAGTAATCCTGGTGGCGTATTGAGTGCAATTCGATCAGCAAATTTACCAGAAGCCGGCGAAGTCATTGGCGACCTTATCAGTGCGGCTGATGCCGTATTCGGCGGCGATGTTGATGCCAAAGATTGGCGTGTGCGATTGAGTCTTGCTAATTGGACCAGCTTTAAAGGTAGTCCGGTGTTGCAACCTTTGAAAGATGCAGGCGGTCTCATATTTCCTTATACTCCAACTATATCAATGTCCAGCGCCGCAACCTATAACAAAATTGAAACAACACACACCAACTACACCTTTCAAGCATTTAAAAATACTGAGCCCGGCGCCATAACAATTACTGCTCCGATGAATGTGGAAGATGCAAATCAAGGCTTGTACTGGATTGCAGCGGTACACTATTTACGAAGTTTAACTAAAATGTTTGCAGGAACTGATCCTAAGGCTGGTAATCCTCCTCCTATTGTTTTTCTAAACGGCTACGGTAATTATGTTTTTAAAAATGTACCTGTGGTGGTAACAGGATTTTCAACATCGTTGGATGCCAGTTGTGATTACATAGGTGTTAATGTGGTTGGCAGTATGGCTGGCGAAATTGAGGGTATTGCTGAATCAGTTGGTGGTATTGCTGGCGCCATCGGCGCAGTCATTCCCAACGCCAGTTCCATCACTGGTGCGGTAAGTAACATAGCAGGAGCATTTGGCTCTATTGCTGGAATAGCTGGAAGTTTGGGACTAACTGGTAAAACCGGCGGCGACGTAACACATGTGCCAACCAAAAGCTCATTTACTATTAATCTACAACCAATTTACAGTAGAGAAAGTGCCAAGAACTTTAGTCTTGATAGATTTGTGGGTGGCGGCTACTTGAACAAATCATTTGGATACATTTAATTATGGCAACTACCTACACCAACACCAGTCCGTGGCATGCCACCACAGTTAAAAATAACTATCTCGATGTGTTGACTATTAGACCAGTCAGTGCAGCAGTGGATGATTTTTATTACACCATAGAACCACAGTATGCATACCGCCCAGACTTGTTGGCATATGACTTGTATGGTACCGCAGAGTTGTGGTGGGTGTTTATTCAACGCAATCTTGACGTGATACAAGATCCAATTCTTGATTTTGTTCCTGGAACAAAAATTTATATTTGTAAAAACAGCGGCCTCAAAACTGCATTGGGATTATAACATGTCATTTCCCAGCCTTGATAATTTATCAAGAACAATTGATTCAGCAACCACTGGCTTATCAAAAAGTGTGTCGGGTGTCAGCTCAATGGTCACTGGAGCAGCAAGTTCATTATCAGCTGGCATCGGCGGAATCACCGGCATCGGCGGAGCAATATCTGGCATCAATGGTGTGTTATCAGGCATCGGCGGAGCAATAACTGGCATCGGCGGAGCTGTTAACGGATTGCTCAGTGCATTTGGTACTGCATTTACCCCGCTACCAGAACAGGCATTGCCTTTAAAAAATCCATTATTTGAATACGCCAGCTACGATTACGTCTTGGGACTTGCTTGCTTAACTAATGATCAATTAAATTCCCCGGACACTGGCTACATGTCAGGCGCAATACCTTATCAAATTATTGCCAAGGACGCAAATTCAGATCCAAAGAACCGAGTGAAAATAGCATATGGATCTTTTGATTATTTTTTAGACAAATTAGAAATTGACAGCACAATCGGCTTGCAAAAAGGAGCCAACACAAACATGCACAAGCTGACTTTTAATGTGACTGAGCCATACAGCATGGGAACTTTCATGATGAGTTTGCAACAAGCGGCTTGGAATGCTGGCCACGACAATTATTTACAAGCCCCGTACTTACTCACTATAGAGTTTCGAGGCGCAAAAGAAAACGGTGTGATGGCAAATATACCAAACACAGCTAGACGAATACCTTTTAAATTCAAAGACGTGTCCATGACTGTGACAGAAGCTGGCGCTGTTTATCAATGTGAAGGATTCCCGTGGAGCAGTGCAGCTCTCAGCGCACATGTATCGGGCATTAAAAACGATGCCAGTGTAAAAGGCACCACTGTGCAAGAAGTATTACAAACTGGAGAGAAAAGTTTGCAAGTGGTCATGAACAAACGATTGCAACAACTCAAGACCAACGGCGAAGTTAGTACTCCTGATCAAATTGTAATTTTATTTCCCACTGATGTGAGCTCCAAAGGAGCCGGCGGCAAAAGTGGAGATACTGAGGAGAAATCCAGTGCCACAACACAAACTGATGTGACGTCTGTTACTGATGTTGCAAAAAAATTAGGTCTAAGTAAAAGTACTATTCCTGCAAACACCACCTTGGTACAGGATTCTGCCAATGTGAATGCCATAGGCAAAGCCAAGATGGGATTTAGCGAGACCAGAAAAGGTGATGCTCCAGTTGGCAAAGACCAAAAAGTTGTTGTGAAGGGCAATGTGATACGCGGCAACAACACAATTGATCCGCAAACAAGTGATTTGAGATTTGCACAAGATACTGATATCACAGCAGCAATTGATACTGTGTTGTTAAACAGTGATTATGCAACTGCACAGTTGGAAGAACAAAATGTAGATGACAAAGGTCAACGCAAGTGGTGGCGCATTGATACACAGGTGTACAACATAACCGATAATTCAAATCAGAAAAAGAGCGGAGATATACCTCGTGTGATTGTTTACCGTATAGTACCTTACGGAGTGCTAACAGATAAAACTACAGCAGTCAACACTAAGACATCTGGTTTAAAAAATCTTGAAAAAGAAGTCATTAAAGAATACAATTATATCTACACTGGGAAAAATGTAGATGTGATAACGTTTAATATTGAAGTAAAAACTGGTTTTGCTGGCAGGATGGGAGCCACTAGCCTCAAGCAAACCATAGACAGTCAACGTCAAGCAGCAGCCAGCGGGGCAGAAAGCACAGACAAAAACAATGTAGATGTACTGGATGACGGCAAGAACCCAGAGAAAAAATTAGGTGTTCAACCTCAAAAAGTGAATTTCTCAGCCACATCATTTGGTAAAAATCAAGGCGGTGGCGGCATTGGCACAGAATCAACTGTTGCAGCACAACAGTTCCATGATGCAATTACCAGCTCTGCCAGCATGATGGCATTGGATATGAAAATTATTGGCGACCCATATTGGATTGCACAAAGCGGCATGGGAAATTACACAGCAATGCCATCACAATATCAAAATTTAAATACTGATGGCACTGTCAATTATCAAAACGGTCAAGTTCATATCACTGTGAATTTTAGAAGCCCAGTTGATATTAATCAAAGTACTGGATTATATGACTTTGGAAAATACGCTGGAAATTCAGTACCATTGTTACAATGGAGTGGGTTGTATCAAGTTACTAAATGCATCAGTAATTTTGACGGCGGCAACTTTACACAAAAATTAACAGGCCCTCGAGTGGACGGCCAAGAGCAATCTGGAGAAGGCAGTGCTAAGAACGCATCAAACGTGTCCAAAGGTGAAAACACTGTGCCACAAGCCACGCCATCATATAGCCCTACGCAAACATTTGACGATGGCTCGTCAATACAAACAATGGATGACGGATCTACTCTGATAACTGATTCTGATGGTAATGTCACATCCACACCAGCTCCTGAATCTTAAAATAGAAGAGATACACGCAAGTAACATGGGCAATTGCAAAGGATAACAAATGTCAAACACTGATAATGAATTTGAAGAATATAGTACGCAACCCACCGACCCCAAGCCAGGCCCTTTCCTGGCCAGAGTTGTCAGCAACTTTGACCCAACTTACATGGGAATACTAGAAGTTGAAATCTTAAGATCAGTTGGCGGCACCAACAGCGAAACTCAACTTCATCAAGTAAAATACATGACTCCGTTTTACGGTGTTACCAGTGAAAAGTACGCTGGTAAAAATGATGATTATGCAGACACACAAAAATCGTATGGCATGTGGATGGTACCACCTGACCTCGGTGTAACTGTGGTTGTGATTTTTATTGACGGGGATCCAAAGCGAGGTTATTGGATGGGTTGTGTACCAGATGAAAATATGAATTTCATGATACCTGGAAATGCTGCAACTGAAAATGTAGTGGAAGATGTTGAATCAGATAATAATGGTGTGCTTGGCCGAGTTCCCACAGCCGAATACAATAAAAAATTAGAAGGTAATAACGAACCTGGCGATCCGGAAAAGAATTTAAAACCACAACACCCGTTTACAAAAGTTTTAGAACATCAGGGATTGTTGTTTGATGATGTTCGTGGAATCACAACCAGCAGTTCTAGAAGGGAAAGTCCCAGCAATGTGTTTGGTATCAGTACACCTGGTCCTTTGGATAAAAAATCCGGCGCAAAGAAATTTAAAACTGGCAAAGCTGAATGGTTGGCTGACACATATGTTAATAGATTGGGCGGCAGCTCCTTTGTCATGGACGACGGCGATGCCAACTGGCTGCGTAAAAAAACAGCATCAATGGGCCCACCTGATTATGCCAGCATTGACGCTGAAGAAACAGACGGCGATGTTGAACTACCAGCTAATGAATTAATTAGATTGCGCACACGCACAGGCCATCAGATACTGATGCATAACACAGAAGATCTAATTTATATAGGAAATTCTCGTGGCACAACGTGGATTGAACTAACCAGTGATGGTAAGATAGATATTTTTGCACAAGACAGTATCAGTGTTCGTACACAAACTGATTTAAATTTTTATGCTGACCGAGATATCAACATGGAATGTGGCAGAAATTTTAACACAAAAGTCCGCGGTGAAAAACATACTCATGTGATTGAAGATCATATTTTAGTTGTTGACGGCAATCAAAAAATACAGATTAAAAAAGATGTAAACAAAACTTACGAAAAAAATTACAAACATCGTGTAAAACTACAAGTAGATAAATGGTATGACACATCGCATTTACACAAAATAGGCGGCGATTTTGACCTCAATATTGGTGGTCATAATTTTCAAACATCAAGGGGGTCAAACGAAACTAAAGCTGGCGGTAACATAGTAGAAACTGCGCCGGCAATCCATATGAACGGCCCCGAAGCAACCGAAGCATCCCCAGCAAGCAAAGCAGCATTGCCCTCTCGTTTAAAATTACATAAGTTATCAGACGAATCGGGAGAGTTTGTAGAGGATGTTATACCTCCAAGTATCATGCGCCGTGTACCAACTGCTGAGCCTTATCCATATCATGAAAACTTAGACCCGTTAAAAGTGAAGTCAGAAGAAACTGACAGAGACCTAGACAATAGGTATGAAGATGATGACACGGAGGATGCAGGCCCAGGAGGTGATGGAAATGTTGGCTACGAACTTGACCCAGACGATCTTTCAGAAACAATGCTTGACCCTGCAGATGCGTGGAAAGTTTACAGTCTTACACAAGACACCTTCTTAAAAGGAAGCAATTAATCATGGCTAATTTATACACAAAAACAGTTGTTGCACAAAACAACAACATACCAGATTTTAAAGTACAACGCTATCGCGGATTTAGTACAGTTAGTAGAAAAAGTAAGAATTTTGCATTGTATGATTTTGAATTAATCAAACAAGATATATTAAATCATTTTTACACAAGGCAAGGAGAGCGACTGATGCAACCTGCGTTTGGCACCATTATCTGGGATTTAATATTTGAACCGTTAACAGACGAAATACAGAATCTGATATTACAAAATGTCAATCAGATTTTTAATAGCGATCCACGTGTACAAGCTGGCAATATTTTAATAACACCGTATGAAACTGGTTTGGAAATCAAATGCACTTTGCAATATGTGTTGTATAACATACAGGAAAGCATGCAATTAAAATTTGACCAAGCCAACGGCCTAACGACTTAATAAACTACGCACATAATTTTATTCGATAAATACTGATATTAGGACTTACTATGAGCTCAACGGATCGTCAAAATAACTTATTGATTGCTGAAAACTGGCAAAAAATATACCAATCGTTTAAGAACGCCAACTTCCAGAGCTACGATTTTAACAATCTTCGACGCACGATGATTGACTATATTCGCACTAATTTTCCTGAAGATTTTAACGATTACATTGAGTCTAGCGAATACCTTGCCCTTATTGACCTTATTGCGTATGTGGGCCAAAGCATAGCTTTCCGAGTTGACTTGAATGCCCGTGAAAACTTTTTAGAGCTTGCAGAACGCCGAGACAGCGTGTTACGTTTGGCACGTATGATCAACTACAATGCTAGCAGAACAGTTGCTGCTAGAGGGTTGTTAAAATTCAACTCAGTACAAACAACAGAGAATGTGATTGATTCCAATGGTAGAAATTTGTCAGGACAATTTGTCAGCTGGAATGATCCAAGCAACAACAACTGGTATGACCAATTTATTAAAGTAATCAACGCTGCATTACCATCAACCCAGCAGTTTGGAAATCCCATTGACTCGGCCACTATTGGCAATATTCCAACAGCTCAATACAGATTTAATGCAGTCAACCGAGATGTTCCTGCTTACTATTTCAGCAAAACAATTGCCGGCCGCAACATGAATTTTGAAATTACCAGTACAACATTCAAGGGAAAAAGTTACATATACGAAGAGCCTCCAAGAGTTGGAAATAAGCCAGCATGTGTTTACCAGGATGACGGCTTTGGCGCTGGCAGTCCCAGTACTGGATTCTTTTTTAATTTTACACAGGGTACTTTGAACCAAGGATCTTTCACAGTAACACAGCCAACCAGCAATCAAAGTATAGATATCAACTCACAAAACATTAATGATTCTGATGTTTGGTTATACAGTTTAGATCAAAGCACCGGCTTAGAAAAATTGTTATGGACACAGGTACCAGCAACCACTGGCAATAATATAATTTATAACAGTTTAAATTCTAATATTAAAGATATTTACAATGTCATCACCAGAGCAGGCGATGCAATCAGTTTAGCATTCAGCGACGGCACATTTGGTAATTTACCATTGGGTGGATTTAGAGTTTATTACAGAGTAAGCAACGGTTTATCTTATACTATCTCTCCATCTGATGTTGTCAATGTGGTTGTTAATATTCCTTATAGAAGTTCTAATAATCAATTAGAAACATTGAGTATCAGTTTAAATCTTGCCACCAGTGTGGCCAATGCAACCACAGCTGAGACAAATGCCAGTGTTAAGATCAATGCTCCTCAAAATTATTATACACAAAATCGTATGATAACAGGCGAGGATTATAATATCAGTCCACTGTCCACCAACTTGCAAGTTGCAAAAGTAAAATCATTAAATAGAACCAGTAGCGGCATTAGCCGTTATTTTGATTTGCTAGATCCTACTGGAAAATACAGTACCACTAATGTATTTGCAGATGACGGTATACTTTATAAAGACGAATACACTGCTGCTGTAAATTTTTCTTATATAGTTGAGACTGATATCGAAGGAGTGATATACAATACCCTGTATGATATTTTAGATTCTAATAGTTTAAAGAACTTTTATTATGCAAATTTTTTAGATTACTTGAATATTAGTCTTAGTATTTCTTGGTATACTGTAACACTGGATAGTAACTCAGTTAGTGGTTACATTGGTAGTATTTTAGATAGTACTCCTTACAAAGTTGGATCATTTACTGCTACTAATTTAAAGTACTTGACTGCGGGATCTTTGGTAAAATTTGTGGCACCCACAGGCAAATACTTTGACACAAATAATAACAATGCACTTGTGACTGGAACAGCCACATTGCCAGGTTCTGCCAGTTATATTTGGGCGCAAGTTATAAGTGTTGTGGACGACGGCACTGGAAATAACACTGGCAAAGTCACAATAAATAATTCCACGTCTGGTCCCATTGTAATGAACAAAGTAATTCCCACAGATGCATTGGCTGTACAAATTATTCCTAAATTTGCAATAACATTGACACCGTCAATTATTACCACAATGATTGATTTAATTTCTGCCAATGAAAATTTTGGCCTTCGTTACGATGCAACAATTCAAACTTGGCAAATTGTATTTTCTAACAATTTAAATTTAACAAACACATTTAATTTGGCAAATCAAGGAAATCAATCTAATTTACAACTAGATTCCAGCTGGTTAATTTTGTTCACCACAAATACTGAAATTTATACTATCACTTCTAGAAATCTTCGTTACATATTTGAAAGCGATCAACAATCTGCTTTCTATTTTGATACCACAGCAAAAATTTATGATTCAGTCACATCAAAGACCATAACGGACAAAATCAATGTACTCAGTATAAATCCAAAACCCGACGACTCTGTTTCATTCACACAGGACTTGGGTTGGAAAATAGTATCTGAGTACATTGGCCAAGACGGCTACGTGGATTCTAAAAAAGTAGTTGTGGCATTTCTGGATGCGGAGGGAACTGATACACCAAATAATCCTCAGATGTTTTTAGACATTGTAAATCCATCAGTTGAACCTCTTAAAAAGTATATTGTGCAACATCGATATCTGATTTCAGAAGGACAGGAAGATTACAAATATATTAAAAATGATGCAGATAAAGGTCCGGTAAGGATTAAGCCAACACAAAGCAGTATTGGTAACTTGAGAGACTATCCTGATGGCACTTATTTTTATGTTGTGAACACTGACACTGTATTTCAGTTGAATCTTTCAGGCGCCACACAATTGACTCCAACATTGGATTATAAAGTGTATATTGGAAGAACTGATTTGAAATTTCAATATATACACAGTGCAGACTACAACTCAAGGATAGATCCTGGCACAAGTAATATAATTGACATTTACGTGTTAACATCTAACTATGACACTGCATTCAGACAATGGGTATCTGCTGGTGGCACACAACCGTTGCCACCCAGTAGCGATGAATTAAATACATTACTGTCTCCGAATTTAAATCTAATTAAGTCAATTTCTGATGATATCATATATCACCCAGTCAGTTATACCTTGCTTTTTGGCATCCAAGCAACTCCTGCTTTACAAGCAACATTTAATGTCATGATTAATCCCAACTCTGCAGTATCAAACGCAGATGTTCAAGCACGAATTTTAGCTGCAATCAACACTTTCTTTACCTTGGACAACTGGGATTTTGGCGACACATTTTACTTTACTGAGCTGAGTACATATGTGATGAATCAACTAGCCCCGGACATTATAAATTTTGCCATAGTTCCAAAACAGCCAGGGTTGTACTTTGGTAATTTATTTGAAATACAATGCCAAGGCGACAAAATATTTTTAAGTTGTGCCACTACCAACGATATTGTTATTGTCACGAGCTTTACTAGTACCAATTTAAAAACAATAACTTCTTCGTCAAACAGTGTTACCTCTAACCAAGTAGTAACTAGTTCATCATCCGGAGCATCTTACTAATGGCCACTTCCAATGTAAACGGCAACAAAGGACTTAGTGCAAACTTACTACCTAAGTTTTATCAAACTCCGTCAAACAAGAAATTTTTACAAAGCACAATAGATCAGTTGTTTCAACCAGGATCGTTGACAAAAGTCAGTGGTTATGTTGGTAGAGAAAATGCCAAGGCAAGTGTGGGAACAGATTTATATATAGAAGCATCTGACAAATTACGACAAGATTATCAATTAGAGCCTGGTGTAACAATTAGAGACACAGTGGGCAATGTTACTTTTTTTAAAGATTACATTGATTATATAAATCAAATCAATGTGTTTGGCGGCAACACTGATAATCATACTAGACTTAATAAACAAGAATTTTACAGTTGGAACCCGCACATTGACTGGGACAAGTTTGTTAATTTTCAAAATTATTACTGGTTGCCATACGGCCCTGATACCATAACAATTTATGGCAAAGAGCGAGTTATTAACAGCACATACACTGTGGAAGTTCAGCGTCAAGGAACCAACAACCAATTTGTGTTTACTCCCGACGGACTAACACCTAATCCAGTGTTGAGATTGTATAGAGGAAAAACATACACCTTTAATATCAATAGTCCCAACAATCCTTTTAGTTTTAAAACAGCAAGATCTGCAGGCCCAACTGACCGCTATAATTATCAAGGATCGGTTAGTGCCAGTGGTGTCACATCTGGAACAATCACATTTACCGTTACTAAACAAACACCTAGTATTTTGTACTACCAAAGTGAAAATGACATTGATCTTGGTGGCGCAATACAAATTTCTGAACTGCTTGAAAACACAAGCATTGATGTTGAAGCAGAAATTTTAGGAAAAAAAACAGCCACACTGGACAATGGCATCACATTAAGCAATGGTATGAAATTGTCGTTTGGCGGCACAGTGTACCCTGAAAGCTATGCCAACGGACAATTCTATGTGGAAGGTGTTGGCACTGCAATTAAATTAATATCAGCGGATATTTTAGAAATTGTCAGCCCGTACTCTACAAATAATACATTGCCGTTTGATAGCATGCCGTGGGACGTTGAACCGTTTGATGATGCAACTGGATATGCCGGCACAATTGATTATATAACTATTAACAGAAGTAGTCGAGATCACAACCCTTGGAGCAGATACAATCGTTGGTTCCATAAAGATGTAATTTCTGCTTCCGCCATATTTAATAATAATACTATTAGCTTAGATCAAACAACTCGAGCTATTAGACCAATTATTGAATTCTTTCCAGATATCAAATTACACAACTTGGGAATAACAGCAATACCTGATATTGACTTAATAGATACATTTACTCAAGATGCGTTTTCGACCATTGAAGGCACTATTGGTTACAATGTTGACAATTTTGATTTATTGCCGGGCATGCTTGTTATATTCACTGCAGACCCGGACCCGCTAGTACAAAATAAAATTTACAAAGTTGAATATGTAGACGTTAGAAATTTAAGTAGTGGCAGCAATCAAATACATCTAGTGGAAATTGCCACACCCACAGTTGGACAAGTTGTGTTAGTACGACAAGGATCAAAGTATAAAAGCAAAATGTTTTGGTTTAACGGCACCACATGGATAGAAGGACAAACTAAAACAGCCACTAACCAAGCTCCAATGTTTGACATGTTTGACAATGATGGTGTTAGTTTTTCAAATTTGTCCGTGTACACTGGTTCAACTTTTGCGGGAACTAAAATATTTTCTTACAAATTAGGAACTACCGGAACAGTTGATCCAAAATTAGGATTTATCTTATCTTATCAAAATGTTAATAACATAGGCGATATTGTTTTTAATTTTAATCTAGCAACAGACACATTTGAATATAAAAAAACTTCAATTGTTGAAACACAAAATATCAATATTGGATATTTGTCTACACGAGATTACGGCGGCAATTTAACATATTCTAACGGTTGGGAAACTTCTGCTGTAACCAATGTACAAGCTGCTGTGAGAATTTACAAAAATTCAGGTCGCACCAATAATTTTCCAATTGACATATTTGATGACCCTGGAAATCTATCTGATTTAGTTGTGAAAATTTATGTTAACGGTACACGGTTGGATAGTAAACTCTGGTCAATTAATAGCACAGCTGCTTATAAAATAGTTAACCTAATAACACCCATCGGCTTAGACGATGTATTGACCATAAGAGCATTTTCTGCTCAGGTTATTAATCAAAACGGTTATTACGAAGTTCCTTTGAATTTTCAAAATAATCCGTTAAACGATGTAATGACAAATTTCACCTTGGGTGAAGTGACAGATCACGTTAACAGTATAATAGATAATCTCCCTACACCTAATACAGATATTCAAAATTTAGGCAATATTACACCATATGGTACAAAATTTGTACAACATAGCGGCCCATTGAGTCTTGGCGTTTATCATATTTGTTCAGAATCAAACAATGTGATCAAGGCAGTAGAACAAGCAAGAACAGATTACAACAGCTTCAAACAAAATTTTATCAATTCGGCAAGTTCATTAGGAGTTGACGGAGACCCAGTTACATTATTTGAAATGGTGTTGAACAAGTTAAACAACAACAAACCTAGAGTGGCCCCTTATTACTTGAGTGACATGGTACCGTACGGTGCAGCTATTTCAACCAGTATCAAAGTAGTTGACTATAGGATTAAAAATTATCCGTTAACCACTGTGTTTTCTTTAAATAACCTTTCTAACAAGGCCGTGGGAATCTATCTCAACGGAGTACAATTAGTTCACGGCCAAGATTATAACTTCGATGTGTCGGGTTTTGTATCCATTGATCCGTCTGTTAATCTTGCCAACGGCAACACAATCAAAACAGTTGAATACGAAAATACTGACGGCAGTTTTGTCCCAGCAACACCAACTAAACTAGGCATGTGGCCTGCCTTTGCGCCTAAAAAATATCTAGATACAACATTGGTTAACCCTCAACTGGTTATTCAAGGTCACGACGGCAGCATTGTTTTGGCATATAACGATTATAGAGATGATTTAATATTAGAACTTGAAAAACGAATTTTTAACAACATCAAGGTAAAATACAATACTGATATTTTTGATATTTCAAAAATAATCCCCAGCTACAATAGAAAATCAGATTACTCAAGAACTGAATTTAATAGTGTACTGGCTCCTAATTTTTATAAATGGACTGGCTTGGTAGGAAAAGATTTAACCACTCCGCTAAACTACGACAGAACAAATGGTTTTACTTACAACTATGCATTGTCTGGAGCACCTGACAAAACTCCTATACCTGCATATTGGAGGGGAATTTATAGATATATCTTGGATACTGACAGGCCACACTTGTGTCCTTGGGAAATGCTGGGATTTGCAATAGAACCCAAGTGGTGGACAACTGTGTATGGCCCTGCTCCATACTCAAGCGACAATCTACCCATGTGGCAAGATATTGCTGACGGCGCAGTCAAAGAACCAAATACACCGCCGGTGTATTTTCCAGAGCGTGCTAAACCATTTTTAATGTCGCATATACCTGTTGACGAATTTGGTAATTTAATTAGCCCATTACAATCAGGCATTGCATCTGGTCTATCACAACCAAGTATCAATAACAATTTTGTATTTGGGGATGGGAGCCCAGTAGAATCTGCATGGACTAGAAGTAGTTATTATCCGTTTAGTGTAGTAATAGCCAGCTTGTTGTTAACACCAGCTAATACATTTGGTATGTTGTTGGACAGATCGCGTGTTGTTAGAAACATTGCTGGCCAACTGATATATTCAGATACTGGCTTACGAATAAAACCGTCAGACGTATTATTACCTAGCACTTACTCCAGTTCTACTCGAGTACAAACTGCAGGCTTAGTTAACTATATTGTTGATTTGATATTTAATTATATTTTTAGTAATAATGTTGCTGGTTACAATTCTTATTCAACAGACTTGTCAAAGTTAACACCTCTATTAAGTTATCGAGTAGGAGCATACACTAACAAGCCGCAATTTAATTTGTTGTTAGAGTCAAAAACTCCGTCCAGTACTGGTAACGTATTTGTACCACCAGATGATTACTCTGTATTTTTAAATAAATCTACTCCTGTTAAAAAGATAACTTACAGTGGTGTGGTCATTACAAAAGTATCTACCGGATTTGAAATAAAAGGTTATAGTTTATCGCAGCCTTATTTTAAATATTACCAATTTCTTGGCACTGGCAGCAGAATCACAGTTGGCGGTATTTCTGAAGATTATTCGGCATGGACTCCTGGTGAAAATTATTTGGTTGGCTCCGTTGTGCAGTATAATGGTTCTTATTATCGTTCACTACAAAATTCTGTAACCGATGAAACATTTAATACTTTCAATTTTGCAAAACTGCCTGGCCTTCCTATGAACGGCGGCTCTTCTGCAAATATTAGAAACAAATGGGATAATAATCAAATTTTAGTAGCGCCGTACGGAACATTATTTCCAGACATCCAATCCGTAGTTGATTTTCTGTTGGGGTACGGCGAATATTTAAAAGATCAGGGTTTCTTGTTCAATGACTATAACACAAATTATAGCACAGTATCTAACTGGTTGTCCAGTGCTAACGAATTTTTATTCTGGACTACACAAAATTGGAGTACTGGAGTAGACAAGTGGCAAGACTGGCAAGCAAATGAATCATACACGTATGGATCAATTGTAAAGTATGACGGCGATTTCTACAGTGCTTTATATAATATTCCATTATCAACTGCGTTTGACGCCAGCAAATGGAATATGTTGCCGGGATTAAGCAACATTGGTAGTAGTGTTATCAGTTTAAGTCCTTCTGCTAACGGCATTAATTTTACTACGACCTTAGCGGTAGTTGACAGCATTGCTAGTCAATTTAACCCTTACGAAATTTTTAAAGTGGATGGATCGCCGTTTGATCTAACAAGTTTAGACAGTTATCATCAAGATGGCAAAGTTTCTTATATACCAAAATCTACCGAAGGTATATATGGTGCCAGTTTTTATCTAGTGCAGCACGAGCATGTTGTAGCAGTTAACAACACAACTATTTTTAATGATGTTATATACAGCCCTACTAGCGGTTATCGCAGAGACCGACTGAAAGTCAGTGGGTATATTACCACAGGTTGGACAGCTGGTTTAGATATTCCAGGATTTATATTTGACGCTGCTAAGATAGACGAGTGGCAATCTTGGAAAGATTACAATGTCGGTGACATTGCCAAGTACGGACAATTTTATTTCCAAGCAGAACCCATGACGGGAAATCTAATTCCAGGATCTGAAAAATTCAATTACACGCAGTGGACTAAATTACTCAACAAGCCCACAAATCAAATCTTGCCCAACTGGACAACTATTGCATCTCAGTTTACGGATTTTTACAGCGCCGATATTGACAGTTTCAATACTGCACAGCAAACAATGGCCCATCACTTGATTGGATATCAAAAACGCCAATATTTAAATAATATTATTCAAGATCCGGTAAGTGAGTTCAAATTTTACCAAGGCATGATTCGAGAAAAAGGTACACAAAATGTTTTAAATCAGTTATTTGGTGTATTAAATTCTGAAAATAGAGAAAGTCTTACATTCTATGAAGAATGGGCTGTTCGAACTGGTCGATACGGCGCAACAAATGCGTTTGAAGAAATTGAATTTATACTAGATGAAAGCAAGTATTTAAATAATCCTCAAGCCACGGTGCTGGTAAAAAATTTAGATAGTAAGTTAAATCCATTTGTTGTACAACAAACTATTAATGATGTTTATGTAAAACCAATGGGCTATACAGCAACACCGTTTCCTGTATTCGAACCAACAAAATCGAATCAATTTTTAAGAAGCGCAGGCTATGTAAATTCTGCAGATGTATATGTTGCAGTAAGTTCAACTAATCAACTGTTGGGTCAACCTGCAACCAGTATCACAGTGGGCATATCTTACATAATTAAATCGGTGAATGCTACTACAGATTTTACTCAGATCGGTGCAACAGAAAATGCTGTTGGATTATCATTTGTTGCCACAGGCGTTGGTTCCGGAACTGCAACAGTTGTGTTGGATCCTAATAAATTAAATGAAGGTTCGTATATTTGGTGTGCGTTTGATCCTGCAGGATGGAATGTTTATCGATACACCGATATTCAAATAAGTGCAACTGGTGCAACATATGCTAATAATTTATTAACAATTACAACTGATATTACTCCTAATATACAAGTTGGATCATTCATTGGGCTTTCACAGATTCCCACACTGAGTGGTTTTTATCAAGTAACAAGTGTGATTTTGAATAAAATCACAGTATCTGCAACAATAGCTGCCTTCCCCAATTTGTCTGCTCTTCAAATTAAAGAAATAATTATATATGCTTTGATTCCACAGCGCACAGCCTCCATAGATAACATAGATTCTATTCTACCTACAAACTTACAAAAGAATGATTTGGTATGGACAGACAACAGTGGCAACGGCTCTTGGGCCACATGGATATACAATCCTGTATTTCAGCAACAGCTTTTATCTAATACAACACCTAGTCCAAATTCACAATTTGGATATGTTACATCAATAAACCAGCAGGGTAACTTGCTGGCTGTTGGCGCATTAAGCGGCAATGTTGTAATTTATGATAAGGTAGGATTACAGACTCCTTGGATTCGTCGACAAGAAATTCAGTATCCGTTTAGTGCTCAAGCTGATTTTAATGCACTTACGTTGGTTGCATCTACCATCGCCATAAGTCCCGACGGAACATGGGTAGCCACCGGGTCTCCTAAAGTCAGTCATGTGTCTACTAAACTGAAACCAAATTGGAGTTTGTCTAATACATATCAAGTTGGTGATATTGTATCGGTGGGAATAGACAAGGCATACCAAGCAACATTGGATGTGCCCACAAATATACCTGTAACTAACACATACTATTGGAAAAATATACCTTACATCCCAGTTGACAATTTGGGAACAAATTCTTCATTAATGCAACAAGGCATGATATCGTTATACAAAAAAGATGCTAATAATCTTTACAATTTAGTTGACAGTATTATTAGCCCGTCCCCTGCTGACGGCCAGTTGTTTGGCGAAACACTGGAATTTGGAAATTCAGTATTGTACATTGGCGCTACTGGCACCGGCTGCACTGTTTTTAAATTATCATACACTTCAACACTTAACGTATCCACAGCATACGATAATGTTGGCAGTACAGGAACAACTCTAAAAGTAACATCAGCAATTGGAATTTCAGCAGGTATGTATGTACAAAGCTCTGCATTTTTAAATAACCAGACGGTTGATTCTGTATTATCTAGAATAGTGTTTCCAGTATCTGTATCTGGAAATGTTACAAATTCATTGGGAATTTTGATAAAAGTTGAAAATATCACAGCCACCATGACTGTCACAGGTACGGGTGTAGTGTCGGGCGCTGAGATATATTCTAAAGGAATCACCAGTGATGGAAATGTGTATATTATTGTGTCAGCATCACAAAACTTATTGACAAGTATTACGCAAATTCAGTTAGACAATGATCCAACATTGATATTTACAATATCAACTGTGTCTAGCGCAAATACTTTAATATTATCCTCAACTCCTACAAGTACACCGATCGGCACATTAAATTTTGTAACAACAGCGTGGGCTTATAAAGATTTTGTAACCACTCCCAATGGAGTTAATTATTTTGGCGCTGGTTTATCATTGAGCGATGATAACAGCACATTGGCCGTTTCTTCCAGCGAGTCGGTCTACCTTTTTGCCACATCTTCCAACACACTGATTCGCACATACACAGGGTTCACTAATGCAAACAAACTTGCTGTTAGCATTTCTGGAAGCGGAAAATATCTAGCAGTGGGACAGGGATCAACAGGCACAGTCAATATATATCAAACAGCTGGTTTAACCCCAACTGTTCCAGTACAGACTTTGATAAATCATTTTAATCAAGAAGATCGTGCATTCTTTGGAAGTAAACTGGCATTTATGACTGATGATACACTGGTGGTGTATAGTCAATCCGGCTCAACGTCAATTGCCACAACCATTGATGCATATTTAGAACCATTATTATCGTATACATATCTAGACGAAAACGGTGTAACACAGGTATCCACATATGTAAATGATCCCGAGTCAGCAGAAAACATTAATCAAACTACATTTGATAATCAGTCTACAAGATTTGTAACTCCTTTACCAAATGCAGGTCGTGTTGATATATACGATAGGTATGCTACCAAGTGGGTGTACAGTGAAAGTCTTGATAATATTGATACACCAGCCAGTGGATACGGCGTGGGATTTGCGGTGGGTAGTAATTCTGTAGTTGTGGGTTTGCCAAGACTAGACAATGGGTCGTTAATGGACACTGGCAAAGCATATGTATACAACAAGTTTCCTAATAATTTTACATGGAAAATTTATCGTTCACAAATTCCAGTTGTTAATATTGGTAAAATTAAAAAAGCATTCTTGTATGACAAGGTTACCAGTAAGCTGTTGGTACAGTTAGATGTGATTGATCCTAACCAAGGTAAAATTCCAGGACCTGCCGATGCAGAAATCAAGTACAAATCGTTCTATGATCCTGCAACTTATTTCTACAGTAGTATGGTTTCACCAGGACCAACAGTGAACATTGACACTGGATCTTTCTGGGCATCTCCGCAAGTCGGCCAACTATGGTGGGATTTAAGAACTGCCAAATTTATTGATCCGTACTTTGAAGATATTTCTTATAGAAACAATGTTTGGAATAAATTAGCACAAGGCGCCAGCATAGATATTTACGAGTGGATATCTTCTAGTTTATTACCAGCAGCGTGGGACACACTGGCCGACACACCTGCTGGACTTGCAAGTGGTATCAGTGGATTGAGTCTACATGGCAACAGTGCGTATTCAATTACAAAATCTTATAATAATATAACTAAGAAATTTATCAATACTTACTATTACTGGGTTAAAAACAAAGCAATAGTTCCATCTGTGGAAGGTCGTAAATTATCTGCGCAGTCTGTATCTAGTTTAATTTCTAATCCCCGAGGAAATGCGTATACTTATATTGCATTAATTGGTAAAGATTCTTTTAGTATTGCGAACATAAGTCAATATTTAAACAACACTGACACAGTATTGGCTATAGAATACTGGACCATTGACAAAGTTGATCAGAATGTTCACTCACAGTGGAAATTGATAAGCAAAGATACAGCAGTTGAAATACCAGATGCTATACAACAAAAATGGGTCGATAGTCTTTGCGGCGCAGACGAAGCAGGTCGCCCAGTGCCTGATATTAACCTACCACCAAAGTTGAAATACGGTATTGAAAATAGACCTAGACAAAGTATGTTTATTAATAGAACAGAAGCTTTGAAACAGTTTGTGGAAGCTGTTAATACTATTTTCTTAAAATATCAGATAACAGAAAACTACAACATACAAGATTTAGAATCGTATGATATACAGCCAACAGAATTGTCTGGAAAATTTGACCTTGTGTTAGATACTGATGCAGAATTGCCATATGCTAACATTAATTTGTTTCAAGCAGCATCTTTAACTCCAGTTATTGTTGATGGCAGGGTTACTGGAATTAAAATATTTGAAACCGGTAAAGGTTATATAATTCCTCCTTTCATTGATATTGTGGGATCTGGAAAAGGTGCAGTTGCAAAAGCAATAATTAATTCAGCCGGAAGCATTGTGTCGGCAACTGTTATTTCTTCCGGTGAAGGATACAATCCTGACATCACAGTTTGTGTTGTTAGAAGTTATTCTGTTCTAGTAAGGAATGACAGTTTAGCCAGTGGAAATTGGAGCATTTATTCATACGACACAGTCAACAATCTGTGGTCGCGTTCGCTAACACAATCGTTTGACGTTAGAAATTACTGGTCAAAAATTGATTGGTATGCTACCGGTTATAATCAGTTCAGCTCACCAGATTTTGTAGTTCACACAACATTTGATTTAAATCTTATCAATGTGTCAATTGGACAATTGGTTAAAGTTTTAAAAGTTAATTCAGGAAGTTGGGTGTTGATAGAAAAGTTTGCTAATCTCAATACAACAGATTGGACACAAAATTACACAATTGTTGGAATTCAAAACGGCACAATTCAATTGAACTCTAGCTTGTATCAGACGCAGTTCAGTGCAGTTGGTTATGATTCCAGCACGTTTGACCAAGGTGCGTTTGACGTTAAAGCCAGCACTGAGTTGAGAATTATACTTAAAACATTAAAAGATAATATTTTCATAGGAACAAACCTTAAAGGAACATATTTAGATTTATTCTTACGAAGTGTGCGATATGCACACAGCGAGCAATTGTATATTGACTGGATTTTTAAAACAAGTTTTGTTCGTGCTACGCATCATGTGGGAAAATTAGATCAACCGGTGTACTATCCTATTGATAATTTAAGTAACTTTGAAGATTATGTGGCTGAAGTTAAACCGTACAGAACTAAAATACGAGAATATATCAGTCAGTATACATCGCTGGACCCGAGCTATAGTGCGGTGACTGATTTTGATTTGCCATCTGTTGTTAAAAATTCATTTGCACTTGCAATAAACACAGCGGTGTCTGGCAACATTATCACTGCAGACCAACCAGAAATTCAATCTTATCCATGGAAGTTTTGGTTAGACAATGCTGGGTACAGTGTTACTGAACTGATTATTGTCAACGGCGGCAGTGGTTATGTTACAACACCGCAAGTTATCATAACCGGCAACAGCGGATCAGGAGCTACCGCAGAAGCATATTTTACAAATGGTATTATAAATCGAATTATATTAAAAACATCTGGTAGTGGATACTTGTCAGCACCCACTGTTAGTATTAATAGCGGGCTGTCTATAACAGGAACTCCTGCTAAGGTTATTGCAATTATTGGAAAAGGTGTTGTGAGATCAAGTTTAATCGGTATGAAATTTGACAGAACCAATAAGAAACAATACATTATAAATTTAGATGTGACTGATTCATTTGTTGGAACTGGCTCTAAAAAACAATTTGTTTTAACTTGGGCACCTGACATTAAAGTAGGAAAATCTAGTGTATATATCAATGACATTTTGGTATTAAGAGAAACATATACATTAGCAGTAGAAACAAAGATAGTGAATGGTCAAACACAGTATTACGGAACACTGACCTTTATTGTTTCAGACATAGTTGTTGCACCCTTGATGAATTCCTCTATTGTAATCAAATACATAAAAGATATTTCATTACTAAATGCCGTGGACCGTATTGAATTTTACTATAATCCAACTACTGGCATGTTAGGTAAAGAATTATCTCAACTAATGACTGGTGTGGATTATGGTGGAAACATTGTTGGCAATCTTGGATTTGCTTCTAAGAACGGCTGGGGCGTGACGCCCTATGCACTGGATAAATGGGACACGTACGACAATTCATATACAGACTATGTTACCCAAGTCACCGCTGTCACCCGTGCATTGCCATATGACGTTGATTTTACCCCGGTAGTCGGTACAAATATCAATGTGTATCACATAAAAAATTATGTAATTTCAGCACCATCGGATGGCGCAACCTTGGTATGGCCTTTTAGTTTGTTCATTAATCAGCCAGCTGTGTCTGTAACTACTACTGTGAATTCAAGTAGTCCATCCAATATTAGTTCTACATTAGTGGGTTATTCTACCAAAATTCAATCTACACTAACATCTACCAACGGCACTGCAGGCCAATCTTCTATTGTGTTTGACGCTGTACCAAATGTTGTGATTGGGCAGTATGTGAGTGGAACTGGTGTAGTTGCAGGATCTAAAGTTATACAAGTAGCAGGCACTATTGTAATAATTTCCAATAATCTCAACCTTGATGCTGCCGGTGATTATAGTTTTTATTTACTAGGCACTGTGTTAACTGTTTCTAGTTTAACAGGTATTGTGGCAGGCATGGGAGTAGCTGGAGCAGGCTTTGTCACACAATCTGTTACCAAAACACAAACTGTTGTGGTAAGCGGAGTTACATCACGTTATGTGTATATCACTGCGTCGCCAAATAGTATTCCAACAGTGGGTTCACTGTTGACATTTGTTACAAATTCAGCAGGTTCAAAAACATTAACAGTGTCCAGTACCGCAAATTTAAAAATTGGCGATGTGGTTACGTCTGCATCACAAAATGTATTTGGTTATAACACAACAATTGTCAGTATAGAAAATTCAACAAAAATAACACTGAGTCAGATTATCTATTCGACACTGGCCAACAACACTTCTTTATTGTTCACAAGGGTACTGAGTCAGCCCGCCGAAGTTGCATCCTATGCCAACGGTACTATTTTGTTAAGTGATCCAGTATTGGTTGGAAGTTACATAAACATTTATGGAAAATTGGATCCTATACGAATTGACGACCCAGCCTACGGAACTACAGTTACTGGCACATGGACTACTCCTAATGCCTACGTTTCTGGCACTGTGGTTCTTTTCAATAATAAAAAGTATGTTTGTAAAATTGCACATTCTGCATCAGCTCAATTCACAACAGATTTATCATTGGGTAAATGGAGAGAGTATAATGATAATGCAGTAATTGTTACTCCTGTGTTAGGCACAACACCTGCTCCTCTAGTGTTAACTACTGTGAGATCAGACGGCAGCAGATCTTACACAATCAATATTCCCAACACATACGTTGTGAACAATGACGATGTGTTTATTTTACGTCAAAGCACAAGTGATGGAACAATTGTGCCAACTGATTACGATACTGATATATCTGGCGGCGATTTGGTGTATTCAACTGCTCGAGGCATACTTGCTGACGATATTGTGTTGGACGGTGATGCGTTTGTATCGGAAACAACAAGCCCAGCACCAGAAGAAGTTGTGCCTGGACAAATCGTAGATACATTGGCAATCAAAGTATTTGACAGACCGTCTTCTGGCTCTGCAAACATTGCAATAGACAACTATATTACTGACGGTATCACAACTACTTTTGATTTAAGAACTATGCCTGTTAACTCTGGATCTATTATTTTAAAAATAGGCAATACTGTTAAAACTATAAATTCTGATTACACAATTGATTATGCAAACAAGCGACTGGTTCTTCCAACAACGCCAATTGCAAAACAAATTTTAACTATCTTTGTTATTGGATTTTCTGGATCAAACATATTGGATCTTGATTATTTTGTCGGAGACGGTATCACTACTGAATTCGTCACAAAATCTCCATGGCTCGATAGCTTTACAGGATTGGTATATGTTAATGGTGTAGTTGAAAACCCAGTGTTGTTCAAAACAGACGACACTTACGAAATAAACAATTCTGTTGGAATGCGATTTGACATGCCAGTTGCAACAAATGCTCTCATAAATTATATCATAGTTGGTGGAGATACTCGTACATTTTCAGTTACAAACTCTGAAATAATTCCAACAACAGGCAGCACCACTTATACATTACAAAATCTTGTGGGAAGATCTTTACCCAACGAAACCAACATGATTGTACGTGCCAATCAAACTATTTTAAATGCACCTGTTAACTCTTATTTCACTATCAAGAGCAATATATATTCGTACCCGTTGGATGCAAATCGTGTGACGCCGTACACTATTTCAGCGCAGGACGTTATTGTGGTGGCAAACAACGTATTGTTAGTGCCAGGAAACGATTACAGTGTTGATTTGGCAGGTGTCACTGTACAACTTACAAGATCTGCTTACAGCAGATATAGAAATACCAAATTAACAATCAGTATAACAACTAATGCTGGATATTTTTACAATCCAACCACTAATCAAATAACATTTACACAGGCATATACCAGCTCTGATGTTGTACAAGTGACCAGTTCGTTTAACCACAACACATTAGACGTTGAACGAACCACACTGATGGTCAAGTCTGCTGCAAATTTAACCCCAGAAACTGTACAGTGTTATCAATATCAGTCCATTATTGGCGGATTAATCACGCTGGACAGAGCTGTGTTGAATGAAAGTTATGTGTGGGTAATAAAAAATTCTATATTACTAGTACCTGGCGTTGATTACAAATTGTTAGACGACCATTTGTCCATCCAACTAACAAATTCTCTTGGTTTAACTGATAAAATTTCGTTGATGACATTTGGTAGCAATGTCATCACAGCAGGAATCTCTTACATGCAATTTAAGGACATGCTGAATCGCACAATTTACAAGAGATTAAACTTGTCTAAAAGAACAGAACTACTTACAGATTTGCGTTGGAACAGCACCAGTATTGTGTTGGTTGACGGCAGCAATTTTCAAGAACCTGACACTGTAAGAAATTCACCAGGTGTAATTGAAATTAGAGGTGAGCGTATAGAGTATTTTGCAAAAACAGGAAATGTGCTGTCCAAACTGCGCCGAGGCACCGCAGGCACTGGTATATTTGACTTAAACTATGCCGGAACCTTTGTGCAGGACATTGGTTCAGCTGAAACTGTTCCTTACAACGACTCTGTACAAACTGTACAGGTGTTGTCTAATGGTACCAACATTGTAAAATTAAGTTTTGCACCAACCAAAGGTAATCAAAACTCCGTTGATATGAATTACGAACCAACAGGTGTTCGAACTTGGTTCTCTGATGCTGGATACTTGCTGATTGGAACATTTGACCCAGTGTCCAGTTATAAAATTAAAGATGTTGTTGTGTACAACAATTCCTACTATCACTGTAGAAAAACAGTGAGTTTGTTATCCAGTAGAATATTTGGAGTAGATTACACACCAGCCAATTCCACATATTGGACCTTGTATCCAACCAGTATTCCAGTTGGATATGGACAGACAGACCAAATTGAGGTATTTGTGGGCGGGTATGATGATATCACAGTGTGGACACCAAACACAATTTATAAAGAACTTGACATTGTCAATGTTGGTAATTATACCTATCGAAGAAAATTGGGAGCTGCTCACACCAGTAAAAACACATTTGCCAATGACAATGCAAATTGGTCGTTCTTTATAGGCAACATCAGGTTGCAAAAACAACCGTACAAGGTCTTTAATATAAATCAAGCACCCTACAGCCCAGCAGGCGATGTGACATTTGACGCTGATTTTTCTGTCAACGGCACAGCCAACGAACTTAGATTAACTAACAAGTTAGCAGTTGGTACCACTGTAACAGTGGTCAAACGCACACTTGAATTGTGGGACAGCAGCACAAACATCATGAATGACAATGGTAAAATAGCGTCGTTCATCAAAGCTGCTCCGGGTGTTTGGTACACACAATACCAGCTAAATACGGGAGGCCCAGTTTTAGTGGAATCTTCTTCTTCTTTTGACAGTGCCTCAACAAGATTTGACGGTGCTGACCTAACATTTGACCAGGGATAAAAAATGACAAAACAAATTATTGAAACAGGATCGTTAGCAAATGATGGAACTGGCGATACACTACGTACTGGCGCTCAAAAGATCAATGCAAACTTTACAGAATTGTATAATTCTATCTACTCCTTGCCTACCGCTGGAGTAGGTTCCGCAGGCACGTTGGGCGGCGTCAAGGTTGACGGCACATCTGTTGTGATTAGTAACGGAGTTATCAGTTCTGCAGGTACAACTGCTCCGGCATCGACAACGGACAATGCAATCACAAGGTTTGACGGCACTACAGGAAGATTGCTTCAGAATTCAGTAGTGACCATTAGTGATTTTGGAGCAATTGTTGCACCAGTTGCAAGCAGTGTTATTCCTTTTCACTATGACAATCAGGCCGCATTTCCAAGTGCTGTTACATATCATGGAGCTATCGCACACAGTCATGCAGATGGAAAGATGTATTTTGCACACAGCGGTGCCTGGACAGCTTTGGCCAGTGTTAACGATATTCCGTCAACAGCTGCAGTCTTAGCTGTTACAAGTATTGATGCTCTAAGTGATGTCAACACATCAAGTGTGATTCCTACCAACGGCCAGGTATTGGCTTGGCAAGCTAGTACAAGCCAATGGAAACCGACCTCAGTGTCCGGTGCCGCCGGCGGCACTGTGATATCAACCACTGTGGTCAGCGCCAACGGTTTTGCTGGAACTGTTGCAACAGCCACATCAACTCCTGCCATCACTATCTCAACCAGCATCACAGGAGTATTAAAAGGCAATGGCACTGCAATATCAGCTGCAACCAGCGGCACTGATTATGCTCCGGGTACCAGCGCATTGGCAACTGGTATTGTTAAAAGCACCACCACTACTGGTGTGTTGACTATTGCAGCAGCAGGAACTGATTATCAGGCACCTGTGAGTGCTGTTGGCATATTAAAAAGCAGTGGCGTGAGTGGCAATGTGAGCGCCGCTGTGGCAGGAACTGATTATCAAACTCCAATCGGAACCATTACTGGCATGGTGAAAGGCAATGGAGCCAATGCTCTCACAGCTGCTGTGGCAGGTACTGATTATCAAACTCCCATAACATTCACCACAACTGGCTCAAGTGGTGCGGCAACTTTTAACGGCACTGCTTTGAATATACCACAGTACACCGCTCTAGCTGCAAGAAATTCAGCCGCCGCCACAACAGCAGCATTGGCAAATGACGCCGCTGGAAATATCACTATAACTGGTTGGAAAAGTTATATGCTATTAAGTATTGAAACTTCTGCAGCAGCTTGGGTAACTGTTTATACTTCTTCTGCTGCAAGAACTGCTGATGTAAGTAGACCTATCACCACAGACCCAACACCTGGATCAGGAGTAATTGCAGAAGTTATTACAACTGGCGCAAGCACACAAATATTTTCCCCAGCAGTATTTGGATTTAGTGATGAATCATCGCCGTCAATTGCTATACAACTTAAAGTAGTTAATAAAAGCGGCAGCGCAACAGCAATCATAGTGGCAATGAAGCTTGTTCGACTAGAGGCATAACATGAAAGATCCAATTCCACATCTTGGTAATCCTGATGACCAAAGTTTAAAAAAGTACATTGTTACTTTAAAAAACTTTGATGATTCAACAGCATTTTATGATCATATGGAAACAGACGTTACTGGTATTGATAATGTGTTACCTGCTAGATCTATAGAATGTGTTAATCGTAGACCGTCTAGTAGGAATACTGAGTACATGATGACGTATGACGAAGCGGCAATGGTGTGTAATGACTCGCGAGTTTTAGCAGTTGAATTGAATCCTGAAGACCTTGGATTCATTAAAATGCCTTTTAGTTTTGAACAAACATCTGCTCAATTTAACAAAGCAACCGCAAGCAGTGCAACGGATATTAATTGGGGACTGCTCCGTGTCCTTAGAGCAACAGACATCGGTAACTGGGGATCAACCGGAACAATTAATCAATCAGCTTCAATAATATCAGATTCCTCTGGCAGAAATGTCGATGTTGTGATTATGGACGACGGATGCCCATATCCAACAACATTAGAATATCAAAAAAATCCAGATGGTACTGGTTATTCTCGAATGGTAGAATACAATTGGTATCAGCATAATCCGGTAGTCACTGGTGGAGCTGTTGGAGAATACTCTTACAGTAATAACAGACTACAAGAACATGGCTCCCACACCACAGGCACTGTTGCTGGTAATACTCAGGGCTGGGCACGAGATGCAAACATTTTCAATATAACCTACATTGATTCAATTGATTATGTAAGAGAATTCCACAAAAATAAACCAGTCAATCCGTTAACTGGTGTAAAAAATCCCACAGTAATGAACAACAGCTGGGGTTATCGGGCCGCGTCCTTATCAACTGCTTCAATATCTAAACTAACAATCCGAGGTGTTGAATACTTTCCAACAAGCGGTACATCAGGATCTTATGTGTGGGATTCAAACATTATACAAAACATTGCTAGATTAAACATTGGAGGTGCATTTCCTTCCGTAAGCACAGCAACTGACACTGATATGATAGAAGCAATGGCTGAAGGTATTATCATTGTTGCCAGCGCAGGTAATAGTTATTTTTATCAAGATGTAGTTGGTGGATTGGATTACAATAACACCATGGTAAGAAACGGCGTCACAGTGTATATTCACAGAGGTAGTAGTCCGGGAGCAACAGACGGCGGCACTGAAGGCACAAAAATTATTTGCTCTGGTGCAAGTGGTCAACATAATGAAACATCTGGGGCAAGTGTATATGATGCAACTTCAATTGAAGTTGGAGATTACAAAGCAGAATTTAGTAATTATGGTCCTCGTATTGATTGCTATGCACCCGGCTCTGCAATACAAAGTATTTGGAAATCAGGACAAACGTTGTATGACGCTAACAACACCACAGATCCTCGAGTTGCAGCACTGGGTCTTTCAGATACTGTTAATAATAATTTTAAAAAATGTCCAGGAACCAGCATGAGCGGTCCACAGACCGCTGGCGTGCTGGCGTGCCTTGCTGAAAAATATCCTAGAATGACACAAACTGATGCTAGAGCGTATATCAAGAATTCTTGCCCTTCTACTATATTAAGTACCAGTGGCGGAGCGCAAGATTTTAAAGACGCAGGCCCATCATTCAATTCGTCTAGTAATGTACAGATGCTTATACTTCGTGGAACAAGACACCCAACAGCAGATGTTGGAGGATATTACCCAACACCGTTTCCTTCAGTTGTTGACAAACACAGACCACTCACTGGCCAAACTTACCCAAGAAGAAATACTGTACACAGTTTTAATAAAAATGCAACTTTTGCTTTGTCAACAGATTATTCAACAAGGACCAATGGACAAACCGCAACCATCACACTTGCCACTACCAACATTCCAAACGGAACACTTGTTCAATATTTAATAACCGCCAAACCAACATCACAAACCACTACTTCTACAGTAGTAGACAATGGCCTAAGCGGCATTTTTTCAGCAAGCGCCACAATACTTAGTGGAGCTTATTTTGATACTAGACCAAGTACTGGTAATAGATTTGAAACAACTTCCAATGCAGCATCTAATCTAGTTATTACAAATAATCTAATTGGCGCAGGCTCTTTAACATTATCAACTCCAACCACACCCGGTGCGCTTACTTTTACAGGATCCGCAGACGACGGATATTGGACGGTACCACTGCCATTTAATATTACATATTTAAATCAAACATACAGCAGTGTGTATATAGGTACTAACACTTATATCACATTTAGCGGTGGATCTGTGGCCTATGCACAATTAGGTCCATCGGAGCCTCCTTATCCTAAAATTATGATATCTGCGGCAGATAACAAAGCATTTAGAATTTATCAAGGGGTTGAAGGAACATCCCCAAATAGAACATTTAGAATTAGATGGGAAGGACATCACATCTATAATAGCACCGATTCAGGCAATCCCACTATGATTTATGAAGCTACTTTTTATGAACAATATCCCACAAGGGTTGAAATACACACTGGAGTTAACGCTAGATGGGCTTTGCAACCTGCAATAGCAACTCCTCCGTTTTCTGTTTCTAATATCAATAAGGCGCTGGTTGGTACAATGACAGTTAACAATTCTCAGTCAACATTGCCAATAACAATAAGCACCTTAACTGGATATGTTATGAATGTTCGCTTGGGGGTATTTCCCAGCCCAAGCATTGATATAACAATAAACTAGCAGTTAATAAACATTGATAAATATAAGATAAAGAGAGATCATTATGCAGACTAAAGACCAGACTGGAATACACATAGAAGGCCATATTAAAATATATGACCCTGTTTCCGCTGAAGTTTATATTAATAAACGCAATGCCATCCACTATGAAAATATCAGTATTGCCATGGCCCAGTCGTTGGCCAACGCAAAAGAAGGCGGATTTATCTACCAAATGGCATTTGGCAACGGCGGCACAGCAATTGATCCCACAGGAATTGTCAGTTATCTTACACCAAATTCATCAGGCGCCAACGCCAGTTTATACAATCAAACATACAGCAAGGTAGTTGACGAAAGAAGCAGCACTAACACAGATCCCACTAGAAATTTTACAGAAGTTAGACACACCACTGGCACAAATTACAGTGATATTTTTGTTACCTGCTTGCTGGATTACGGCGAACCCAGTGGACAAACCGCATTTGATACCACAACTGACAACAGCAGTACCTTTACTTTTGACGAACTTGGCCTGGTGAGTTACAGCACAACCGGACAAAGTTTGTTATTGACACATGTTATTTTTCACCCAGTACTTAAAAGTCTGAATAGACTTATTCAAATTGATTATACTGTGCGTATTCAAAGTCTAACTGGCCTTGTGGGAGTATAAAATGACTTACCAAGTTTCTTATACTGATACCACAAATCCAAACAAAGTACCAATCAGGGTTGCAGATGGCACTATTAATTCCGCGTCAACCAGTTTAAAATTTGTTGGCCAATCTTATCCAAAATACAGTGAAGCAATTGCTGAAGATTTTTTACATCTGTTAGAAAACTTTGCATCGCCATTTGCTCCGGGTACCGACACCAATAACCCAATGGGTCCTCCACTTCAAGGACAACTGTGGTACGATACCAGTGTTAGTATACTAAAAGTTTATGACGGCACCAACTGGTCAACAGCTGGCAACTTGAAAAAAAGTTCGTCAGCACCAGCTGTTGCCAGCAGTGTGGCTGGAGATTTGTGGTCAAACATTGCAACAAATCAATTGTATTTTTTTACAGGCAGTAACTGGGTACTTATTGGACCACAATTCAGTGCAGGTACACAAACTGGCCCAATTGTTGAAGAAATTATTGATACAAGTAACATTGCCCACAGTGTTATATCCATGTATGCCAATAATTCTAGAATCAGCATAATAAGTAAAGAAAAATTTATACCCAAAGCCACTATACTGGGTTTTGCCACAGTGAATCAAGGCATCACACTCAGCACAGTTGATGCAACCAGCACAGTGAGTCCAATTAGATTTCATGGAACAGCCACCAGTGCTGATAGTTTATTAGTCAACGGTTCTGCGATCAATGCAAGTAATTTTTTAACCACAGACGGTACCACAAACATTACCAATTATCCGTTCAACATTCGTGTTGACACTGGTATCAGCATAGGTTCCAACTTGGGACTTAACATTGGCGTAACCAATAACACACCCACAATCACATATGGCGGCAGCGGCTCAAATTTAAATATTAGATTAACCAATTCCAGTGGCGTTCTAACTACAGTTATTCATGCAGATCCCTCGGGCAAAGTTGGTATTGGAGTTGATAAAATAGATCCAGCCACAGCATTGGATGTGGCTGGTACTATCACAGCATCCACGGGTATTAACATACTGGGCACAGCTGACGCTAGTTACAGCACCGGTACATTGTTTACCACAGCTGCAGGAAGTATTGTTTCTCAGGGCGGTTTGGCAGTAGCAAAGAAAGCCATTATTGGCAACAATTTGACTGTGTATGGACAAAGTTTCTTCAATTATTATGATAACACATCAACACCAATTGCAGCTCCGGTATTGGTACCTGGCTATAGCACTAACGCAGTTGAAGCAACCAATTTGGCAATCCCATATGTGGTAACGGGTGTGTATGATATTGGATCACTAACGCGACCTTTTAGAAACATTTATGCAAGCAGCTTTGCTGGAAATTTTTCCGGAGTATTTTCTGGCATATTAGAAGGCAGCGTAAGTGGATCTGCGGCTCTGTTGGCCAGCCCAACTATTTTCAGCATTGCTGGCGATTTAACCAGCAATTCTGTAAGTTTTAATGGACAAAGTGAAACTGGCACTGCTGTTTTTAATGCAACTATCAGTTCAAATGTTATCAGTAGTAAAACAGCTGCTACTGATTCGTTTGTTGATGACCAATTATTGGTTTTTAGAGCAGGTTCTGGCTTGCTAAAAATGGCCAAAAGTGTGTTCACTCAACATATTGCAGTTGTGCCTATTTCTACGATTCTGCCATTTGCAGGCACAACGTTGCCCACCGGTTACTTGTTCTGCGATGGATCCGAAGTTTTAATTTCAGCATACCCGGATTTGTTTAGCGTTATTGGTTTCACTTACAAAAATACAGTGTATTTGCTGGGTGCTGGAACATTTGCACTGCCAGACTTACGAGGCCGTTTTCCGTTAGGCGCTGATAACATGATCAACGACAACAACACTGTTCCCAGCAGAACCGGCGGCACCCAGATTAATACTGTTACTGATTTGAACGGCAATTCCAGCACTTCTGCACACAGAGTCAATGAAGTCACGGCCAGCGTAGTGGGTTCAGGTAATGCAGCTGCAACAGGGTCTGTTGCACTTACTTCTGCCAATTTGCCAGATCATACGCATACTTTGAAAAGTGCCGCTGGTGTTTCATATTATGCCGGAAGTTCTCCAGGCAGCGCATCGGATTCTGCCAGCGGTGCCACAGCAGGTTATGGTTTAAGTGGTTCTAGTACAGGTTCTGGTATCCCTAATACTGGGATAGTCAACGGCGCAACTGGATCGGGTATTAATGTAATGAATCCGTACCAAACTATTAACTACATAATATTTACGGGTAAAATTTAATGAGCTATAACATTACACTCACCAATGGCACAACGTTAACCAAAGTTAACGATGGTACTATAAATCAAACAGTTACAGACCTCACACTTATAGGTAAAAATTCCACAGGGTACGGTGGATTTTTTAATGATAACTTTGTGAGGTTGTTGGAAAATTTCTCCAATTCAAGCCAACCCAATTATCCGTTGACTGGTCAATTGTGGTACGATACCAGTGAAAACAGACTTAAAATTTATAACGGATCTGCATTCACTACCACAAGTGGAACAATTGTTTCATCCACAGTACCAAGCAATATTGGAGTAGGTGATATTTGGATTGACAATGTGTTGGGTCAAATGCATTTTAATGACGGACTCAACACTGTGCTTGCTGGCCCAATTTACAATTCTAATCAGGGAATTACAGGGTTCAATGTGGAAGATGTTATTGATACTGCAGGCAGAACTCAAACTGTACTGGTTTTGTATGTGGCAAGAACTATCCTTGGTATTTTTAGCAAAACTACTTTTACACCGGCCTTGCCTATACCAGGATTCACAAACATATCTCAGTTTACAGGAAGTCAATTTGGCAATGTGCTGACAGTTACCAGCATTGCTGTTGGTTCTTTAACAGTGGGACAAGTGGTTGCAGCAAATGGCATAGCAACTGGCACACTAATTACTGGTCAACTGTCAGGAATAACCGGCGGCACCGGAACTTATTCGTTGAGTTTGTCTGGTGTAGTGTTAACCACAACAATGACAGCGTCTTCCAATGTGGTTAGAATAGGATTTAATACTGGAACTTTTCCCGGTGTTGTGTTTGATGCAATTGCCTCCAGAACACAATCTTTGATAGCTGCAGACGGCAGTTTAAAAACAGCTGATGATTTTATTTCTGCCAGTGAGGATTCAACCAGCAACGGACAATTGAGTATTAGAAATAATATCCCACTGATTCTAGGTGCTGGTTCTAATGTACAGCTTAAAATAGACACCAACAGCAACACGTTCCAAATGAATTCCAACACTGCTAATTTGAACTTTGGAATTAATTTACAAACAAACGGAGCATTGCAACCCAGTTTGTTTATTGCAGGATCGTCTCAATTTGTTGGTTTGGGCACTCAAATACCCACAGCCAAATTGGATGTCAACGGCGACACTGTTATTCGTGGAAACTTAACAGTTCAAGGCACAACACAGACCATTAGCAGTACCACTGTGACCATTGCTGATAAGAATATAGAGTTGGGCAAGGTCACCAATCCCACCAACACCACTGCAGAAAGCGGTGGAATTACATTAAAGGGTACCACTGACAAGACCGTGGTGTGGTCCGTGACTGCCACATCAACTGGGTCCAACACAGGTTATTGGAATTTTTCAGATTTTGTCAACATCAGTAGCAGCGGCGCAAATGTGGGGTATTATATTAATGGAAACAGTGTGTTAAGCGCAACCACACTGGGTTCTGGAATCACAGGAGCACCTGGCTTAACCAGTGTTGGCGCACTGACTTCACTGCAAGCTGCATACATCAATATCAACGGAAGTACTATTTCCTATGTACACTCTGCCACAAACGGCAATATTACACTTACTCCAAAAGGTTCCGGATATGTGAGTGTCAGTTCTGCATTAATTTCCAACGTGGGAACACCAGTTAGTGGAACAGATGCTGCTAACAAGACTTATGTAGATAACCAAATTAAATCATCTCCATTGGGATTATACATTGATTTTACCGCACTGGGCATCTCGCTGGGATCAGCAAATGCTTCAATAATTAACCTTTTAACTAAAGTCTATCCTCCAGCCATCACCACAAGTACCACAACTTGCCGTGTGTTGTGTAGTGACGGCACAGTTAGGGAATTCACGTCCAGCGGAACAGCATGGTTATACACCCAAGTAATAACTTAAAACAGCATAAATACTAGAATAAGGAACGAGCGAGATGGCATATACAATAAACAGATATAATGGTACCGTATTAACTACAGTCGCAGACGGTACTGTTGATACCACAACTGACCTTACCTTTATTGGTAAGAATTATGCCGGATACGGTGAAAAACAAAACGAAAATTTCTTGTACTTATTAGAAAATTTTGCAAGTACATCAGCGCCGCCCACACCGTTAAAGGGACAGTTGTGGTTTGACAGCGGCACAAGCAAGTTAAAATTCTACGACGGATCTAAATTCAGAGCAACTGGCGGCGCAGAAACTGGCCCAACACAGCCAAGTGGATTTGCTGCCACTGGAGATTTTTGGTGGGACACTGTTAATCAACAACTGTATGCATGGTCTGGCACAGCATATCAATTGATTGGACCACAGGCTGTGACTGGTTTGGGCATTACCCAGATGCAATCTATCAGCGTTAAGGATTTGGAAAATGGTGCGTCTCATGCTGTTGTTCAAGCTGCAATAAACGGCAAGGTGGCTTTTATTATCAGTTCAGACACTGCCTTTACATTGGATCCCACACTTAATGCCATCACAGGATTTGACAAAATACAACAAGGTGTCACATTAGCCTTCACAAAAAATGCCGACGCAGGCGTAACAAACAGCAGTTCTAATTATAGATTTCACGGCACCGCAACCAATGCTGATAAATTGGGCGGCCAGGTTGCAAGTAACTATTTGTTGGCATCCAATTCCGCGTTCAGTCAAATTGTAAATTTTGCAGATGTGGGTTACAGCGTTGGCAACCCAACTGCAAAACTAAGAGTGTTTAATGATTCCACAAACAGTTTTTTCCCGACCATTCTAAATCAATTCAATGACACAATTATATTTAAAACAACTGTGTCATCTGTTGCAAAAACTCCTTTGAAGTTAACAGGAACTGATGTTCTTCCAGGCACAACATTGACCAACAACTTGGGAAGCTCGTCTTTGGTTTGGAACAGCGTGTATGCTTCAAACTTTGTGGGAACAGCAACCAATTCCAACTACTTGAACCTGGGCGGCTCTTACGTGTCAGCCACCACTGCTAGCACAGCCACTACTATTGTTGCTAGAGACGCCAATCGAGACATATTTGCCAACGTTTTTAACGGCACATCAACCAGTGCCAACTATGCTGACTTGGCAGAAAAATATTTGGCAGACAAAGCATATGATCCTGGCACTGTGGTCTGTATTGGCGGAGCAGCAGAAGTAACTGCTGCAACATCTGGCTCAATGGCAATTGGAGTTGTGAGTGCTAATCCAGCATACATGATGAACAGTGCGCTGGCGGGCGGCACCTATATTGCTTTAAAAGGCCGTGTGCCTGTGAAAATTATTGGCCCAGTACGCAAAGGCGATGCACTGGTGCCAGCAGGTGCGGGATCAGCCAAAACCGACGATTCAACAGTGCCAGGCCAGCATAGACAATTTGGTATTGCGTTGGAAGATAATGTGGAACCCGGTGTCAAACTTGTAGAGTGTGTGATACTTTAAATAATAAATGTTAAAAAGGGTTAAAAAATGACTGCTGTTGGTACAAAAGTTTTTGCTTCAGAATACAATGCTATTCAAGCAGCCATTAGTACAGTGTTGGGAACAGGTGCCGGCGCATCGGGTTACGGACAAACTGTGCTTAGTTCACAAGTCAGCACCAGCTCCAGCATCACAGTTGCTCAGTGGGCAAATTTGAGAGCTGACTTGTTGAAAGCATATTTGCATCAAGGCACACCAGGCGACTTACCACTGCCAAGTGTTCCTCAAAAGTCAACACTGCCATACACCATAGTTACATATTCTGATTACAATCGGTACTTGGATTTATCCAATGTTATCACAGCCAATGCAGGAGTTGCTCCTCCAGCTGGCCAAGCAACACTGCAAACATTTTCAACTGGATCTTATACATCGACTTGGAATGGCCAACTCACTCACTCAGTAGTACTGACATTTGCCACGGCTAATCAAGCAAGATTTTATTTCAACTCCGGCGGCAATATTCAATTCAGCGCCAGTTTGATCAACTATCCAGGATATCCAGGTTACGGCTCTCAAAGCGCCAGCTATGCAAAAAACAGCGATTGGAACATGTTGTTGAACAACATGGGCACAACCACTTTTGGTAGAAACAGCACTGTGAACAGCGGCAACGGCACAGGACAAACAATTTTATCTGCTGTGGGATATTTTCAATTGACCACGGGCGAGCAAAATATTTACCGCAAGACCACAAGCAGTGCATCCTACACACCTAACCAGTATGATTTGTATGCCAACGTGGATGCAACTGGTGCGGTTATAACATTCAATATCAGATTTAAAGACCTATCCACAACAAGTGGCACTGGGTTTGGTGCAACTGACGAAAACGTGGAAGGTTCCTTGACCAGTTTGATACAGGGGTATTATGCGTCAGGCAGTTATGTTGCTGCAACACCGCCAGCAACCACAGCAGTATTTGCAGGCGGTGCTGTGGTGGCACCTCCTCCTCCTCCTCCTCCTCCTCCAATTTATGAACCACCACCACCACCGGTAGTAGTTTACAACGAAGTTTTACTACCAACATCACCAATACGAGTTCAAACTAGTACTTCATTTGTTATATCAGCAAGTGGTGGTGTTCCTGGTACTTCTTATACTGTAAATGAAACTGGATCTGGTGCATATTCTAGTAATGGTGTATTAAACGGTGCCGGCGGCGCTACTATTAATATTTCAGCTAGTACTTTAACATCTGCAGGTACATACTCGTTTAATTTTGTTTTTAGTGGCAGCGGCAATTCTCGATCTGTTGCAGTAATCGCAGCAAACGCAATACCAAATCCAAGTTACGGACCATTTACAGTTAATCCAACTGTAGCTACTAACGGACAAACAATAACAGTAAGTGCAACAGTTTATAATTGTACTACAGCGGACTACTGGAACATACTTGTTCCTGACTCTGTTGGTACATATGCGGTTGCTACAGGCGCTGTAGCTAACTATGTAGCAGGTACACAAACATTTACTAGAACATTTACATTCCAACAGGCAAATGCACCATATACAACGTTTTTCTCTATTGCTGGTAGCTGGGGAAGTTTAACTGCACAACAAGGCCCAACGGTAACATTGTATGTTGCACCACCTCCACCACCTCCACCGAGTTACGGTGCATATGGATGGAGTCCCGCGGGCCCAGTAAATGCAGGAACAAGCATAACATTCAGTGCCGTGGCCAACAATGCAATTGGAGACGTTTATGGAATTGGAACTACCAGTAACGGAACACCAACAGCAGTTAGTGGAGTGATTTCTACAAATCCGCAGACAATTTCACGTACAATCACAGCGGTGTACAATGCAACTTACAGCCACAGTGGAAACTTTATATTGAACTCTCTCTCTCCATCTACAGTCCAATCGACGTTAACTGTTAATGCTCCAGCCGCACCACCACCACCCACACCCACATACACAGTGTCGCCAGGTTCGCTGACAGTGAATGAAGGCGGCACAATATCCGTATCGATCACCACAACCAATGTGTCCAATGGAACTTATCTGTATTGGCAATTGGCTCCCACAATCTCAGGCCTAACACCCGTTGCAGGATCTGGTGATTTTAGTAGTGCAATGTCTGGCAGTGTTCAAATAAACAGCAACGCTGGCTCCATTAACCTTGGTGTGCTTGCTGATGCACTAACAGAAGACACAGAATTTATTTCAGTTAGAGTTTATTCAGATTCAGGACTCACAAATCAAGTGGGATATGTGTCAGTTAGCATCCAGGATACCAGCACAACTCCTCCACCAAATCCAAGTATCAGCTCAGTCACAGCCAGTCCAAATCCAGCCACTAACGGCCAAACAATAACTTTAAGTGTCACTGTGATTAATATGCGTGCTGAGCTGGGCAACGGCAACAACGGCTTCGGCGCTTTAAGCATTTCCGCGATATCTCCAGCAGCAGAGCAAGTCGGTGCATCTTATTATCTTCCCGCGCAGAACGGAACTGTGATAACTACCCACACATTCACATTCCTGGCGGCGCAGGCTCCTTACACAACCTCCGCCCATCTGGGTTCATTTTACCCACAATCTGTGACCGCAGGGCCAACCATCACTCTGTATGTTCCACCTCCGCCACCATATGTACCACCACCGCCACCTTATGTGCCACCTTATGTGCCACCAGCGTTTCTCTACACTGTGACTTGGCCAGGACCCAGCTGGAATATTAACGTGCCTGCTGATGGCTCAGCCATCAGCACATCAGTATCAGTTTATTGCAGTTCTGGCAGCGGCACATATGAAGTTCAAGAAACAAGCAGACCAGCTGCTGTGTCAGTGGCAGTGGATGGTGTGTCAGGTCCTGCCAGGATCTCACAGTATATATCAGCAGGTCAAACTAGATCACACACAGTAACAGTGTATGCAAATCCGCCTGGCGCAGGATACAACGGCAGCTTCTGGGCAGGCGGCGTTTCTTACCCTTGGACTGCAACCTTCAGAGGTAGTCCACGTGTTACGGCATATGTCTTTATTCCAACCCCAACCTATGTAGGCCAGTACGTGCTGTTTGCTGTTGATGTGGCTGATGCAGATGGCCTGACCTGGGGCGCAAATGTATATACCAACAACTTCTACGCCATAGGCAGCGCGAGTGGCACTGTTAGTGGCAATCAGCTTCATGCCATCATAATTGGTGGATTCTATACCACTGCCGGCATGAATCTGGGAACATTTTATTTGGGCGGCGTTGGGGTTGTTCAGACACAAGTCAATCTTTAATGACCTTTGATTTATTAAACGAAACACCCAAGGTAGTTTATTATCATAATGCACTCACTGAAAAGGAGTGCGATTATGTTATTAAAAATGCTGATAATTTTGAAAAATCTTTGGGTTTTGATTTAGCGTCAAAACAACCAAAACCCACAGAATGGCGCACCAGCAGCAATCATTTTGACCATGCTGGCAAGTTCAAATACATCACGGAAAAAGCTGCAGAGCTTTCAAATCATCCAGTTGTTAATATTGAACCTCCGCAAATATTAAAATACCAAATTGATGAGTTTTATAAACCGCATCACGATTTTTTTAATTTTCCGCCTGACATAATTACCACACACAATGACAGGGTTGGCACTGTTATTTTTTATTTGAACGATGCTTTTCTTGGCGGCGCAACTCGTTTTCCTTCATTAAACATCACTGTTCGTCCACGAAAGGGATCTGCATTGTTCTTTGAGTATAATTATTCTAAAGATATCAATTACTTAACAATGCACGGAGGAATGCCTGTGATTCAAGGCACCAAGTACATTGCTACTTCTTGGATACGCGGCAATCAGTGGGGACACACCCATGGCTCTTAACCACGTTGACACAGGTTATAAAACAATTTTTAGAATTGATAATGCATTAGATACAGAAATTTGTGATCAACTTTGTAATTTTATGATCACACATAAATTAAAATCAAATCCAACTGATAATTTATTACCATGGTTTGATGGCGAGACATGCATTCCGTGGGAATTAGATAATATCAATTTGAAAAAACAAATTGTTGCCTATAGAAAATTAGTTACAGAAATAGTGTCTGAAAAATTTAATCAAACGCTATATCCAGAATTTACTCATCTTGTACTGTGGCGCACTGGCAGACAAATGCCCCGCCACAAAGATGATGGGTATAATGAGAATGATCCACTTGCAACAAGAAAAGTCAGTTGTGTAACTTATCTAAATGATGATTTTACAGGTGGCCAAACGTTTGTGTCTAATGAAACTGGCATTGATTATATCAGTAGACCCATTAAGGGATCTCTTGTTTGTTATCTAAGTGATAGTACAAACCAGCACGGTGTAAATCCAATATTGTCAGGCAATCGTGTTACTATGCCAATTTGGTTTTGTAGTGATATAACCAAATCTGAAGATGTTAAGCTGAGTAATATTATTCAGTCACTTTTATAAAATAATCATCCTCGGCTCTTGACAAGATAATTAAAGTAGTGTATTATAAGCATTACGGAGTTATCTATGGATGAAAGAATTGAAAAAGCATTTGCTGTGGCCAATTACATGAGCACATTGGCGGGCCAAAAACGTATTATTTTGGAAGAGTACAATCAGCAGCTGATACATTATACAAATGGTGCAACCTTCAAAGTCTCGCGAGAACTGATTGTGTTTGTACACACACTCACTGAGCTTGGCAGCACAGATGCTGTTGTTTTAGACGATAACAATTTTCCTGCACTAATTGACAATCTTCAGGAATTCTTAGAAAAAATTTCCAACGTGTATAATGAAGCCACTAAGGAGTATGCTGACAAGTACAATGATATTAGAGTAAAACGAAAAATTTCTGATATTGTTGAACTATGAGTCGAGGCATTGTGATATTTGCGCAGAATAATCCACAAGTTGATTATATAAAACTGGCTGTGTTTGCAGCCAAACAAGCGCAAAAACATTTGGATTTACCTGTGAGTTTGATTACAGACAGCAGATCTTGGCTGGAACAAAATTACCCAGACCATCCATTTGACCATGTAATAGACGTTGACTTTAACGAAGTTTCTCAGCATAGAGTTTTTTACGATGGTGCCTTGGCCAGTAAAAAAGTTGACTGGCGAAATCACACAAGAAGTAAAATATACGATCTCACACCATACTATACCACACTGGTAATTGACAGTGATTACATTATCAACAGTGATATTTTAAAACAGGCATTTGGTAGAGATGCTGATTTGCAAATTTATTCCAACAGTATGGATTTAGCTGCCTGGCGAAATACAGAAGAATTTGCACGTATCAATCCGTACAGTGTTAAATTTTACTGGGCTACTGCGTTTGTGTTTCAAAAAAATACAGTTACAGAATCATTTTTTTATCTAGTTAATTATATAAAATCTAATTGGAAATATTTTAGAATGTTGTACAATATTGACACAACATTGTTTAGGAATGATTATGCTTTTAGTATTGCAATACACTTGATGAATAACAAAACACAAGGATCTTTCTCTGTAGAATTGCCAGGCACCATGATATATGTCAAAGATCGAGATATACTGGTCGGCACAAATCGTAACAAAATGAAATTCCTGTTAGAAAAAGAAAATCACCCAGGCGAATACACGCTGGCCAAAACAACAGGACTTGATGTGCATGTTATGAACAAAATAAGTCTTGCTCGTTACATAGATGGGGGTTCAGGTGTCTAAAGGATTTTTGGTTTTTGCACAGAATACTGCAGATGTTGACTATGTTCAGCAAGCATATGCATTGGCATTGAGTATCAAATTAACACAAAAAGAAGTCATTGACATTTCGCTAGTGACTGACAGTCCCGTACCTAAGAAATATCTAAGTGCGTTTGATCAAGTACTCTCCATACCGTTTGGCGATCAAAGTAACAATTCTAAATTTAGAACAGAAAATCGTTGGAAACTTTATCATGCAAGTCCTTACGATGAAACAATAGTGTTGGACTCAGACATGCTGGTATTAGAAGATATTGCCACGTGGTGGAAATACTGTGGTAATTACGATATTAGATTTTGTAACAGCATAACAAATTATAAATTACAACAGGTAACAGATAACGTACACAGAAAAACATTTGCGTCCAACAATCTTACCAACCCATATTTTGCATTACATTACTTTAAAAAATCTCATAGGTCGTTGGAATTTTTTAAAGTGCTGGAGTTTGTAATCAATAACTGGGAATGGTTCTGGACCAAATTTGCACCTGAAAATTACCAAGATTGGTTAAGCATGGACTTGGCTGTGGCCATTGCCATTGAAGTGATGTGTGCTCAAGAAGAATTTTTAGACACCAATTGCCCGTTGATATTTGTGCATATGAAAACACCCTTGCAAGGATGGAACATCAGCAACACTAGTTGGCAAGATTCTGTTCTTTACAATTTTAACGGTGACTTAACAGTGGGTAATATACAACAACAAAAAATATTTCATTATGTAGAAAATGATTTTTTATCTGACAAAATTATCAATCGATTGGAGGAACTGACCAGTGGCCAAGCGAAGTAAAAAAATCAAACCCTTGGTAGACATTGTAGTTGAAAGTAAATATTATGTGTACTATGACAACAGTGACAACAAACTAATCAGTGTGAGTAATCAGTTGCAGCCTCAATTTGAACATTCATTAGACATAACATTTAATGAGTATAGTAAACTGGTAACAGGAGTGCATAAGTTTGCTGATTATCATGTGGGTGTTGTTATAGACGCTGAAGGAAATCCTATAAAGGGATTGGTGTCTAATCAAGTAATTATCGAAAATACCTTTAAAAACAGATTGCTGGCATGGATTGATACTGAAACTGATTCAGCAGATATTGAGATACATTGGGATCAATACAATAGTCAATGGGTGTTCGTGGCATCTGATGATTTGAGACAGCAATACTACGACAACAAGTTACCCGATACCAGCGTGTCTTTTTTTGTAACACTGGGACAAGATCCAAATTTCTTGTTGAGAACAATTGATATAGATTTTAAAACCATCACCTTGGACAAAATCTCTGTTAAATTTGAATCAAAATACGAAGAACGTATACAAGATATTGCTGTTACCGCCAACTTGGCAACCTTGGACTATTCATTAAAATTATGGAGTACTATAATTGAGTAAAATAATAAAAGTCATAGAACAAGACATCATATTTTTAAGTTATGATGAACCCAACGCTGAAAAAAATTACGCAGACTTGCTGGCCAAAGTACCATGGGCAAAGCGTGTACACGGAGTCAAAGGGTCGGATGCCGCACACAAAGCCTGTGCTGCCAAATGTGAAACTGAATACTTTGTCACAGTGGATGGTGATAACATTGTTGACCCAGCATTTTTAGAAGTTGAAATTGACCTTGAAGCTATCAACGTAACCAAAAATCATGTGTTCAGTTGGTGCGGCCATGTTCACGTGAACGGTCTACGTTATGGCAATGGCGGACTCAAAATGTGGACACCCAAATTTGTCAACGCTATGAAAACACACGAAAATTCGGATGATGATGACACCAAAGGCCTAGTTGAATTTTGTTTCGATGACCGGTACTATCAGTTCAACGACAACTACAGTAACAGCTACACCAATGCCAGTGCTTTCCAAGCCTGGCGTGCTGGGTTTCGAGAAGGTGTAAAGATGAGTTTAGATCAAGGTGCCAAAGTAACAGACCTTAAAACAATATGGTGGCAAAATTATCACCGATTATTAATTTGGTGCAACATTGGTGCTGATGTAGAAAACGGATTGTGGAGTATGTACGGTGCTAGACAAGGTGCGTACTTGACTAATTGTACTGATTGGGATTACACTAATGTACGAGATTTTGATTGGCTCACAACAGAGTGGGAAGAAACATACAGCAAGATCACTGACAAAATGTTGCCCTATGAAATAATGGGTTTAGGTGAAACACTCAAACATGAATGCGGATTAGAAATTACTGATGTTGATGCAACTGGCAGTAAGTTTTTTAAAACTGTGTTTAACAACAGCCCAAGAATTATTAGGAAAAGATAATGTACGATATTGTGTTTATTACATACAAAGAAGAAATATCTTCAAGTTACTATATTGAAGAATTTGTAAAGAAATTTCCTTATCACAGAACACATTGGGTTCGAGGTGTTAAAGGTATCCATAATGCCCACAAAGAAGCTGCAGGTAGAGTATTTTCTAAAATGTTCTATGTGGTTGATGCTGATGCTAAACTGTTACCAAGTTTTAAGTTTGATACAAAACTAGATCCCAGCGAAGAGGATATTGTGCATGTGTGGAGAGCTATCAATCCTGTGAATGGATTAGAATATGGTTTTGGTGGAGTCAAATTACTGCCAACAGAACTGACTCGTGTCATGTCAATTGACAGCGTTGACATGACTACCAGCATCAGCCCACGATTTAAAATAATGCCAGAAATCAACAATGTCACAGCATTCAACACTGATCCACTCAGCACATGGCGCAGTGCATTCAGAGAATGTGTCAAGTTGGCCAGCAGAATAATTCCAGGACAAGATAATTCACAATCAGAACACCGACTACATACATGGATACACTTCGGCGGTAATGAACCGTTTGGCGAATATTCAAAGGGTGGTGCGAGTGCGGGACAATGGTATGGAACCACCTATAAAGATGATCCCGAAGCACTGGCCAAAATCAATGATTATGATTGGTTGGAACATCAGTTCAATGCACACATTGAACAGTTTCCGCCGGAGACTTTTAAATAAGATCTTTGGTTAGGGGAAAGATCTCTGCAATAACTTGGGCACAGGCTCGTGCTACTTCTTGATGCTCTTTTTGTGTGCCGTTAGCACTGCGCAATTCAATAAAGTGAATCCAGCTGCGCAGTGTACCATTCATGTAAATTCTACTTTCTGTAAGGCCTTCTGGCAACACAGCTCGTGCTTGTTCTTTTGCTATGCCATTAGCGATAGCCCACTCGTATTCCCGTTTGGCAGCATAGATGACTCGCTGTTGAGCTCTGTACCATTCGTTTTGTAACATTGTATCATCCACTTGGACGCTGTTCTGGCGGTTTTTTGGATCTTGAAGTCTTGCTTCTCTTGTAACAAAGTTGAGATCTTTAGTTGGGTCAGCATATCGTTGACTGAACTCTTGGAAGCTGAAACTACGATGTCTAAGGATCTGTCTAGCAATATCTCTAGTGGTTGTGATTTCGATACAGGCTGACACCATTTCGAGTGGGCTCCAGTGTTGGTGCTTGACCAAGTATCGGATGAGCTTGTCTGATGTTTCAGTGTTAAGTTGGTTGCTGGGATTGGACACACGGGCGCAATACGCAATGAGTTCCTGCGCATCTGTGATTCCAAGATTTGCAAATTCTGCGGTTGGTTGTGAATAGGATAAAAGCTGAACATTCATTATTTATAATTTCTTCTTTTTTAAAAATTTCTGAGTACTACGTTCTATGTCTTTTTTTACACGTTCAGTATCTAATTTAAAATCAATGTTATCTATGGTGTCTTCGTAGGTTTTGCACAATTCACTAAGGTTCTGTTCAAAGACACTCCATCCTTCACGTTTTGCTTTAGCAGTTACTTTGATTTCCCAAGTCTTACCATCTTTAAAATTAACCAAAACGGTATGTAGATACCTAACAGGTAACACGTTTAATTCAACGTCTCCGAATACTTCTGGCCAATGCTCTATGACATCCTTGGGAAGAATTTTCCCAGATTTGGTCACTTTACAGGTTTTTTGGTCGGGACCAAGTCCTCGGCAAGACGTCTAAACTGTGCAGCTTCTTTTGCCAACTTATCTGCTTTGCTACGATATTCTTTGGCTTGTTCTTCAGGAGTAGATGCAACTGATGCCACGGGCATAATTGTTTTAACAGCTTCAACAGTGGCTGTGGCTTTTTCAACTTTGGCTTTTTCGTTTGGCCCGTTTGGCTTCAAAGACAACTCGTCCACAGCAATACCACGTTGCTCTGCAATAATTTGATTAAGTTCGGACAACTGAATACTGACACCTATAGTTGGAGTCATTTCGATAGCATTGGTTGGTGCCTTGATTAACCGACCACTTCCGTGTAATGCCGGCAACATGCGACTACCGTCTGGGAATTGTGTACGATCCAGTGCTTCAGCAAACTCGTAAGACTCTTGTCCTGCACTACTCTCTACCAAATTAATAATAGCATCGTGGTAAATATCAGGCAAGTTTTCTGTAGGAACAATTAGACAACTATGTGCATCACCGGGCAAGGTGCGATATGCCACAATACATTTTTTGTTTGTGGCAACAACACGACCTATGTGTTTTAGTTCTTTGGCCATAATATTATGCTCCTACCACAGCGTTTGCTACGGATTGTGTGTTAGTTTGCGGCGCAGGTTGTTGTGCTTGCTGTGCTGAAACTGTGTCTAAAAATGTTGTTAGCTTGGTATATGTTTGACCCACGGCTACCATTTCGTTTGGTTTGAATGCACCCCGCGAACTAGCAATATCGATAATAACCTTCATGGCATTCAAGTCATTGATGGTAAGATCGTTATTTTGTGCAGCATCAGCTGCTGGTTGTTGATTTTGTACATCAGCCATTAGAATCTCCTTATTGTGAAAGTACACAATTAATTATCTCGCCTGCAAAAGTGGACAGGCAATTGTGAAAAAACTTAATTCTTTTTCACTTTCAAAGCCAATGCGTGTATTATACACAATTGTGTTGGAATTATCTAATGTAATACCTTGCCCTATATAATACCTATTATTTAAATTTTTACGAATCCACAAATCTAATGATTTAACCAGCATTGGATTGTATTTGTCTAAAGAAGTGTATTTGAAGTGAGGACAGGCAAACTCAACCCTGCGTAGATTAAAGTAATCTAAAGGATTGGGCTTGCCATTCTTCAATGCCATTACGCTGATTCCGCTTCAAGCTCGTAATAAGCGTACTCGCCAAATGGAGGAACAATAGTGTTATTACCGTGGATGATGAATACTGTATCACAGTAGTTTTCATCACCCCAGCTGCCCCAAGGGTAGCCGTCTGTGAACATGATGAACTTTTTAGGTTGAATATCATTAGCTTTCATGTATTCCCAATTGGCATCAAACTCAGTACCACCGCCACCTATTGGTTGGTAGCTATCAAACTCATCAATATTGTAACCGTCAAAGTCTGCTTCATTATATACTCTGGTGTCAAAACACCAAACTTTAATTTTAAAGTCTTTGTATTCTTCCATGATGCCTTTGATCTCTGACAAGAAATCTTTAGCTTGTTCGTCACCAATGGAACCCGACATGTCAATACCAACACAAATATCAATTGTTTCTTGAAATTGTGTACCAGGAAGTATAGCACTCATGTGCCAACCCTTGCGATTAGGACGCATAAACGAATAGTCATTCTTGATAGTGCTTTGGATTTGCTGACGCAAAATTTCACGCCAGTTCATTTTAGGCTCTGTAAGATCTTTAATCATGCGTTGTACATTTGCGGGAGTATTTCCCGCACCCGCTGCCTGAGCAGCTTGTATGGTGGCCTCACGTATCTCGTCACGAATTTGTTTCAATTCTTCTTTGCTGTAGCGAGGTTGACCATCTTTGCCTGGCTCACCCCAGTCAATATGTTCGTCCAGCAATTGACCAAGTGCATCTAATTCTTTTTCATCCATTTCATCATAAATCTGATCATACACTTCTTCTGCACCCATGCCGTAGTACTTTTGATCATGGAAGATTTTAATATCCGGAATATTATGATCACCAATACGATCACGCACCAATTGTCCATTTACACAATAGTCAGCTGCAATGTTAAAGATTTTAGCATTGCGACTTTCTCGACGACCCATGTGGTCAAATACATTGTGTAAAATTTCATGAGCAATAACAAACTCAACTTGCTTTACAGTTAGTTTTTCAAAAAACCCACGATTAAAATAAATATGGCGACCATCAGTGGCTGCTGTGGTCAACCAATCTTCACCTTCTTGGATTTTCAATCGGGTAGCCATGTTGCCAAAGAATGGATGTTTGAGCAACAAGCTCACTCGTGCAATAATAATTTTATCAATAATTGGATCTGTATGTGACATGTTTGTTCCTAAGTTCTTACTATGTATATAGTATAACACCACCCGAAGGTGGTGTCAAACAGTATTAAACCAATTTATTTAGAATCTTTGTCAGTTGCGGCGCTAATGTACTTGCCAAACTTAGCGTGGAAGTTGTCAAAACATTTAATCTCATCTGGATCTAACGGCAATTTGTATGTGCTCAATGCCAATTTAGTACCCATAATAACCAATTCTGTTTCAAAGTTGTTCATCATAAATTCGAAGAAATTATTAACTTGCTCGTTCCAATTCTTAGCTTTCTTATCGCAAGAATCTTTCAACTCGTAGCACAGGGACACAGTCAACGAGTACATTGCAGAAATTTCTTTAGATTTCATTTCTTTAACTTTGCCATTCAAAATGTCTGTAGGATTAGGCATTTTGCTGGCGTGTTTACGGTGCGCCATAAATTTAATAGCAAGGCCTTCACCAACGGAACCTGACACCAAATCAGTTAATGTTTCGTTATCACAGTCGTCGTCGTGCAACAATTCGCTAACAAAGGACCAGCTGCGTGGTGTAGCAAAGGCACGGCTACTGGATTTTGGATCAAAGTCGTACAAGTCCTTTTTGGAGAAACTCAAGAAGCCAACCACATCCTTGTGAACTTTGTTTTCAGCAGCCCACTCAAAATAGTCATCCCAATTAACTAACATTTCCAAGTGAACAAAACGATTAGCCAACGGCGCTGGCATACGGAATGTAACACCTTTGTCAGTTTCTCGGTTGCCTGCTGCAACAATTACAACATTGTCGGGCAAAGTGTATGCACCAACTTTACGATTAAGCACCAATTGATATGCAGCTGCTTGAACGCTGGGTGCTGCACTGTTCATTTCATCCAGGAACAAGATAATGTGTTTGTGCTTTTTAGCCATTTCTTGGCTGGGCAGTTCGCTGGGCGGAGCCCACACCATTGTGTTGGAGTTTGAATCAAAATACGGAATACCTTTAATATCAGTAGGCTCCCACAGACTCAAACGTACATCAATCACGTGAGCTTCAATCTCAACGCCAAGTTGTTTGATAATGTCAGACTTACCAATGCCGGGAGGACCCCATAGAAAGATTGGACGCTTGTTTTTAAAAGCCTTACGGAGAGACTTTTTGGCGCCGCTTGGGCCCACTGTACGGCCTGAAATATCTGTTGCCATTTTATTTCCTATCTTAGTTAAAAAAATTGTTACGAATAACGTTGTGTATGTATGTATTATAGCGTCGATACACAATCACGTCAACAAGTTTTTTAAGTATTTAGGCATTTTTGGCTAAATCTTTTTCGCGCTCGTTCATGGCTTTGATAAGTCCAAATTTTCTAATGTCGTCAGAAAACAACATCAGCTCAAAACTCTTGCGTTCAGAAAATACAGTAATTGACATGTTGGTAAGATAATATGGGCAATCCACGTATCTTTCCAAAAATATGATTGTTTGGGGACTTAATTCAATTGGTTCAGTAAATGGAATTTCGTATTCTCTCAAATCCAATTCTTTTACCAAAAATTCGTAACCTTCATCACTTAATCGAAATGCACTGTCTTTACCAACCCGTGTGCTTTGCCACCACTTGCGTGAAAATAACTGTACATTTGCATCATCTATACTTTTGCCCCATTGTTGTAAAAATATCTTAGTCAGAGCAGTTCTGCTGATCATTTTAGAATAGCACCCTGTGTGAGTTTGACCACTTGAAAATCTTCGCAACCAAATGTGAGATTCAATTTTTTAGCCAAATTAATAGCATGTCCAGGATTACTAAAGCTGACTTTCTTGTATTTTGGCCCAGGATAGCTGGTGAGACTATTGAAGCTCTTCAAATTAAAAGGCTCGTTTTTGTAGAACACAGCCCAAATTGCTTCAGCTTCTAAAATCTGTTCTGCTTTATAATTTTTCTTACTGATATATTCCAGTAAGATCTTTGGCTTGGGTCTTGACATATGCGTATCCTGGTAATGTACGCATATATTTATGCTATTAGTTCTTGAAATCCCCGCCGTCCAGCTGTATGGACACAACCTCAGTATCAGCACTTTCTTTGAGTTTGATATAGAGACTTTCGTAATCTTGTATCAGTTTGTCTTGTATCTCAGACAGTGCCAAACTAAGCAATCGCGCCTGCTGCAGAGGTAATTTTACCTCTTTGCTTTGACTCAATTCAGCGGCTCTTACTGATTGTATAAACTGTGTTATGGGTGTGAGATTAATCTGATTTTGCATTTGAAAACACCTGTTTCATCTCTAACTCAGTTTTAAACGGACCCTTGTATGGGTTGCGTTCTAGAGTGATAAGTTTAGGACAAAATGATTTGACCCATCCTTTGTTAAATTGAATTGTGTAGTAACCTGCACAATACAAACTCTTACTCTGTGAGCTTTTTGTAAACAATGGTAACTTGTTTCTAACATCGTACATGCTGTTGTATGGTTTAACGCTGGTGGGGAAACCATGGCATTCTTGCGGTTCTGCTGGGGTAACTTTTACTTTGGTATTGTTTAAAAAGAAAGTCTCACCAAATTGCTTGGTAAGGTCTTGTTTCTTATTAAAAGTAACTTCTCCGTTGGTGCTGCTGAGAATAAACTTGTTGTTTTCTTTCTTGTGTAGTGTTGCAACCTTAGTGCCATCTTGCTCTACGATCCAAAACTTACCATCCACAATGGGCTTGGCGTGTATAACTGTCATATTTTTCTCCTTATGTACTCAGCCCCGGAGGCGCTGGAGTAATGTATGTATTTATCTCTTGTTTTTGAGGATATCTTGCTTGTAAGGGCTCAGCATACGATTGAATATTATCTGCAATTTTTTTCATATCCCATGCATTGCAGAATTTAAGCATGCGAATACCCACTTGATCCACAGATTTAGTAACAGCATTGGCCTTCACAGTTTCCATAATCTTTTCTTTAATCTCAGCAGGTTGTGCTGTGAGATCGCATAGTTGTATGTTACGTTGGTAATCTTCTAGCACACGATGTTCTGCACCGTGGTGGTCAACCCATCTCTGCAGCATGAGATTGTTCCACGCAAATCCTTTGCTTTTACGATCTTCGAACGCTTCAGTCAGACCCACTTTGTTTTTACTACCTTTAGTACGTACTCCGGGATAAGCAGAGAACACATTGTCACTGGTATCACCACGCATACATTTCTCAAACAGCATCCATTCTGGATCTTGCGCGGCTTTGGGTTCGCCAGTCTTTTTGTCTTTAACAGGTTTGCCTTTGGCGTCAAATGTGCCTTGGTGTGTGATATGTAAATCGCCCACACCATTGTACTGACTCACATTGCTACTGATAAGTTGTGCAAAGTCTCCGTCTGTACTGATAATCACATGCTTTGCATCTGGATGTGCTTGCACCCAACCTGCAATTAAATCGTCTGCTTCTAATTCTGCATGACGCATCACTGTGCAATTGGTCTTGTCCACAATAAAATTCTTGAACTCGTCAAATGCTTCCCAGAACAATTTGTCTTCATCTTGTTCTCGTTGTGTCATTGCTGCACGAGTTTCTTGTCTGTTGGCTTTGTAAGGCTTGTAAAAGTCTTTGCGCCATGATCTACCCTCGAGGCAGAACACCACATGAGTGCCACCAAAGTCATGCCATGCTTTTTTAATACTGTTGAAGGTGATGTGAAAAGCCATGCCAAGTTTAATTTCAGCTGCGCCTTGCACCACGTGCCTAGCACGAAAAAACGTGTTAGCAGTATCAACAATAATATATGTCATTCAACTTCCGATCTGCCACCTGGCAACTTCCTTACATTGATATAACCAGCACTTGTACGTCCTGGGTCTTGTCCAGCTTCGGCAATCATGTTGCCTGCAAGATCTCTGAACCACCGGTCCACAATTTCTTCATCAGGGTCACCCTCATAACCATAACCAGCTTGTTTCAATTGTACTACAAAATAGTCATTCCAGTCAAGCTCAAAAAAGCCATTGCGTATATTTTCTTTGTTCACGTGTGTATCTAACACAGCAACCCACGGTTCGTTTCGAGAAGTAGCTCGTTCCTTTGGAGTCAACTTGGCCAGTGTTTCGGCTGCTTGTGCTTTTTTAGTTTCTTCTTGAGCTTTTGATAATGCCTCGTTAGCTTGAGCTTTCTCCAATTCTAATTTTTCAATACCAAACAACTTTTTAACAAATTTACCAATCATTTCTTTTTCCTTGAAATTATATACCGTGCAAATATACACACTATGATAATGCATGCTAGTACTGTACAGGTATAATAAAATATCATCAAGTGCCCCACTCATTTTTAAATAGCGGAACTTGCAAACGGTCACTGTAACGCCAGCCACGCTTCATAGCTGCCAGTGCCACATTCTTGGCATTTAATGCATAAACACTTTCTACACCTCCCACTGGCATCAAGTATACATGGCCTTCAAAGCCCGCACTACGAAATGCGCCTACTGCACATTCAGCATCTGCAATATCTTCTTCCGTTGCTACTACAAATTTCAAATATGCAGTACCCACTTGTTCGTATTCACAAACTACTTCTGGAAGAATAGCTTCTCCCCATTTTTCGCCACTTGCTGGTAGTTTGGCACTTACTGAGAATGTAAGTTCTCTGCCCACTACACTATTCCACTTTCTCAAGTATTCTTTAAACTCTGGTGTAAGACGTTGAGTACCATTTGTTTCAAATGTAATCTCTTTTAGACCACGCATCTTAGCATTGTTAATCAAATCTGGATAAGCACGTTGCCAACCCAGCAGGGGCTCACCACCTGTAATAACCAAGTGTTCATATTCCCAATGATCTTGCGGAAGAATTTCCATAATGCGATCTGCAATTGCTTCGCTGGTCAACATTGGACTTAGATCTTTAAAACGTGGATCCCAACTGGCATAACTATCACACCCTGTACTCACCAATGGTAAGTCTTGGTATTTGAAAAACTTTTTAATATCAGCCGCAATGAAATCACGTTCTTTGCTTTGCTCACCACGCGGCATACCAAAACCGTCGCAGGTAAAGTTACAACCAAATGTACGTAGAAACACACTCGGTACACCCATGTAACGTCCTTCACCTTGAATACTGTAAAATAACTCTGCTATTTTAATTTTACTCATTGCTTTTCCTAAATTCTTCTACATCGCTGATTGCTAATTGTAACACATTTGCATAATTAAGAGCTTGTTGTTTGGTTAAATGCACCGTCGATTCAGTATCAACATAGCCTTTAGTCAACAGCGTCCAAATATGATACCAGCGTGTCTTCGACCAGTAGTTTGTTTTACCTGTAGTATAAATGGTTACTTGAATATCGCAGTCATCTGCTTCTACCCACATGTTATGATTGTGATTTTCATCACCGCAATTACAAGCAATTCGGTAGACTTTTGAGTCTCCCCAATCGTTTGTTTTCATTATGCCTTCTGCTGGAATTTGATACTTCATTCTATATCTTCCTCAAACCATTCGTCAACCATAGATTCTGCTTCTTGTTGTGTAAGTGCTGGAACAAAAATTCTAGCAGGCTCTCCTTGAGCGTGTTGAATATTGTATCGCACAACACCTCCAGGGATATGATTAAATTCTCGTTGTACTACAAACTCTTTTAAGTTCTTAGCACGTTCAATTAATTGATCTGTTAAGTCTTTGGCTGTGGTCATCTTGGAGCAAAGTCCTGTTGTAGTTTGATGTTGTCAAAGAATTCTTTCTTTGTGCCTGCGTCAGTTGTGAATGCACCTTTGAGTACAGTGGTCTGTGTTAAACTACTGTGCGCCATAATTCCTCTATTTTCGCAACACCCGTGAATTGCTTGTATGTATACTCCTACATTCTCACTATCTGTTGCTTTCATTATTTCTCTTGCAATGTCGTTACACAGCTCTTCTTGTAGTGTACCACGACGAGCACACCACTGTGCTATTCTGGTATACTTGCTGAGACCAATAAGTTTATTAGCGGCAATGATACCGATGTAGGCAACCCCACTGACAGGCTGGTGATGATGAGAACACATACTTCGTAGCTCACTACGTACCACAAGCATACCTTCGTAACGGTCGGCGCTGTCATTTGGAAAAGCTGTTGCGTCGGGCGCTGGTTCATATCTTCCTGCCATTACTTCGTTAAAATACATCTTAGCCAGTCGACGGGCTGTGCCTTTTGAGTTTGGATCATTCTCACGATCAATAAGCAATTGATCAAGTACTAGTTCAAATGCTTCTGTTGCATCTGTGATTAATGTTTCTTTGTCCTCTTCGCTAACATATTCGCTAATGTTGTCACCTGCCCAAAAACGTTTGCCTGCACGTTTCATTTTCATGCGGATTGCACCTGCCAAGGTTCCTTCTTGATATCCGCCGTCACCTGCCATTGCATCCAGGCCTGTTTCTTTTTTTACATACACTTCTTTGCCCAAGGGTTTGTATTCGTCTGCAACAAATTTATTATCTGCATCTGAATGAAATACTGGATCTGGTGTAAATTCTTTAGTCATTGTTACTCCTATGTTGGTATTATATAGGTTTATTTAGGTTTTTGCAAGTTATTTGATGCTCGAACTTGTCTACAAGCTTCGCGCATTTCGTTAGTAAAATCTGGACTTATTTCGGAAAGTTCACAATTGATCCAAACTCCGTCTGATTTTTTTGGAAGTGTTAAAAACAACAGTGGCACAACTAATACAAACACAATGACAACCACTGATATTTTTATAGTCTCTCGCTTAGAAGTATCTTGCATAATTCAGCATCCTTTTTTGATTTGAAACAAAATGTCATAAAATCTTCAGTTGGAGTGTACACGAATCGTTGCCCTGGCAAACCAAACACTTCCACCACCATGGCACATGTTTCATTCCACCATAGCGCACCTTGATTATGCCAATCCACAATAATTTCATGATCACTAGGAGACATTATAGGTCTTTTTTCAACATTGTTAATTCATCTTTGAGATATTCTTTGTAACTGGATAACACTTCAGTAGCATGTATATTTTGTGAATTTTTTTCAATATCTTCAGTAACTTGTTTGATTTTTTCTTGTAATTCTTCAACAGTTAAGGTCATTTTGAACTCCTCACGGACCTTAAGCCACTGGCTCCGCCCAATAAAATGGCAAATGCTGCCCACGTTTCCCAAGTCAATGGAATGTTTAGTACAGGAAATAATGTATTCAAACTCCAAATACCTAATATGGGTCCAATAGCAATGGCGATTACAATTAGAGCAATGCCAAAAATAAGTTTAATTAATGATGATGTCATAGCCAAAATTCCTCCCAGGGATAAACCAACCAACAATCTTCTTGTGCTTTGTTAACAGTCCATACATGGTAGTCTGGATCTTTAAACTGGCTTGATTGATTGTGCGTCAATACTGCAAATCGAACATTATCTCCCCAGATGGTAGACCATTTGGCATCGTCGGGGAAACAACCGCTGGGCCAATCCGTCTTAATCCATGCAACAGTTGAGCCTTGATCGTTGATGTCGTCTACAATAAGTATATTCTTACCATTAAATGCATCTTCTGCCATGCCAAGATTACTAACACAATCACCACCATCACGTAGACTGATGTCCAAACTACACATTTTAATGCCAGTATACTGACTAAGCAAATTAGCAGGAACAAGTCCGCCTCTAGTAATGCCCACAATATAATCTGGACGCCAATTGTGATTATGCATTTGTCTAGCAATATCCAAACATGCACCTTGAACATTGCGCCAAGTGTAATAAACTTTTTTCATGCTACTAGTCCAGCTGCCAATTTAGCAAGTTCTTCTTTGGTCATAAAAAAATTGTATGTTTGACTATCATGAACTACACCGTCTTTAAGACTTTCTTGAATGATGTCAAGACTAAACAAGCCCTTTGGTGCTAGTACTTCGTGCTTAGTTACACGTACTCGAAATCCTTCAAATTCTTTAACTGTTATTTCTTTGCGTGTGTGCGCTACTGATTCGTGTAACATTATTTTGATTCCTTTATTGTGTCAAATGTTCTATATTTTGCCAATGCCGCAATGTATTCGTCATACAGCTTCTTTAACTTTGGATGCTTACGTTCAAGTATAGCATCTCTTTCAGGAATACTCAAGACTCGTTCAATTGTGTTTAACCGTTCTTCCAAGTCTCGCCCATTAAGAACTAGCCGACCTTTGACTTCTAATTCTGGCGGACTTTGATTGACTTTGAGTACAGTGTCATATTCATTTGCCCAACTTGTACCGTTTGATCCAGTTGTTAAGAAAGCACCGGTATTATTAGTGGTATACACTTTTCCAATTGTTAATGGGGAAGGTGCAGGCGGTATTGCACCGTAGCCTGGACTTGTTGTATTAGATATGCTTATGAGATTCGAGATAGCGGTCATTGTGTATCCATTTGTTGTTTACTAAAAATCCCCATTCTTGTTGTTGCGGCCCTGGCACGAACAAGGTCCATGCAGTTACTTCAGGAACCAATTCGATACGATGGTAGCTGTTAGCACTACAAACACGCCAGTGTCCAGGACCACGCCAATGTTTTGTTTCACTGACCATTTGGCCATGTTCAAAATTGGGAGTATACTCGTAGTAGCCGCCTGCCAGTATCAGTGTAGCATAGGGCCACGGATGATCATGCACATCACCAGGATCGCCTTTGTGAAACTTGTGTAAGAACACATTGAATGGAAAATGCCTACGTTCTTTTAACAACAAGTAGTAACGAGTCAGCAAGGGCTCGTTGCACTGACGATCCATGATGATCCGTTTGCGATCCAGCCGTTCCAGACAATCAAGGACGAGGTCTTTTATTTTTTGGAGTATCATAGTCATCCCGCACTAATTTATACGTTGTTTTAAACTTGTCAAATGCAATTGCCAATCCTGGATATTCTTTGCACATTTTTTGCACACGATCAAAGTCTGGAAATTGATTAACCCACTCTTCGGGCAAATTTATTGTGAACGACGAAGTATCTATACTGTTTATTGCACCAATCTGTACTGTGGAGATTGACGGAAATGTAATAGTGCCACTTGTACTATACGTGTATGATGACGGTGATGATACATATGTTATACTATTGCTAGTATCCGTAGCAGTAAGAGAATCCCAAGCGATAGTGTCTGTACCACTAATGGTTATAGTGTCTATCGTATCACTTGATATTGGCGAGTAAGCCACCGGCTGAGAAATAGTTGTCACGTAAAAACTCCGTTTGTTTATGTAGCATAGGAAGTCTAGTTTCGTAATTTTCCATATGCTGTATTATTGTTTTGCAAATAAAAGGTCTGTATCTACTGTATGCTTCAAAACTTTCAGTCCATTCGCTGGGATACTTAAAAGTATCAAAAGCCATTTCACTATAGCTAAGTCTATCCGGCACCATGGGAACAGCACCCACCACAGCACCTTCGTACCAGCTGATGCCCAGCGTCTCTTGCAAGTTAGCACTGAACACCATTTTAGCACGACCTAACAGCTTGTGATATTCGTGTTTGTCTAATTGTGTATCTTGGCAAACTACAAATTCATATTGAGGCAAATGCGTGGCCAAGTCTCGGAAGATTTCAACTTGCTTCTCTGGCGCAATGCGATGCGGAAACAATATAAGGTCACGCTTGGGGGTAGTCCAGTAGTTGTTCAAAGTATCTTGCATATACTCCATGGGCCAACCAGTACGAACTATCTTACCGCTGTTGTATCGTTCTGCCCAGTCTTCTTCATACCAGGGATTTTCTGTTGGATAATCATGTAACAGATTATCAAAGAACATCTTAACATGGAATTCAGTAGCAAAGTAGTTGTGATCAAAAGCATGATAAAAACTTCTTTCAGCGTTTCTCACCCAAGGCTTATTGCCAACCAACCTGCCTAAAAAGTCTTGTGGATCATAACTACCAGCATGCCACAAGCCATGTGTAGTTACTGGAATACCCAACAACTCACTCATGTACTTTAGATTAATGATACCTGGATGCCAAGCATCAGTAAACACAAAATGATCGCCGGGATTAACGGATCCACTGCAAAATAACCTACCCATCTGCTCCACTTGACTAGCCTTGTATATATTAGTGCCGCCAAAGTTAAGAAATGCTCCAGGAGTGGTAGCACTAGGAATGTCCGTAGGACCTGATATAATGTTGACATGGTGTCCTGCCTTTTGTAAGAGTGCAGGTACATGAGTCTTCCATTGACCCGTGTACCTTGTCTCAACTGACTCTAAATCAATTAAGAAGATAGTCATTAGTTTTCAAAACGTTCGTGTTTGGGATTTTTACCCAAGTAAGGTTTACGTTCACCTGTGTATGCTTTCTTAGGCCGACGACTCTTTTCAAAATTACGCCACTGCCAACTTTCTCTATTGTACAAATCTGATTCATCAAACGGCGCCCCCTCGATTTTACACCAATCTAAAAATCCCTCAAGGTCGTCAAAGATTTTTACAATGTCCGGCCGGGTTTCGAAATAACTGATATTTTTGTAATTATTAGCCATTGTAGCTTTTCCTATTAATACTTAATGAATGAACCATTTTCTCCGTCTTCGGAGACCTCAATCCAAACCTCACGGTTGGGATACTTTTGTGAAATCTGTTGATATAAATCTCCAGACATCATTTCACAACTCTTGTAGTCTAACGCTAGTATACTATCTTTGTAGAGATTTAGCAACCAGCGTTTAAACTGAATAAACTCAATATCACGGTCGTCGTGTGTAACACCAATCCAAACTTTAAAGTGGAAGATGTGACGATGCGGATAGCCTAGAAAACTCACATCGTATTCATCACCTGTTGCTAGGTTAGAATCTGTAAGTGCAGCCGGATACTTGTGCATACCCTCTTTGTTAAAGGTAACCCAAATCATTTTGTTTGGTCTAACGTCTTGCCGAATAATCATTCTGTATCCTTTGCTGTTTGAACAATTGGTGTGTCATTAACATATTGATCCCAATGTGTGTAAGTTTCCTTGGTCATCAGGCTTGGAAGATGATGAGTCCAAACTCCAGGGTTTGTTTTGCCCCAAGTTAGGTCATCAATTTTAAGAGTTGCATTGTAGTTAAACAATTTGATATACGGAATCTTAACACTGATCATGGGCACAAACGTGTCATGTTCACACCAGCCGTCTTCGTGAATTTGATCTGCATACTTGACGTCAAAGTCTAAACTGACCCAATACTTTAAATTAAGTAAAGGGGTAATCATAGAATTCCATGACTTCCAGTCTTCGTGAGTCGCTGGATTAAAACTTTGACTGGTTCCAAGATAGATATGCTTGCAGTTGTCACTATCTGCAAGTTGCATGATTTTTTCTATATCTTGAACGCCTACCACAAACAAAGTTTTCATACCATAACAAACAGTATGCTCAACTTCATCTCCAATAAAAAAATCAATTTGTTTTCGGGCTTCGGTGTTTAGTCCCATTTGATATAACCTCTACTATAATTACTCGGACGATTTGCGCCGTCCGCAAACGCTTGTTGCCATTCAGTGTTACGATTATAACATTTAGTCCAAAAAGAATCAACCTTTAGATAGCCGTTTTCAATCATCCAAACTGCATCTTTCATGCATTGATGAAAATTTGTATTACGTGGACTTGGTTTAACAGTGGTAACAGCTTTCCAAAGTTGAGCTTGTGCTTCTTCTTTACTTACTGCTTTACCAACTGCATCAACAATTAGGGCATTGTTATTTAGGTTAATGTCAATGCCTAAAGCATATTTGCCACTCAAGTCAATCACTACATCATAACTTTCAGTAGTACCAAGTAACAATCGATCTCCCCATAGATCAATATTACTTGATCCCACAACATCAACATTTTCAAGATGTTTAAATTTGGTCAACGTATGATAAGCCACCCATGCCAAGAATCCACTGCCAATGATCAGTATTTTATCTCGTCTAGCACAATCCGCCACATCCACTGCATTGATACCACAAGCAACCGGCTCGATAATATAGCGTGGGTGAGCTTCTGGTACTTGTACATATTCATCTTTGCGTACATTATAAAAGTCTGCATATGCTGGCTCGCCGCGTGTGGCAACAATGTCACCAAAATTCACATCTGTAATGTTAGCACCGATACCAATTACTTGGCCCAGTCCTTCGTGACCCTGCATTTGCAACGGTAATGGCCCAAAATTACCATTCATCATGTCTATATCACTACGACATACACCGGTCATAACAGCCCGTACACAAATTTCATTCTCAGTCAATGTAGGCATGACATATTCCACTTCTTCAAAATAGCCTTGCCCAGTCGTTTGTAAACAGCGTGTCATAAATTTTCTATTCTCTCATGTATCCAAGTATCGATTGCATATTGTTTTAACCAAAACTCAGGAGTATCCATATTATCCACAGCATCAACAATCATATTATGGTATGCTTCTTCCGGACACCAACCTAAATCAAATTGTTCTATTGTATTATCTGGCATAACAAATGTAATAGAACTATCTTCTTTGTCTATGCTACGCCAATTGGCCGCACACTGCCACTTGTTACCAAAATTAATCACGCACATGTCGTCAACATTGTATGTGCCATTGGGGTCAACAACTCCATAGTCAGTACTATCGATATCTTTTAATTTCCAACATTGCATGGCAGTTTGGCCAGATACGTTTTCACGTTTCCAATTAGGGTTCATAGCCACATACAAACTCAACAAGTGTGGCATTAAATCTCTGCTGACACCTCCAAATGCCAACTTCTTGGTAGTGAACCAACTACCTGGACTAGGAATACAATTCTTTCTAATCCAGTTTATCTTTACAGTCCTGGACTTGCTTGCCAGTTCAACTAGTTCAGCTATATTACTACGCCACATATTGTTTTTAACCATTATGAAGCGTGTTTGTTTAAATTCAGTTACTAGTTTGGTCCAAGTATCGCTCGTAGCAACTCCAGGTTTCTCAATAAACACAATTTTACTGTGCGGAGAAACTCTAGCTGCAATTTCAAAGTGTGTAAAGTTGGGAGTACAGATGTGAGCAGTATCAAATAAACCGTGTATCAGTAACGCTTTATCAACGGAATCAAAATCTGCACCTTTACTAATATCTCGATCCACTGTGACAACTTTGTGACCAAGTTTTGTCAGTACATCTTTGTACAAGTTACCAATACCCATGCCAATGACTAGACTACGCTTGCTCATTTTTATTTTGCTCGTATTGTTTAAAAAGCCTAGTCACTGGTTCCATTCTCTCTTGAAATACATCAGGCGCCTGAAGTGCTGTACGTTGCATATCCCAGTCCGTTGGATAGTGACGCAAACAATATCTAGCACCATCTTTAATTGCTTTAGGAACTCGAGGAGTATTTAGGATCTCAAGTAAGAACTTTTGAGTCTGTACTACTGCTCGATATCTTTCGTCTGGCAGTGTCATTTTTTTACCTGTAATTCTAGCTGGTTTAATTTTGATTCCTCGTCATCACCCCATTCGGGTTCGTCGTCTGATTGTACAGTATCTTCATTGTCTTCTACAAAGAATTCGGAGAACTTGCCGCTGGCGTTAACTGTTTTCTTACCAATAGCACCTCGGGTACCAGGAATAGCTTGCCAAAATTTATCAAAGCCGTCAATAATTGCCAGTGCTGTTTCTTGATCTGTCGCACTAAAAATAGCATCAACAACATCTTTGAAGTAAACACGTTCAAACTTTTCGTCCACCAGCATTGCAGGACACAGTCCAGAATCGTATTGCCGATTGGCTTCCTGCACACTGTTCAAATGCAACCACACATTATGTCCCATCATGATTGCATATGTAAAACTATCCCAACTGGTTTTGCCTTCCTTACCAATCTTATTCAAATCACCCGGACCGTAGATACAAATATCTTTCACTTCGACACCGTCCATTAATGGGCTAGTGGTAAACGATTCAAAATGCTTGTCTTGCACCACTACTTCTTGGAAGAGACGAGTATCCTTGGCATATTTTTTGTTGTCAAGAGACGGCAACATGCGGTAAAGCCATTTTTGTCTGTCTTCAATCTCTGTTTGGACATAGATTTGTCCGTTTGCTGTTGCGAGGAAGGGACTTGCGCAATCAAAAGATATGGTAAAGTTTTCATTATGATATTTCCTAATAGCTCGTTGTATGTCAGTTAATAACAATGCCCACTCTAGTTTAGAGGTGCCTAGGAAGTGCATCCAGTCTTGATGACCTTTTTCAAGAAGTCCATCAAACTTCAATGCCACTAATCTACGTAACACTAAATCAACGTCGCACATGTTTTGTCCACCCATGGCCCATCCGTTGAACGGTTTATCATACTTTGTTGGATCGCAAAAGTCTTTCATTTGCTGATACCAGTCGTTTGCTTGTTTATGGTTTTCGCCTTGCAATACGTTCAAGAACTTACAAGCACCTGTACGATGTTTGATAAAATATTCGTTATTGTATTTTGTAGCTGCCACTGCTTGATCGTAGTCACCAACTCCGCTGTTTTTAGCACCTACTGGGCTACGACCAACCCATGCTGGAATATCCAGTACCATGCCATAGTCCATGAGTGCATCCATCCATGCCAACACTTGCCCACGTTTCTTTTGTGCTGCATCTAGTTTGGCTTGATAAAGTTTAACATGATCAATCTTATTGTACTTGGGATTACCGTTTTTATCAGTTTTAGGATGACCGGTGGGATGTAATTGCGGTACTAATTCCACACCCTTGGACACAGCTTCGGCCATGCGTTGTGCAACTACTGCACCATTAGGATCATTCCACTCACCTTCCCACACACCTTTACCAATCTGAAATCCGCCCGAGTCACCTAATACCCAACTGGTACTACGGTCTCTATTACGAAACATGTCTTCACTGGGATCAGGTTTTGTCAAATCCAAGTTGGCATGCCCTGCGGAATACAAACAATGGTCGAAATAAAATGCCGCATTGGGATTCAAATAGTTCATGGCTTCAATGCCCATGGGTCCAAAACTGGCAGGTATACGTGCAGGATCCACATAGTTACTGTAACGTTGTTTGCCTATATACGTGCTGTAAAAGCCTGACGTTGCCGGCAAGAAATATGCATAATCGCTTTGAGCTGCTGTCAGATTTTTATTCATTATTTAGATTGTGCTGGCAAAATGTAGTCATACACAGTAATGCCACTGTCGACAGTGATGTTTAATGCACCTGCATCAGCAATACGCATAGAAATATCGCCGGGCAAGTTCAAAATACTTTGAATGGCTGTGACAGGCCATGACCATGTTTGTTTTAATTTACCATTTACACCTGCTTGGAACACAAAGTTACCAGCATGTGTACTTGCATCTCCAAAACTAAACACTAGGTTACCATCTTTGGTGGACACTTGAAATGTCTTTTCATCACTGTGAGCTGCACTTTGGAATTTAAACTTCTGTATACTGGCCATACTGGGTTTAAAGTCAATGTCCCATGTTGCGCCTTTGAACTTGACAGTTTTCAACTTTTCATTGATAATGTCTTGGTTCATAAAACGATAATCGTTTTCAAAGTCTCCTGCGCCGTTTTGGAAATGTAATCCTGTTGGAATTGTTTCTCCATTACGTTCTTGCTTAACTACTTTAATAGTAAAGTTTTCTTTGTATTCTGGACATTTGAGAATAATGTCTAACCTGTTAAGGTTAGGCATACCAAATGTGCCTTCAAAGTCCTCTACTGGTGCTTTGGCTTTTGCTGTTAAGATAACGCTACGGTCTTCAGCCATTGATTCGATCACCGCTTCTTTTTCTGTTGCACTAATTTTAACCAACGGCAAAAAGCCCAAGTTATGTGTATGTGCCACTAGGTCTTGTAAAAAGTCTTTCATATTATTCTCCATCTTTGTAGTATATAGGTTTTGTGTGACTATGTCAATTATTTTCTAACTCTTTTATTATATTTTATTGCCGATTCTAAAATACTTACTGATGTACTCAGTCGGTCGGAATACCATACAAACGCATTTGTGTCTTTGGAAAAACAAGATCCTCCAAAACCACGAAGCCCATCTGGACCAGGCACTTGCATGTGACTTGATCCAATCCTGTTGTCAAGTTTAAGTAAACTGATCACAGTATCAAAATCAACGTTATTAGCAATACACATATCATGCAATTGATTAAAAAATGCCACTTTGACACTTAGAAAACAATTGGTTGCATATTTGACCATGCTGGCTTCTGCAACAGTACAGTGGAAAGATGATTTGAGTTTTGGCAATGACTCAAAAAAGAGATCTCGCCACATAACTGTATCAATATTTTCTCCACCCAGTATCATGTATGTTTGATTTTTAAAGTCTTCATCTGCAGTAGAGGCTCTTAAAAATTCTGGACTATAGCAAATACCATGTTTGGGATAAGATGCCATTAGCTTATTTAGGTAATCTGGTACAATTGTGCATTTAATCAACACTGGCATTGTTTCAGGAATAGTATCCATCACACTGTGTACTTGACTAACATCGCAATCACCCAGTATAGTTGCAGGAGTTCCCACGCAAATAATTACGCCATCTGCATTTTTATAATCGGACACTATACTATTGTTGATCTGTGGATCAACGATGTGTATAAAATTTTTATCTTTAATAGCGTTGGTAACAGCCTTGCCAACAAATCCATACCCTGCAATTATAATTTTCATATTAAAACTCGAATAAACTGTTAAATGTATTTTTTTCTTCTGTGCTGTTGATATCCCAATTCAACACACCGATCAAGTTGTCTAATTTGTTATCAATAATTGTTTGTTCCATTTCCGCATGGTCAAACGGAAGATCTTTAAACCATTGTGGCAATCTCAGTTCATCAACTGGATATGCAACTGACGTGAACTCTAACGGATTGGGTTTGAGTTTACACACAATAACCTTGGCACCGTCGGTTATGTTCATTGAGTATTTGTCGTTGTACATGCGTTTGAGCGTGTTCCAATTAATACTGGCTCTAACATGACCGGGCATATTGGCCTTGCCAGCTTTCTTTTCCTTTGCTTGATAGTCTGTGATGTTGTTGGCACGTTTGGGGCTTCCTTTTTCCCAACCAGGTCTAGCTTTGAATCGAATACGAAATTCGCTGATATGATCCAACACTTGTTGTTCTGGTTTACCCATGAGAACCATTTCAAGAACATCACTTAAAAAGTTTTGAATAAATTCTGGAGTATCACTGCGTTTGAGATCCAATCCCATGGCCTTGATCTTGCCAGCTTTGCCATCTGTGTCCGTGCGTTTGCCTTCTTTGTCATAGTACAACACTGCGTAACGCTTCTTGGTAATAAACAAACTTTTACTACCAACAATCTCACGACCTGCTTTGATAACTTCGCCGCGAGATTTGGGACAATGGAATGTGTCCAACATAAACTGTGGAAATGTGGTATTGACTTCTTCTGCTATTTGGTCGTATAAACCAATCACAGTTTCTCTAGTCCAAGGAATAGCACCTTTATCAATGTCCTTTTGCAATGTTTTGTAAGCACTGAAATAACACGAGTCTGTATCACCGTAAATAATGGCCTTGCCTCTGTGGTCATACTCACCTGTGATAATCTCATTTACCTTTGATGCCATGTGTTTGACAATTTGTCGACCACTCAATGTGGTTGATTGCCCGATACGCTTGTCAAAAAACCTACAACCGTTGTTGAGAATAGCACCATACAGACTGTTAAGATTAATCTTCTTGACCAGTTGACGCTTGTCCCAGTATTCTTCTTCAACTTTGTTACCACTTTTAATACATTCTTTCAGTTTGGCCTGCATCTCTTTACGTTCACTGTACCAACGTTTTAACAAGCCTGGAATGATACCTTCTTTTTCGTAAGTGAAGATTGTGCCGTTGGCACTGAGCATCCACGGCTGATTACTTTCAAATATTAATCTGTATACTTCTGCAGCACTTAACACATCGCTGGACTTGTCTTCCCAGTCGATGGTGATGTCAGTACCTATTTCTTGTGACATAACAGCTTCAAACTCGTCACAACCAAACTTGCCTTCCCAAGCAGCCGCAAACGATTTGCCTTTGGCCAGCTGTAATTCAATGAATTCTTCTGTGCGTGTTTGACGCAGTTGTCCAATGATGGTTTCCGGACCCATATTGAGTGCTCTAATTGCACTGGGATATAGGCTGTTGATGTCCAATGACCCAACCCAGTCCTGTATACCTTCTTTGGGCACAGCAACATACGCACCTGCGGCCGCAGTATTTTCTTCACGGTCGTCTTTCTTAACGCGATTAGGCACTTGAAACCCACGACGATGTGCTTCGTTAATGATGGCCTGTTCAGTAACAGCCACAGCACCCATTGTGGTCTGTAGCAACACTGTGTTTTCATGTGCCAGTGTGTTGGCTAGATCCAAAAACTTCAGTTTCTTGTCTAGTCTGTCCAACAGTGATGTATCTTGTCTGTTGTATTCAATAAACGTTTTAAAATCATTGTTGTACAACTGATCCAGTGTGCCTTCGTACTGTGTTTTACGTTCGCCCAGTTCGTATTCAGCAATGGCATCCAGTCTGTATGTGTGACGTTCTTCATACGTGTATTTGCGATACAGTTCAAGACTGTCCAAGTGTACACGACCAATAAAGTCATATGTAACTGATTGACGTCCAAACTTTTCGTATTCTCTGCGTTTGGGAAACTGATCAAACAAACAAAAGCGACGAGTGTCATCTTTGCTCAACACCTTGGTCACACGGTTAACAGTGTATGGAATATCATAACCTTCACTGTTCCAACCAGTCAGTATGTCAGCATCTTGAATTAGATCTAAAAATGCATCCAACATTTCACCTTCTGTTTTAAACAGCACAGTGTTGGGGAATTCCTTAATTTCTTCTTGTGCTTGTTCCCAAGTCAATGTCTTGGGAGGCACAGCAAAACAAATTAATGTTTCCAACCATTGTAGGTGAACAGCAATTGAGGTAATGGGCATGAACGCATCATCTGGTGTGCTGTAGCCACGTTCTGGATCAAAGTCCACTTCGATGTCAAAAAACGCCACATTGAGTTTTGGAGGATCTTGATTTAAATAATGTTCACTAAGTGTAACAAAGATTGGATTAATGTCGCTTTCAAACAGTTCTTTACTGCTGTTGATAGCTTGTTCTTTGCGTAGTTCTTTGGTGTTCTTACAGACAATGCGTGTTAATGCATCTCCGTAGATTGATTGATGTTTGCCCTTGGGGTCTTTTACATAAAAAGTATGTTTGACAGGAATGTCTCGGAACTCACGTTCACCTTTCTTGTTGCGTTCAACCACTCGAATAACATCATTCTCGCGATCAAACCATGCATCCACATAGCTCATAATTCTCCTTATGTCATTTAGGGCTGACAAACACCTTACATGCGGTTTATGGCCCGCTGACCCTTGCTAGCAATACTTATTAGATACGCTTGGTGATATCCAAAATTGCTTCAATCTCTTCCCAATCTGCATTATGCGCACTCCAATCACCCTTGTGAGCAATTTTGATAGCTTTGTTAATGACACTGGGTTTTACTTGTAATTCTTCAGCAACTGCTTTGACTGTTTCTTTCAAACCTTCTGATAGATCTTCAATTTCACGCAGCACTGTGCTGCCTTCTGAAATCAAACGCTCTAATTTTGCCTTTTCTTCTGGACCATATGAACGACCTGACATGCTGTCTCCTAATGTATATGCCTATTATACTTTACTTATCCAGCTAATGCAAGCGGTTAGATATTTTAGAGGTGAAAATGGCAGAATAAATCTGCCATTTTATTGATTAACCGCGGGCTATTCTCAACCAGCGAGCCAATTCGTTATCGCTTTCTGTAACAGGTTCGAATTGTTTTGTTGCTGGATTTTGTTTATACTCTTTACCAGACACATCTCGATTTACACCCTTGCTGTCTTTATATAGATCTCCGGGTTTAACACTTGCGGACTTGGGCTGCGCGGCAATACCACCTGCCTTCTTCTCGCTTGCCGTTGCAATAGCTGCAGCTTCCGCTTGTTTTCTTTTTTCAGCTTTATCTAAAACAGCTTGTGCAGCCATTGTTGAGTTGAGCCAATCTTTATCGTCGCCCCAATCGTTACGCATCAGCTCGCGGATTTTTTTGATTAAGTCTTTTTGTTCTGGAGTTAATTCGCTTGTGGTGGTATTAGTCGGTGATGCCGCAACATCTGAACCCGTTGTTGTTGGCTCGTGTGCTGGATCAGTTGCTGGCCCGTTTGCTGTATCAGGTTTTCTCTCATCGTCAAAACCTCCCAATGCTGCCACTGTTCCTGCACCAATTGCTGCAGCTCCGGCCAAGCCCAATGCAGCAGCCAGCTTGGGATTAGCCTTTATCCAACCTGTTAATCTACCGGATCGTTTGGCGGCCCGGGCTTCTGCAGATGCAGCAGCTCTTTCGGCAGCACTGAGTTCCTTACCAGCAACACCTGCAACATCGTCTGCAGATTTGGATAAGGCCGCACCAGCGCCTCGCACAGCATCGTCTGCAGCATTGGCACCTGCCTTGGCACCTGCACCTACAACATCGTCTGCAGATTTGGATAAGGCCGCACCAGCGCCTCGCACAGCATCGTCTGCAGCATTGGCAACATTATCGCTGCCTCTGACCACGGCGTTCATTGTGCCACCTAATTCTTTACTTGCGGCCCTGCCCGCATTCACCGCGTCATTTGCAGCGGCCTGCGCTCTAGCAGCCGCAATGCTGCCACCACCTAATTCTCCAGGCTTTGTGATTGCATTGCCGGCGAGGTCTTTGGTTACAGCAGGTGCCTTTGGTAATTCAGCTCTTGCTGCATTGGCGTTGTTGGCGGTGCGTGTATAAACGGTACCAGCAGGAGTACTAGCTGGTGGCTTTGTAGCAACTTGCGCTGCTTTCTTTTCACCTGCGCCAAACAGTTTTCCAGCTGCACCTTTAATGGCGTCATATCCTTTGCCTAGATATTTTGCACCGTAATCAAATTCTGCTAAAAATTTTGGATCCCATTGAATATTTTCAAGCAATTCGTCATCTGTAATCAACACGCCGTTGTCATCGATAACAGTATTGTCAGGTCTTAACCACACACGATACACTGTATCTTCTTCCAAACTCCATTGACCACTTTCAATCATGGCCAATTTTTGTTGCATTGATCTGATATCTTCTGCCACTGTGTGTACACGATTTTCTGCAATGCCTGCTTTGGACATTGTGGCTGGATCTGCTTTGCCTGTAACAGGTAGTCCTTGAGCTTTCTGATAAGCCATTAGAGCTTTTGCAGTGTTTGGACCCATCTTTCCATCAATTTGAGCACCAACTAAACCAATTGCTTGTTGCAATGCTCCAATACGTTTGTCTCCGCCTGGCCCAACAAATGTATTAATATCGGATTTTTGAGCAGCAAGGTTGGCACCCACTATTCCTGCTACTTTTGCACCACCTTGCGCAAGTTTACCCGTTGCCCCAATAGTTTTTGCTGCACCCATTGCAGCTCGACCAGCAAGCGCACCAGGAACTGGCACAGCCAATGAACCTGCCACATTGCCAGCACCATACAACCATGGACTACGTGTTTCTGCTTCTTTGCTTGCTGCGGCCTGTTGCGCCAATTCGTCTTTGTATGTGCCAGGACCAAATGCACTCTTGACACCAGCAGCAATGTTGTCTCCTGCGCCCAGTGTCACACCATTCCACATACCACGACCAAAATCGCCTGCATCTTTACCAAACTGGCTCATGCTGTATTCATCCAATTGGTCATCTTGAAATTCGTAACCAAGACTTTCAGTCAGTGATCGAGCAATACTTGAATTGTATTGGATGCCTTCTTGTAAAGCATTCACTCCCATTGCGCCAGCGGCGCCGCCTGTGAGTCCAGCAAGGCCTTGACCTACCACACCAGCTCCCGCTCTTCTAGCCAATTTCCACGCAGCCAATGCACCAGCAGCTCCGCCAGCGCCAATACCAACTTTCTGTGCTGTGGTTTTTTCTGGGCTTTGTAGTGGTTTAACGAAAGGACCAGTATTTGGACTTGGCGCAGGAATTGGTTGTGGAGCAACATCTCCACCCAGTGATGCATCCAATCGTGCAACCAATGCATTTAATTGTGCAACATCTTGTCCGGAACCTGTGTCTTGTCCAGGCAATCGTGGTCGAGTTGTTGTTCCTGGTGGAATTCTTGTTGATGGGTTTACTACTTCTCCAGCATTAGGGTCAACAGTTCCAATAGGTAGTGGTGAGTTTACCGGACCGGTAACCGGACCGGGTGGTTTAACAGCAGGCTCAGTAGTAACAGCAGATGGAAGTTTACCCTGTTGTAATAATTTTACTTGATCTAATGGAACTGAAGCATTTCCAGCACCGTAACTTGTAAATTTATTCCAGCCGCTGCCTGTTGCTGCCGCTGACGGAACAATACTTACGCCTGCACTGTCTAATAACTGTTTAATATCTTTGTGTAAATTGGTTATCTGATCCATTCGCACAGGCTCGGGTCTAGGCGTCTCACCACCATATGGAGTTGACCAAAATATAATACCATTTTTTGGATCAATGGTGTGCCCTGCACCTCTGGCACTTGGATCTTCTTGACCTTTAATCATTGCTTGAATTTTTTGAGCCAATGCTGATTTGGCTTTTACATCTTCTTGTTTTTTTATATACGCAGCAAATCTAGCTTCTTCATCACCACTTGCGTCTGCTTCTGCAATAGTGTCCAGCTTGTTCATTAGGTCTCTTAAGTTCATTGTGTTCCCCGAATTAATATGTATTTATTTCACAGAGCATTTGGGAACAGACATTCCGTTCTTGGTTTGCATACCTGTTTGTGTTTGCCCAGTTCGACAAACACTTGTTTTTGTTCTGGGTTTGATTGTTTTGGGCCTGGTTGATTTAACCGGCTGCAACATCTCTTCTTTTGTTAGTCTGGCCAGTTTGTTGGCTTCTTTGATTGGATTTTTTTCTTGAGATTGTTTCTCTTGTTTTTCTTTCCATTCTTTTTCAAATTCTGCTTTGGCTTGTCTAGCACGTTCAGCACTGGCTGTTGATTTGGCCTGCTCACGATCCCACGCACGGCTCAGTTTCACCTGTGCAGACATGCCTTCGTTGGGCATGATACCAGGCGCACCTGCTCCTGGTTTGAATCCCATGCTGTGTCCGGGAATTTCATTCTCTGCTACACTTTTCTTTTTCTTCTTGGCAATAGCAATGGCAGCTTGTTGTGCAGGATTGGCCGCTTCTTTCATCATCACACGTTCAGCAATCACAGTGGCATATTGATTGATCAAGTTGCGTTTTTGTACATGTTGTTCTGCAATCTCAGATTCCACTTGGTGAAAGTACTTGCCCAAGATGTTTTCACGTTCAATTGGTTCAAATACATGTGGTGTTTCTTCTTGGGGTGTTTGATAGTGTTGCATGGCCATTTGTACTGGCAGTGTGACTTTGTGTGGACTTTTGCCTTCTTTTAAAATACCAACATTATTCTTATTTACAATAGATAAAAACTTATTTAGATTGTTTTCCTGTACAGGAACAGTCTGTTGTGCTTTTTGTTTTTGTAATTCTGCTTGTGCTGGAGTCATTCTTAGTTTTTGATCATATTTCCAACCAGGAGTAAATATTCCGTCAGGTTGTTGCATGAATCTAGCGTTAGCTTGTTTTTCAAATTCTTTATGTTGAGCACGATTAAATTCCGCGTCTGGGGATTTGTCATCGATGTTTGATAGACCAATTGATTGATCAATTGCATATTCTTTACCTTCTGGGGTTCCTAACATACGTTGAATTAGTTCCCAGTCATCTTTAACAAATGCAGGTTGTTTAAAATTAGGATCAGCTTGTCTTGCTTGATAGTAAGAACCACTTAATGCCATCATCAAATCAGCAAAGTCACTACCACCTTTCCATGCACCGATGCGTGTTGGGTCTGACGTAGAAGGATGTGCCCCATCAATAATGTCTGCAGGATGTTTGTAATTCTTTTTAAAGAAATCAATACTTGGTACTTGATATTTTGCTGGATCAACTTGTGGCGTAGTAGGTGCTGCTGTAGCAGGCGCTGCAGGTTGATTTATTTCAGCTTCTTTAACAATTTGAAGTAAATTTCTCATCCCAACATCTTCTAAATATTTTTTAGCAAGCTCTGCGTGTGGCGTTCCGCCTGCTACTAAATCGGCATGCTCTTTTTGTCTTGCCTGTTCCCACGCTTGTAAGTTAGGTCCTGCTAGTTTTTCAGCAGCCGCTTTTAGCTTATCAATCTCGGTCCTAGCGTCTGCACTAACACCGACCTCGACTGGAACAAGATTGCCGGAGCCCGTTGCTTCTTTTTCTAGGAAATCATACTTCCCCATTAGTTCTTGATACCTTTCCCAGTTAGGATTCGAGTAGTTAGGACCAGTTGGATCTGCTTGGGGTGGTTGATTTAACTCAGCTTCTTGAACCACTTGAAGAAATTTCCTCATACTGTTGGCATCAACTGCTGGGTTAGCAGCCACACTGTCCAACTTCTGAAGTAATTTCGCCATGTCCATGTTGTTAGCCTTTTACCGGTGTAAGTGATCCGGATATACTCTGTAGAATTTGAGGGCCGATATTACCAGCACCTGTACTGGTATTTACAACCACTACCAAGATCATGTCATTGACATTGAAACTTTGATTGGCCGAAAAAACTGTACCGTTTTTTGATGGTATACGTTCGTTGCTGGTCTTTATTCCAGGATGATTCCAAGTTCTGTAGTGTCTGCCTGTACTGAGTTTTGTGTTGTAGTACAACTGGGGGGCAATCAAAATAAAATCCTTACTGAGCATGCCTTGTTTGCGATAAGCATAGACCCAATCCATATTTACATTTACTGCGCCTTCGTCTCCATTTTTACTGAATTGACTAGCATCTACTTGTTTGTATCCTGGTATTGTAGGAGCCCCATCAGGCAGTTTTATAGATTTTTGTTGTTCAACAGCACAACCACCGTTACTAATAAATTTACTCTCTATCTTTTGTAACTTTATCAGCATTGGCCTTGTTAACTGCTGACGGAGTTGCGCTGGAATTATCCAATTGCCAACTCCATTTCTTACGTGAAACGGTGTGGGAATCCACATACCGTTGGGATCTAGATAGCCAAAGTCCGGTGCAGGTTTGACACCCGCCGGCCATGTTTTAGGATCTTCAGGGTCAGAATTAGGACCAGCGGTTGATCCAGTTTGACCACCGGCGGCGCCAGCGGCGCCAGCGGCACCTACAGCACCCACGATTGCTGGCAATTGACCAGACATGGCCTTGTCTTTAAGATCTTCTATACCGTCTATTGTTGCTTTTATATCTAATTTTAAATCGGCACTGGTGGTAGTTAGTCCGAAATAACGCACAAGTACGGGCAGTTGTTTTTTGATTGTATCAACATCTTCTTTTGATAAAACTCCAGACTGTATGGCTTGAGCAACGCCGCCGCCATCTGCACCTGCACCTGCACCTGCCTCGGCGCCACCGTCGAATCCCGCCACGCCTCCGGTGGGTTTATCTTCTGGTTTTTCTTCTGTGTTATTCCACCAGTCCCATAATGCTTTACCACCTTCATATGCTCCCCATCCGGTCAATGCTGCACCGCCAATCTTGGGCAAGGCAGCACGAATTGGATTACGGGCTTTAAACGCAAGTGATCGTCTAGCCAGTGACTGGGCTGTTGTTCTGGCTGCTGTTCTAGCGCCTGCTGTGGCACCCGGACCCATTCTGAACATTCTACCAAGTCCCTTTATTAACGGAGCAATAAATTCATTCAGTTGTTCTGGCTTGTTTTCAACTAAAATAGTAAAAATTCTAATTTGTTCAGCAGGTGAAAATTCATGTAGGTTCTCAGATATCATCCTACGTTTGAGATTATTTCTACTTTCTGTTGTTACATTATATTTTTTAAGAATATTTTTTAATTGAGTTAATGCCGTGGCTAATTCAGCTGGTGGACCAATATCTTTTTCTGGATCTCCTGTTTTTCCTCGAAGCTTGGCATCTGCAGCACCAATATCTTTTTCTGGATCTCCTGATTTACCCCAAGGTTTGACACCTGCAGCACCAATATCTTTTTCTGGATCTCCTGATTTACCCCAAGGTTTGACATCTGCAGCACCAATATCTTTTTCTGGATCTCCTGATTTACCCCAAGGTTTGTCGCCCATGTTTGATGGCTTGTTAGTACTGGTGGGAAGTTCTTCTGCCATAGGGTGTTGTGGTGGGATACCAAATCCCACTTCACCGTCTGTGGCACCTGCATCACTGGTTTTAGTTGCGGATAATTTTTGAAAATCTTTAGGACTTACAATTATTTTACCACCGCCTTCTAAACCAGCAATAATACTACCAGCTGATGAGATGCTTATTTTTCTAAATCCTTGAGATAGAGCCTTTGTTTCAACATCTGGGGTAAGTTCAAACCATAGTTTACTTGGTTCAACTGGAGTTAAGCCGTTGCCACTTTTGACCATGGGCTTGCCGCCCTGCATGGTTATGTAGTAAGGAGCCTCTCCTTCAGCTATGAATTTAGAAACAATATCTTTTACACGCATAATATTATCCTAATAAACGTTTTGTCAATGCACGAATTTGATCAACTTCACGATTCTCAACCAGTGCTGGCTGTTCAGTACGATTCAAACGACCAGTAAGTTCACGCATGCGAGCCAAATCATTTCCTTCGCTGATAGGATCTTTTTTGCCTGCTGGTGCTGGCATCATTGCACCTAATTTTTTAGCTTCTTCTGCATCTTTGGCACCCGATGGATTTGGCACAACAACTAAATTCTCATCAGTTACTTTTTCTTTCTTCTTTCTTTCTGCCATGTAAGCAGTAGTTTCTTTCATGTTCCGCCAAATGGCTGCTGCTACCATCTTGTCATCTGTTTCCTTAACAGTTTGCTTTTTATGACCCTTGGCCGCACGACTCATAGTTTGTTTGGCAGCTTCTTTAACACCCACTGCCTTCATAGCTCCATACGTCATTGCGGCATTCTTTAAACCTGGCACCATTGCTGATCCCAGAGACTTTGTTTTTTCCCAAGCACTCATTGGTGCTGGAGCACCCGCAGCGGTAGGAGTATCTTCTTTAACTTTCTTGCCGCCTTTTTCATCTTTGCCAATGCGCCCGGCGATAACATCACCGCGTGTTACTTTGTCATAAGGTTTGGCATTGTTGGCCAAGTTACCGTCGCCTTTCTTTTTGGCTTCGTACATGCCACATTCTTTTAAACCGTGTACTGGACACTTTTTATCTTTTGGTGTGTGATTGCATTTGCCTTCACCCATTGCTGCACTTGCTCCAGCTTTCTTTAGATCAGCACCAGTGGCTCTCATGCCTGGCACTGTGGTTGTTGCGGTTGTGGGAATTCCAGATTTTTGTGGTGCACCACTTATTGCGGTTTCTTTAACACCACCGCGCAACTTCTTAAAATCATCTCCGTCTAATTTGCCGTTATGATTCTTGTCCAGTTTCTTCTTACCACCTTTGAGTGCTTCGTCAACTTTCTTGCCGTCTTTCACACGAGTCACTGAATCTTTACCAAAACGTTTTTCCCAGTTTTTGCCTTCTTTCTCTTCAGCTTTGTCAGCAGCTTTGTTGCCTTCCTTGTCTGCAGCTGATTGTGATTTGGCATTTGATTTGGGCTCAGTATGCTCTTCATCACTGAATCTGTTGGGATTCTCTTTGTGTTTAGTTACACCTTTGGTTGAACGGTCAATTTCGCCACCTGTGGATGATTTTTCTTCAGAAACTTTTTCAGCTTGAGCTTTCTTGAGTTCTTTCACTTTTGATTTTGCTTCTGATAATAATTCTTTGATTCTCATTTTTTGTCCTTCGCTCAGTGTATCACTGTTGTCCAAGTGGTGACCGTATTCGCTGAATTTCATTTCATATTCTAAATAGTGATATACTGATGCAATATAGTCAGCAGCCTTGGTAATTTTGGCCTGTACCCATGATTCCAATTGGTCATTGTCTTCCAACTGTTGATACAGCTTGTGTGCGTAGTTGGCTATTTTGAACAAATCAGCTTTGGCCATGGCACCTTCGCGGTCAGTCTCGCCACCGTGTAAGCCTATGGTGCCGCCCACTGGTTCTGAATCCATTTCTGGCTGATCCATCTCAGGTTGGTCCATTTCTGAGTCAATGTTATCTAATTCTGCTGGCATGAGTATACTCCGTTGTCTTTATGTATTTAGCGTCGTTTGATAGGCGGCCCACCAAATAAGCTAGCGCCTTTGATGTCCAAGCCGTTCTTGGCTGTGCCGTCTTTGTTTTTGGGTTGATTAACTTTGGGTTGCGGTGGTGCCTTGCTGCCTGATTTGCCAGGACTACCAATATAACTCTTTTTACCACGTGCTTTGCCAGGGCTCAAATGCGGTGCATCTACCGTGCCAATGTTAGCAGCACTGGTTGCACCCACGGTGGCTGACTCACCCATTGGTTTGCCTTCCGCCACACCTTGCTCTTTACTTTTCTTCAGTATATCAGGATGTGCGAAACCTTTTTTGACTTGTTCTGCCGGACTCATCTTATCAACTAACTTACCAAGTTTAGGATCAACATCATGCCAAGTCTTTGGATAGGGCTTTTTATCACCTCCCGCCACACCTTTGTTTCCTTTTGCCATTTTCAATGAGGTTTTTAGTGCTGCCGTTTTTCCTCTAGGAGTTTTAGCATCATTTGCGGTATCTGCTCTGCGTTGAAGTGGATCGTACCCAAACTTTGGGCTATTAGGATTGCGCGGTGTTTTGTTGCCTTCGTCATCTACATCATACGCATCTGGATCGCTACGCCATTTAGCAGCCTCCGCCACACCTTGCTCACCATGCTTTTTAGCACGACGAATTCTATTTGCTAAATGATGTAATCCAGACTCCATACTACGTGCTTTACGCTCTCCAGCAGATAAATTTTGCTCACGATCCGCATATTGCCAATCTGATCCACCTAATGCTTCGTATTCTTTTTTCATTTTTGCATATTCAGCTTCGAGGTGCGGAAGATCTGCGTGGTCCTGTGCTTGGTCATCTTGAGATTTTTGATGTGCTACTGCTCTATCTGTTTCACGTTTTTCAGAATCTTGTCTGCGTAACTCATCGTGCTCTGGATCACCGTGGATACGTAGATTTTTAAATTTAGGATTATTTTTTTGTAAATCTTTAAGAAACGAAGACATATCGTTTTCTTGTACTAACTCATTTATTTTCATTTTTTAATTCCTCTAAATCCTGTGCCTACAGCAACTTCACCACCCATGAACTTGGGCAAACTAAACCATAACTTAAACCATTCTTCGGTTCCGGGTTTGATATTCTGCTCACGCATTATAACTGCTTTTTCAGTACCAGTTACACTGATGTTGCTTCCGTCATAAGGTTGCAGGCCTTTAAATTCCTTAATGCCTGCTAACTTTTTAAGACGTGCTAATTCATCCATTATTTCAAACTGGACCTTAACATCCAGCTGTGCTTTTTATGTGCATCTTGGCGATCTGCTAAAAAGTTACTCAACCCATGATCTCCAGCTTGTTCAGCCATGTCAAATGTGATGCGGAATATATTAGCCATACGCTCGCTATCTTCTAACAACTCACTCAGCATGCCACTCCAATCAGGCACAGCGTTTTCATCTTCAACTTTGGTAAGCATACTGAACTTGGCTAGGCTTGCTGGTGTGTAAATCTGTAATGCACGTAGGTGTTCCGCAAATGGATCCACAGCACCATATACTTCTTCATATATGGTTTGAAATAAGTTGTGCAGTTGAGCAAACAACGGACCCTCCACATTCCAATGGAAATTATGTGCTTTTAAATAAAAACTAAATTCGCTGGCAAACGCTGTTTTCAATGCCAAGTGATATTTCTCGTCCATGATTAAATTCCGTATTTGTTCTTTTTAATTTTTGCCACTGCACTGGTTTTATTAACATCAGCAGTTTCTAAACTTCGATTGTTACTCCATGTCTGTCGCTTACCGCCACCTACTTGTTTAGCGGCAGCATTGATCATATCGTTTTCTTCTTCAGTGTAGGGTGCTAGTAATGGATCTCCACCGATCCAATTGTCTGCTTCAATTTTTGTGGGATAATCAGGAGCACCTGCCAATGCAATACCCATCCTGTACCCCATATATGCACTACCAGTACTTTGATTCATTGAAGGAAATGTTGTTGCATTTTTAATTGCGGCCTTATGATGTCCGTGCATCTTTTGTGTGCCACCGTGACCTTCTCTTAATGATCTTGCCAACGCATTGGCTTCCTTCAAAGATACATCTGGTTCGGCTTTTTCTTTTTTTGCTCGCACCTTGGGCTTGCTGAAATCTTGCATGCGTGTTTGTGCTTTTTGCATCAAATCTCTTACTTCGTCATCATCCAGTTCGGGGTTCATTGCATCACGCCAAACAGCAAACTTTTCGTCATCACTCTTGCTTGGATCCATTAACACATCTCGCATGGGCGTGGCACGTGGCCCTTCTTGTTCACGACTTGGATCGTTGGTTTCTTGACGAGCAATCACATTTAAACTGTTAAAACTAAACGGAATTCTGCCAGCTTTGTCTGGAACTCCGTTATACTGCTTGACATAACTTAAACCTTTGACTTGATCTTCTCCCACTACCACAGTTACATCAGTATAACCGTGATGGTCGAGTTTTGTTAACACACGAGTTAAATCAGGCATATCATCTGTGGCAGTGTGAAAAATATGTCCGTGAGCTGGAAATACTTTTTTATAAATCTGCATTTTTTCTTCTGGCTTGATTGGATCGTCTTTGCCCACTGTGCGGCTAACAACAAAGTAAGGATCAGCACCTTGTTCGTCTGCTTGTGTGATAACACTGCTGGCCAGATACATGTGACCTTTGTGACCCATGCCACGCCCCCAGCCCACCACAGCAGCTTTGCCTTCCCCAGTGCGATTAAGAAATTCACGTAACAACATTAGTCTTTCCTCGGAGCCCAGTTGGCCTGGTCAATGGTTTTTACAAACTGTCCAGGCAAATCATTTTTAAATTTACCACCCGGATGTGCTTGTACATATCCTTCTGGTTTTGTTTGACGAATACCGCCGTGTGTGCCTGAACTCAATGTGTTGATAACTTTCATCTTTTCGTGTGTTAGTAATTCAACAGCACTCAACACAGCATCTAATCCAGGATGACTCAACACTTTTTGTGCTTGTGTATTGCTTAGTTTTGCAGTGGCCCATTCTCTAAATTTCTGTTTAACACCAGCCACACGTAAATTTTGATTAAAGAAACTGTACAACACATCGCCAGGTTTGCTTAGTCCAGGCTGACCCGCAATAAAGCTATCTATAGCAGCCTTGTTTTGTTTGATGTATGACTCGGCGTGTTTTAATCCAGTGTTGTCAACTTTGGGTGCATTTTCAACATATGTTGTGCCTTGTACAATAACATCACCGTTGGATAATTTTTCAGCATTGGGATAACGTGTTTCATCTGCACCAATGTGTGTGTAGTAACCAGTTGCAGCCACCATAACTTTTGATCTAGAAATTTTCTTACCCAGTGCGCTGCCTACTGGAATATGGAAACTTGTTATGTTGGGAGTGAAATCATATTCATTGGTACTGGGATTTAACACAGCTGGCTTTAAAGGACTAAACAGTATCCCACCTTCGATATATCCTGATTTGGGACTGATGCTTTCAAAGTAAGGCCATAGGTCTGCAAGTCCTTGAGCAAATGCTTTGCGTTGATCTTCTTGTCCGGGTTGTGCTGTGCCTGTGCCCAACACAAACATGGCCACATCGTCCGGGTCGTTCATCATGGTGGTAACACCACTCTTGGTATGAGTGGTGCCGCGCTTCATGTAGTCCCATGCGTTCTTTGGAAACATGTGAAATTTGCCATGCTCGTCTCGACCCCAGTATACCACAGGACTTCCGTCCCATTTTAATTCTATACCTTTGCCTTTGGCAGTCATGTCACGCAGTCGTTCAACTGCATGTAAACCACCCACACTGCCATCAGTGAAAACCAAATCTTCAATGTGTTGATACTTGCGGCCCACAGCTGCTTCCAACAATGATGTGGCTGGACCACGTAACGGAGCAGCTGACCAACTGGACCCAGATGTTGCAGCATCATGTACTTGTTGTTTTAATGCAGGATCTTTAATTGCTGACATGATACTTTCTGCACTGCCAAGATCATTACCAGTGTGTCCAGGCCCTAATAATAGTGTGGCTATTTCATCCCAACTATCGGACAACAAGTCTGCTTTCTTTCTAGCAGCATCTCTTGCGTACAGTCCTTCGTCTGGGCTCCACAGCATGTTCTTAGCACTGGCCAACGCACTCATCACCACTTGCTTGTGTACACCCTTGTATGGACTACCCTTGGGTATCTGATGTTGATGGAACTTGGATACTTTCTCAGCTTTACGAACAACTTTGATATCACACTGATAAAATTGTCCGTTGTATGGAAATTTAATGTGTACAGTTACCCCAGCTTTATAAGTTGCTGGAACACCATTGTCTAATAAAAATTGTTCCAGAGCGTTTCTAGCGGCCTTGTCATCGTCAGCCAACTTCTTGCTCTGAGGAATTTTAAAATATTGTTTAACTTGATCCATGTCGCAGCTAACATCCAAGTCACCTGTTGGATGTTCTGGTGTAGGGTCTGTGTTGGCACCACTGCCTTGTACATACAACGGAAAACCTGCTTTGCGAAGATACTTCTTAACTTGCGATAACAGTGCTTGTACTATATCCGGAGTAGGATAAAACTCCACAGTTTCAGGCCAGATGTTGCCACCACCTTCTTTGAGAATAGGCTTTCTAACATTAGAAAATAATTCACGTAGTAACATTATATACCCTTGTACTTGCCAGCTTGTATGTGTTCTTGTATATCGTCGTGCATTTTGGAACAAGCTTCTTTGCACATCTTTTCTTCTAATTCATCGGGCAATTCACGTATGGGGAATTTTTCTTTGTACTGTTTATAGCATTCTTTTATGGCTTCGGCAAACATGGTGGCTTGTACCGGCTTCTTGGCATTGACCAAATCTAAACATTTAACTAAAACTGGAAAAACGTGACGACGGTATATATGGTCGTCGTTGTGCATGAAATGCAACAAGTCTTCTATTAGATCGTAGTCTAACTCACGTTTATCGCCATGTTGTTTAACATATGCTAATTCTTTAAAATTAGCGTTTTCTAATAACTCTTTTATAAGCATTTTTATTCCCAACAGAATACTCTGGATTTAGAGTATTTATCGCTTTTACGATCATTAGGCTATGCTTTGATAATGCGAGAAACCTTGGATATACTACCGCCAAGGTGCATTTTTGACATGAGTAAGTTGTTATCACCTGTTACATAGAAGTGTGTACCGCCCCAACTGCGATTCCTTGTCAAGGCTGCTATACAACTCTTTGTTAGTTTGAGTTTTTTATTACATGATGCCCATGATATAAATGCACTGTGTTCCTGTGTAGTTTTACCCAGCGTCACTCGGAAATCGTAGTTCATCTTGGGCATAATCACAGTATCAGAACTCAGTGACACATTGGCCGGCGGCGCACAAACATACTTGACCCTGTTGCTGTCCAACTTTGCTAAATCATCTATATGACTTTTATTATTTGTGTACACAGTAATCCATGGGTTTTCTATCCTGATATTTAAATCAACCGATATAGACAACACTTTATACAGAGACAACGCATAGTCCTTGTCTTCAAAACTTTTAAAACTTAGAGATCCAGGCCGAGAACTTGGAGAAATGCTACTTTTTTGCAACATGTTCAAACAGTGTTGCCAATCACCGTTGCGAAAGAAGTGTGCATTGGAACACACCAACACTATCTTGTATTGGTATATCCCCATGAACAACTTGCTAGTGGTTTTAACTAACATTCATCTCAACCAACGAAGTAGTGGAATCCACTGTTAGCAACGGCGTTTTTGATTCCTTGGGAGTTGACAACAACACCAACTTGTCGTCTTGAACTGTGATGTTTAGTACTCCGCCGTTCTTTAAATTACCAAACAACATGAGCTTTGCCATCGGACGTTTGATTTCCTTGTCAATCACACGTTGTAACGGACGTGCGCCCATCTTGGGATCAAAACCTTTGGTAATAAGCCAGTTAGTACTTTCCTTATCTAACTTGATACGAATGCCTTTTTCTTTAACTTGAGCACGTAACTCATCCATAAATTTAACAATAACCTTGGTCATAGACTCTTTGCCCAACTTGTTAAAAGTCATAATACCATCCAATCGATTACGGAACTCTGGTGTAAAGAATTTCTTCAAATCTGCATCACTGTAATCTTTTTCCTGTGCGCCAAAACCAATGGCATTCTTTTCCGCAGATTGTGCGCCAGCATTGGTAGTGAGGATAAGAATCAAATTACGGCAATCTGCTTGTTTGCCATTTGACCCTGTGACAAAACCGTTATCCATCATTTGCAACAACACAGTTGTGACATCTGGATGCGATTTTTCAACTTCATCAAACAACAACACTGCATTTGGATTCTCTTGAATCTGTGTGATTAGCAATCCAGCGTTCTCCTCAAACCCCACATAGCCAGGAGGACTACCGATCAGTTTGGAAATGCTGTGCTTTTCTTGGTATTCTGACATGTCAAATCTCAACAACTTGACACTCAAGTGCTTGGCCAGTGATTTGGCAGTTTCGGTCTTGCCGCAACCCGTGGGCCCCATGAACACAAATGATCCAATGGGTTTATTTTCTGATTTTAATCCAGCCTGCGCCACCATGATCTTATCCACAACTTCTGTAAGAGCAAGATCTTGCCCGTAAACTTCACGTTGCAAGTTTTCTTGTAGCATGGAAAGATTGCTGGATTCTGTTTCCATGATCTTTTCTTCAGGCATTTGAATCATCTTGGCCAGTTCAAACTGAATTTCACGCTCGCCAATGATTCGATCATCTGCAAGTTTGAGATTAAAACGACTACATGCCAAATCGATCAAGTCAATTGCTTTGTCTGGCAACTTCTTGTCTGTTTGATATTTGACTGACAATTTAATAGCAGCATCCAGTGCATCATCACGTATTTTAACCTTGTGGAAACCTTCGTAGTATTTCTTAATACCTTTGAGGATTTGTTTGGTAACTTCCACGGTGGGCTCGTCAACTGTGATGCGTTGAAACCTGCGCATCAGCGCACGATCCTTTTCAAAGTGCTTGCGATATTCTTCCCATGTGGTTGATGCAATGACTTTGATGTTGCCTTTGCTCAGTGCAGGTTTCATCATGTTGGCAAGGTCGTTTGAACTGTTGCCACCTGCGCCAGCACCACTAATCATGTGAGCTTCGTCGATAAACAACACAGTTTTGCCTTTCTTCTGCAATGCCTTAATAACATGCTTGAATCTTTCTTCAAAGTCTCCACGATACTTGCTGCCAGCCAGCATAGCACTGATATCTAAACTGTAAACTTTGTATTCTTTGAGAAATTCTGGAACAGCACCATTCACAATATTGTGTGCAAGGCCTTCAGCAATAGCAGTCTTGCCCACGCCAGGATCACCAACTAAAATCACATTATTTTTATTGCGACGACCCAATGCCAGTGCAATATTTTCTAATTCGTCAATACGACCAATAACTGGATCAATCTTTTGTTTTTCAACCATGTCGTTTAGATTGGTTGTAAACGCACGAAGTGCTCTGTCGCTTTGATTGTCTGTGCCAGATTCTTCTTCAGATTCTTCAGAATTGCTGTTATTAACAAAGTCATTGAACTTGTCTTTATCGATTTTGGCCTTTTGGATGTAATAATGTGCCCAGCTGCGTTTTTCACCAATCATGCTCATGAACACATCAGTGGGTTCAATACGTTGCCTACCGTTAAACAACACTTGTGTAAATGCACGATTAAGCACACGCTCTACACTTTGAGTTTTCTTTGGTTTAACAACCACATCAGTGATGGTGATTTCTTGACACTTGTTGTGCAAATAATCTGTTAGATCATTTTTAAGTTCGTCAAGATTTGCGCCAAATCCTGTGATCACGTTTCCAAATGGTTCCTCCAACAACATGGCATACAATAAATGTTCTATTGTAAGATACTCGTGATGAAGTTTTTTAGCTGTATCAATTGCTTTTTCAAATACCGCTTGTAGGTTATCACTTGGTTCAACCATTACGTTTTCCTTTTCTCTTTAATAATTTCTTTTTAGCTAATGACAATTTTAATGGACTAATATTGTCTATAAAACAAACACCATCCAAGTGGTCTAGTTCATGTTGAAAACATCTTGAATCTATTCCAGTTAGTTCTATTATACATTCTTTGTTTTGTCTGTCAATGTATCTGACTGTAATATTGTTATGTCTGGGTACTTTTAAAATTAGTCCAGGAAAGCTCAAGCATCCTTCTTCTCCAGTGACCATATTGTTATCTCCCCACAATATCGATGGATTGAACATACAAAACGGTACTTGATTTGTCAAGTGTATGGCAAAAACTCGTTTAAGTAAACCAACTTGATTGGCCGCTAATCCCCTGCCGTGACTCACAACCATAAGTTGAACCATGTCAACTTCTAAATTGGCCGGGTTCTGATCTTTTTCAAAATCCCAACGTTCTGCAGTTTGTTTTAGAATAAGATCAGACGACTCTATTAATTTCAGCATCCAGCGCCCTTAGTTTTGCTATTAAATTTTGGTCAGTAATTATTGGTGTTTTAATTTTGACCACACTGACAAATCTTCCCTTTCCTCCATTATTTACATTTGTGAAGCCAGTTCCGTGGCTAGCAAACTCAACTCCAGTTTCTACGCCTGCACGTATATCGATCTCCATGCGGTCACCTGATATATTACTAACAGTTTTTTTACAACCCAGCATGGCTTCAATGGGAGATATTTCTATGTTGGTATACAAATCATCGCCTCGACGTTCAAACTTGGGATCTGCTTGCACTAAAATTGTCACGTTAAGGTTACCACGTTGCATTTGAGGAATGGAATCGTCTCCTAGCCCGTTGTATCTAATGGTGTCGCCGTTGGTGATTCCAGGCGGCACATTGATCTTAACTGACTGATTACGGCCACTGGGTAATTGGAAATTAGCTTCAAGTTGTTTGCCAAGATATGAATCTACCAAGCTAACTTGACACTGGATGTTTAAATCTCGATTTTTCCTTACTCCTCGCATTTGCCCAAATATATCTCCAAACGGATGGCCAGCCCCGCCAAACATTTGTCCAAAAGGATCCTGACCACCTCCAAACGGATTTCCAGTATGAAAGTGGAATTGTGGTTGATCACCGTACATACGTTTTTGGTCGTATTCGGTTTTTTTGTTAGCATCGCTCAATGTGTCGTATGCCACACTGATATCTTTGAATTTGGCTTGGTCGCCGCCCTTGTCCGGATGGTGCTTGTTGGCCAGGCTTCGATATGCTTTTTTAATTTGTTCTGGGTCAGCGTCTGCGCCAACACCTAGTGTTTGGTAATAGTCAGTCATAGTCGTAAAAAAGGCTCCATTAATAGTATTAATTATACTATCTTAAATGGAGCCTGTCAATGATTTGATTATTTCTTTTCTGGAACCTTGTCACCTTCTACTTTCTTGTGAACTTTGATTTTTTTACAATCTTCGGCTTGCTTACCAGTCTTCTTGTTCATCACAGCTTTGCCTTCTTTGTCAACTCGCGGTGTGCAAACTTCTTTAGTTTCCCCGCCAGCAACTGCTGGGCTAGACAATACCAAACATAAACCTGCTACAAATATAACATTTTTCATTTTTATGATCCTCTCTTAGCTATTATAGCTTGAATTTTTTCTTGGATGATCTTTGCCCAAACCGGTTGTGGCAAATTCCAACCAACAAATGCTCCCACTGCTATCCAAAATAATATATCTAACATATGCTGTTTCCTTTATAGAACTGGTTGGTCAAAATCTGGAACGATTTTTTTACCACTTGCTGTTGTAGTTATTGCGGTTGCCCCACCAAACCCTGCGTTTGGAGATGAGCCTCCAAAGCCGCCTCCGCTAAAGCTACTCGGTGTTGGTGAACTAAAACCACCGGAGTTGCCGAAGCCTCCTGATTGCGGTTGGCCAAATGTTGATGACACGCCCTGAAATCCTGTTGTTGCTGTGCCTGACCCGCCATAGTTGTTTCCTCCAAAACTGCCTTGTTGTCCACTACCAAAACCACCAGCAACATTACCGGCCATGTTGTTAGTTACTGTTTGACTCGTAGAAGTTGGGTTTGCCGCTGTGCCTGCTAGTTTTTCTTGTGTACGGCCAAACGCCGCAATGCCTAAAACTGCGCCCATTGCAATGTGGAACAGGCCAGCACCTTGAAGTGTTAAAGGATTCCATTGTGTAATTGGCATGTGCATAAATGCTTGTAGTAACGACCAGCAAACTGGGAATATAGCCATGTCTAACAAACATATTAACATGTACATCCAGCCCATAGCTGGACGCCACAATTTCTGCATCCAATCACTACTGCTACTGCTATCTTTTTCTTTATCTGCCATCACCAGCTCCTTTAAAGCATGTTATCATTTAGAGGTGTTAATACTTGTTCGTTCATAACCCCCAACGCTAGCTCAGCCCGCGCCGCATGCAACTTGTGTGCTGACTCATGTTGTGCCTGTTGTTCTGGTGTTAACGCTTGAAATTCCGCTAAGATGCGGGTTGTTTGTGCTGCATCGTGCTCTGCCCGTTGCTCTGTGGTCATTGCCACATATGCTTCAACAGCTGCTACGCAAGCAGATTTTGCAGCTTCCATTGCTGCTTCATTGTTTAAAATAATATCGTCCGCCATTGCGTACTCCTTTGTAATACAGTTATTTATCTATCAAACTTGCTTGGTATTTCGCACGTTCTTCTGCTGATTTTACTTCTATCAGCAATTCAGCAGCAACTGTTTGTGCTTTTTGTGCTGCATCCATTGCTGCTTTATGTGCAAGGTCAGTAGCTTCTGCCGCCCGAATCTTTGCATCAATTAGTGACTTTTCAGCACGTTCCAAATCTTCCACAGCAGAATCTGCATAGTTTTTGGCACTCAAAAACAACTTTTTAAGTTTTTTTGCGGCCGATTCTTCCACCCGTCTAATAAAACTCATGATTATTTTCCATTGTGTATTTTTTGTTGACCGTTATACCACACAATCCAGTCGTCTACTTTGGCTTTACAATCATAGTACAGAGCGTAGTTATCGCTCACAACATCTATGATGTCACTTAGTTTGTTAACCTTGGGATCCATTTGTTTCAAGTCTGGACACGCTTCCAGCAACTCTTTGGGAACAGTGGGCCATGCTTGTTTAATAGGCACAGTATCTTTTAAACAACCAGTTAGCAGCAACACAGGAATTAATAAAAACAATCGTTTCATTTATTTTCTCCTGCTGGGTTTCTTGCAGCTTTATTAAGCAGTTCAGGAACTTTGGGATCAATTTCGCACTTGCTGTTGATTACTTTTTCTACTTCTTTAATTTCAGTCTTGACTGTGTTGTAGTATTCCACACGAACTTTTTGTTTCTTTTTACGTTCTTCGTCCAGCTTCTTGCTGAATTCTTCAGATTCTTTTGCTTTGCGATCTGCTTCTGCTTGAGCTATTTGTACCTTTTCTTCCCATATTGCCTGTACACCAGCGCCGCCATACATGAATACACAAGCCAATGTAAGTATGCCAGCCACTGGTTTAAGGAATTTAGCATATATGCCAACTGCGGGGAAATGTACCAATATGCCACTAAGAAAAAATACTGCAAGAGATGCCCCTGCACCAACTAACCAAAACCAGGATGGAATACTACTTAATACAAAGTCGATCATCCAGATGAACATGACTTATCCTTCTAGAACGTGAATAGCATGGCCGTAGTGCTTTTGACGGTCAGCTAGTCCCAATGTTCCACCGTTAATCTTTTTGGTTAATGTGAGAATGTCGCCTGTGTCTGCCCACTGATTCAAGTTGTTGGCTTCCCAGAACCATGCAGCACTTTGTACACAACCTTCAAATGTGGTCAAATGCTCGCTGGCTTCGTCTAAGCTAATTTCTAAACTCTGTGCATATCGTTCGTAATTGCTTTTGCCAGTCAATTGAATCAGTCCACGACCGCAGAACTTCCAACCATCACCGGATTCTTCTGGGCCGTTGCCCATGCGATTTGCATAAGCTCTGTTGGCAATGCGCTCTGGTTGCTGTGCATATTGGCGAGCAATATCAATGCTGGGGAAATATCTCGGCCACACTTTGCATAGACTTTCTGCTCGATAGTTTAGGTTTTCTTTAATAGCACGATAGTTACCAGACTCATGTGCAGTTTGTGCTATAAAAGCAGCAACACGGGGCACAGTATGAATATCGTAATCGGGTAGTATTTGCACCAGTGCCTCATACCATTGTTCAGTATACGGGTTCTTACCGATGATTGCTTCTAACTTACTTTGTGTAAAATCAAATTCAAAACTCATTGTTATTTCCTTTTCAGTGCAACAGCCCAGTTTTTGTTTTCAAATATAAAAGTGTCACTGATTTTTGTTATGTTATAGTTGCCTATAACTTTGGTTAAAAACATGACTTCTGCCATGTCTTTACTTTCCAAAACAATTGGCCCTTTGATATTGTTGTATATATCTTGTTTGGCGCCGCTTGCAACAATATCAAAAGATACCGGGCCACTGTAAGCACGTTTAAATGTTATGCTTTCATCTACTACATTTAAATTCTCAGCATAGCTGTTACTAAAAAAATTACTAAAATTATCTAGACTATTTTTTTCTGTAGCTATGTTGTATGTGTTTTTATCTATGGGGACAATTGTTTCCAACTCTTCCAATGTGGCAGGGTGACTTTTAAAACTCTTAAAGTATCTAAAACGCATGTTATCCAAACCAGATACTTTTTTAACACCCTCGATTAGTTCAAAAATTTGTTCAGCTGTGTCACGCCCTCTCTCCAGCTCTACAAAAACTGTGTAATTGCCCTCGTCGGTTTCTCCAGGAGTGCAATCTGCATCAAGAATAAAGTTATAACCCATCTCAAAGAAATTTTCCAAATCGTGAGCAGGGTCTTCGTGATCAACGGTGAAACTCAACACCACAATATCTTCATCGTCGCCAATTTTACTTTTATAGCTGTCGATCTCAAAAACTTTTTGTACCAAGTTACGAAGATCTGCATTGCGTAATGCTTCGTTCAAGCTCATACTGGTGCTCCTGGTGCTCCTGGTGCTCCTGGTGCTGCTGGTGCAGCTGGTGCAGCTGGTGCTGCTGCACCGCCGGGTGCTGGTGCAGAATCAGTCAATGCACCTTCTTCGGATTTGTAATCTTTCTTCATCTTGTCCATGTAACCTTTGTATATATCAAATGCTATTTTCTTGGGCATTTGAATTTCAACAATCCATATGGGCTTGCGATCTAACTGACCTTTCTTAGAACCAGGACGAATGTCTTCGTGTGTGCGAATTTTTCGAGGTTCAATCAAATGACTCTTTTGATATATAACTTTGCAACCCAGCTCTGTTAAACGTTTTCCTGCTATGGGATTAGGCATCTTTTTTTCCGGCCACATAAAACCTACTGTGATCCAATGACGATCCACTTTGGGACCATAGGCCAACTCACCGTTCTCCCAGTTTTCATACACATACATGTCAGTTTCTTCTAAAACACGTTCAAAGTCCTTCAATACAGCAAGGCTGCTGTTGTTTTCATATAGTTCTTCTATGTTGCGTATAACGTCTAATATATCGTGCATGATTAATCCTAGAATTCACTGTACTTATTTAGCTGGTTCAAAATCATATAGTATCAGTTTGTTATTCTGTGTATCTGTTAAATAATAGTGTAGGACCTCTGTAGTTATCGAGGCGGTCACTACAAGTCCTGCTTAACCAGTAAAGTAGGAGCACAACTTAGATGAGAAAAAACACAAGAGTGAAAAAGCGTTTTACATCAGAAGTTAACATAATTGATTTCCAGCCATATCTTCCGGCAAAAAAGCAACGTGTGATTATAAATGCACGTAATGCTAATCAGAAATCTTATCTCAGCAAATTGTATTCAGAAACCACAAGCATTGTGTTTGCTATTGGTCCTGCGGGCACGGGTAAAACCATGCTGGCTGTGCAATATGGGATCAAGCTGTTTCAGGAAGGTGTAGTTGACAAAATTGTTGTGACAAGACCCGCCGTTAGTGTAGACGAAGATTTGGGATTTTTACCAGGTACATTGAATGAAAAAATGGCACCTTGGACCCGTCCTATATTTGATGTGTTTGCAGAGTATTATCAAGCCAAAGACATTGCAAAAATGCTGGAGGATGGAACTATTGAAATAAGCCCACTTGCCTACATGCGAGGTAGAACCTTTAAAAATGCATATATTATTGCAGATGAGTGTCAAAATACCACTGTTAATCAGATGAAGATGCTGTTGACCCGTTTGGGGGAAGGATCTAAGATGGTAGTTACAGGGGATCTAGCACAGGCAGACCGATTGAGCGATAATGGTCTGATTGATTTTTGCAACCTACTTGAACAAAAGGAATATTTGGAACATATCGATATCATACGATTTGACCACAAGGACATCGAACGCCATAATGCCGTGAAGGAGGTGTTAGCGGTTTATGGAGAATAACGCATACTGCGTTAGATAGTCAAGAAAAGGGCCTACGGGCCCTTTTTTACTTGTGTAACAGTTACGCCCGACTTTTCAAGAAACGCAACACCACTAGTATCCCTGTAAGCGTCCCGATATAAAACACTGCTAATACCGCTTTGGTATATAAGTTTGGCACAGTCCAAACATGGAGCATGGGTAATAAACATAGTAGCACCCATACCAGATTCGTTAGATTTAGCCAACTTAGCGATTGCATTAGTTTCGGCATGAAGTACCTCTGGTTTAGTTTTTAATCTAATTTCAACAACATTTTCATCAACGTCTAGCACATGTCCAATCTCATCTTCGCAGTTGTTGTCCCAACCTGCCGGCATACCATTGTAGCCAATTGAAATAATTCTATCATCTTTCACCACAATAGCACCCACATGTAATCTGCGAGCATGACTGAGTTCTGCAAATGTCTCTGCAGTAGTCATGTATGCATCGATCAGTCGTTGTTTCATTGCAAATAGCTTAATCTAATAAGTGTTGCAGCCAAGTTGATCTCAGGATCAATCACCAATGCATGATCCACAAGGCCCTGTTTAATCACAAGAATAGCTTTGTTTTGTTTTTCTTCCTCGCCAAAGATTTCTATGTTGTCATACAACCAGCGATAGATTTCATCCATTTCTTCTGGACGAGCTTGGCTACACACCAGTTTTCGACCTTCGTTAATTTTACCAGCCTTGAACAGTTCAACCATCTTGAACTTGTAGTCAGCTTCTCCTGTGTCACCACGCTGAGGAGTTTTCAACACATTTTCGCCACAGTTCATCTGCACAGTATTGATGCACTTGCGCAAATCCGGATATGTGGCTTTGACAAATGTATCCAGTGTGTCAATATCAAATTCTACACCTTCGCTGATAAGTATCTCGGCCATGCGAGCTGTGAACTCTGTTTGGTCTGTCTTTTCAATATGAAATCCTTGGCATCGACTGTGTAGCGCAGGAATAATTTTATGTGGATAATTACAAGTTAAAATAAATCTAGCGGTTGTGTGATATTCCTCCATAACACCCCGAAGTGCGGCTTGTGCGCTGGGACTCAAGTAGTCTGCTTCGTCCAGCAACACAACTTTGAAGTCACCAAACGGAATCATCTGCACAAAGTTGATAATTTTATCTCTAACATCATCAACTGAGTTGGTTCGACTTGCATTGATCTCTAACAAATCCAAATCGTTTACTTCTAGTTCGTTGAACAGAATTTTAGCCAAGGTAGTTTTTCCAATACCAGCACTGCCGCTGAACAACAGGTGTGGGATTGATTTTTCTTTGATCCAAGTTTTAACTTGTTCTCGTTGATGACTATCTCTAAACACGTATCCTTCGATAGTGCTTGGCCGATACTTTTCTACCCACAATTCTTTCATTGCAGTTCCTTATTGATATATGTGTTTATTATACAGGTGAAAACAGGCCTTGTCTAGAGGCCTGTTGTTCTTTATTGCTCGAAGCTGGGACGAGAAAATGTAGCTGGATCGAATTCTGCGTGATTTACTTTGCTGTGTGAACCAAAGGTGTTGTCACCCGGCTCTTCGTCCGTTACTGCCAAAATTGCTTTGGTGTCAGCCCGGCGAATTGTGATCTCTTCACCGTTGTTGTCTATCACTTTAACACCGCGAGTCCATCTGCCGTGCTCCAACAAAATCCACTCCCCAACACAAACATCAATTTGTTTTGGACCAACTTTCCAAACACGGGCCCAACGATGGCGCACACCTTCGCTTTTGCCGTCATCGCTGGGTAACACAATACCACCCGCAGATACTCGGGCATCAAAATTCATACCAGTAACAAGAATATTATCGTTGAGCGGCTTGAGTGTGCCAGTGATCACAGCCATGTTATTCGTTGCCTTCCGGATCTTGATTACCAATGTCTTTTTTGGATAAAGCTGCTGGCGCTGCTCGAACATTGATTTGATTAGGGATAGTAACAGGCTGTGGAGTCATTTCCTCACGACGTTTAATGATTTTACCACCTTCGCCTAATTTATCGCCTCGTGCGTTAACTTTGGCGTTGCCCACAGCAGGTACCAATTCATTTTGATTAATCAGTTTACCCAAATCAATTTCTATACCCTTTGCAGTGCGGTAAACCATACGTTGTTGTTCTTTCATTGGCATATTAGCCTCCTTGAATTATACTATTACTTATCTCAGGAACTCCTGCCAGTCTAAATTATATTTTATCGAATCAATTTGATGCACACCCAACAAATATAACACAAAACTGGCCACACTGGATCCTCGACCCACACCCCAAACAATGCCATTCTCGTTGCAAGTATCCACAAAATGTTTGGTCCATTGCAATAACGGAATCATTTTGCGATTGCGATATGCTTCCATTTCATCGTAAACACGTTCTTTTTGTTGCTTTGTGGTACAACGATTGACACACCATTCTTCTACATCAAATTCTTTGTATTCTTCTGGCATAAACCAGTCGCTTTGCAGTGCTTGGTCAAAATCTTCTATACTAATAGAATCCAATTGATCATTAAATCTTGAAAATGTAAATCCTGCAACTTGCTCTAACTTTTCAATATCTTCAGTGTAATCAACTGTGAGATCTTTGAGGTTGGTCAGCTTTCCTTGGTACAGAAACTTGAATATGTCTTGTGTGTTAAAAATAGGATTTCCAAATTTATCTAGGCGCATAGCCTATAGTTTAGTTGACTTTGATCAGATTGTCAAGGCTTTTTTCACTATTTTTCGCCAATTGTTCCAACGCAGCTTGTCTTCGACTGCCTAATTCCATTTTATATGTTTCTAACAACATGCCAATTTGAGTTTTGACATCGGTGTTATGAGTCATAAAGTATTTTCGAGTAAGGTCGCTAATCTTACTTTCTAGCTCGCTGTCTTTAACGCCAGTAAAATCACCTGCTAATGGATGCATATTAACCTGCGGTGTATTGTCCGTCAAGTTTGAAATACACGTTGGTACCGCCATCAATGGTCCATGCTTCGAGAATTTCAAAATGATTTTCTCGATCCAAGGTTATAAATGCTGTTGTTAAAGATGGCCCACCCACCAGTGCCGATGAAGTGTAAGTTAAACCGCTCGGTGTGCCCGCAGTGGTTGTAATTGCTGCACCGCCTCTGGCTGCGCTAAGTGTAAATGTAGTTGAGCCATTGGTTGCAATAACGTAGTATGTAACTGGCGCACCGGCTGAACTGGAGTATCCACTGATGCTGCCAGAACCGCTGTTGGTGCCAGTAATACTAATCAATTGACCCACTGATAATGCTGCTGCATTACAACTAAATTGTCCACCTGTTCCGGTGATAGCAACAGCAGTCAGGGTGGGCGTGGTTGCTAATTTTAATTTACCAGTGCCACTTGTTAAGGTAACTATATATTTTGAACTTTGATCACCTATCAACATCAATCTCATCACACTGTATTTTCCAGTAGTGGGCCATGATATAAAATTTAATGTTGCATTGGCGGTTAAAATTGCAGACTGCATGGGTCCGTTGCTGATATTAATGTCAGCCCCAGAATTGCCTACACTGCTCAGTGGATATACAACGCCATTAAACTGACTGTACAATCCGTTGCTGATAGTGCTTTCGAGTAAATTGTTTACTACTTTTACTGAACTGGTTGCAACATCCCGTACCAGTACTGAATTTTGTTGCAACGCAGATATTTCTATTGCTGCCCTGGCTAATCCAGCTTGTATAGCTGTAAAATTATTTCTGAATCCCTGGCTGTTATTATCAACACCTGCTACTGGGTAAGATACATTAATTGCAGAAGAGTTTATTGCACTTGTCATACGGTTATCCTATTATTTTTGAATATTAAATATTTATCGTCAGCATAACCACCTGCGGAAGATAATGTGTATCTATCTATTGTGTAATCCAACGAATTAAAATCAAAGTTGTTGAATTTGATATTTCTCAATATAGTATCGGCTGTTTCTGGCTTGCAGAAACACAGTGGTATTGCTAGTATATAGTCCAATTCGGCTTTGTTACCTGGCTGAATACTACGCATCCAAAGTGGCAAATAGTTGCGTTCAGTTGCTCCAACAGCACCCAATCTAGTTTGCCAATTTGTTATGCTGTTTGGAAAATACACACTGGGTCTTGGATTGCTGGCGCTGTATCCAGTACTGTCAACAGTGACATTGAAATTGGGTCTGTCATTGTACAAACTATTGGCATTGAGGGCGGACAACTGAGTACTGTAAAAATCCAAATTACTATCAACACTGATGTCTTGTGATATTGAACTTTTTGTTTTTATGCTCAATGCTTTATGTTGACCGTTTGGTTCCGCCGGATCTATCATTTGTATATACACTACTTCGTACATTTGCTCGCCTGTAACAGTGTCCGTGGCCACAGCCTTTTTGAGACTACTAAACTGAAATCTTTTCTTTTTGTTGTTCAGACCCATTGCGCCTATGTAGGCAGCTGCATTTGTAGTTTGTATTCCCGCATACACCAACATGGTCAAACTAGTTTGAACTCCAAAATTTGGATCGTTTGATCTATATATGCTGCCTGGTGAAAAAACAGATGCATTGTTTATGAAATTATTCCATGCGGATCGTTGTGCTGGCACCAAGAACGGTCTAGCAACAATGTTGCTGTAAAACATGGTGTTGGGTGTAGTAACTGCAATATTAAAAGTTTGTGCAATTGCACTATAGCCATATTGATCATATGCTTTAACTGTGAAAAAGTAACTGCGGTCAAACAAACCAGCGGAACGGTCAAAGGTTGTTTGCCCACCATCGAATCGGATCAACCCTGAAGTTTGAGTAATGTTGTTGTAGAACTGATTAACTGTGCCAATTATTTCGCCATCCCCGTTGAGTTCAAGTCCCGGAGGCAACTGACTCAGACTACCGTCTGGATTAACATCGTTTAACTCGTATGATACCACAGCACCTGTTACAGAAGTTTCAGCAACAATTTTTAGTGTACACAAAAAATCTGCTGGAATTGATCCCAGCTTGGTTGGCGTGATCCATGTGATAACACTGTTGATGCTGCCCAAAATAGTTATATTGAATTTACGACTGGCATTGCTGATTTCGTCTAAATTATCTCCAGGTCTGCTGGCGGTGAGTGTGAACACATACTGTGTTGTGACTGCTGGTTGATATGGAATTATTCCATACAGGTCACCATCCAGCTCATCAAACTGAACACCGGGTGGAAGTTTGCTCAGTGTTCCTGTATAAAACACAGTGCTGTTTGGTATGTCCACAATTAGTGGAGATGTCACGGTTAATCGATATCTAGTGGGTGTCAATTGCTGTACATTTGATATTGTGTAAATTTTATCAGTTGCGTTATCCAAGTAATAATTTAACGTAAAATATTGACCAATTTGCGGAACTGTTGTGTTGTTTGCAGTATTTACAGTGACAAACACACTGCCAGCAACATTGTCTGTGGATGACAATTTATAAGCCACCACATACACTTCTTCGTTGGTGGCTGATATTCTAAAACTCACATCAGTATTATCATACAGTGCAACGGGCACAGTCAAATAATTGTTAGATCTAAACAGTCCTAAATTACCATCAGTGATCCAAACTGGTTTTCTAACATATGTTGAGTCTGCTGTGAAACTGCCTGCTGAGTTGCCCAGTGTGGTGCTGTCTGCTCTAAACTCGTCAGACCCAGTTACAAATATTTTAAAAATGCGCTGTGCGTAATTGACGCCGTCAGTAACAGTGACTTTGAATTGATAGTTTAAACTTAGAGTTTGTACAACTTTAGTTTTTATAGAATAATCAAATATCACATTGTCGTAGTGGTAAGTGTCAAAACCATTGGTTGGACGTAATCCAAAATCAAACACCGCTACATCAAACCCCTGTTCATCATAATTACCCACTCCATCGTTGACGGTTATTCTCGGAGCAGGTTTTACATAGCCACTGATAACACCATCTCGGCTTAGTGATAAGCCTGGCGGAAGTGTGCCGTCACCATCTGCAATGAAAAATTTCAAAGCCTGGCCAATGGCTATGTCTAAGTCAGTGACTTCCAGTGCATAAGATATGTACGTTTGATCAACGGTGTAATATTGTTTGTTGTCTCCGACTGGCAATAATCCTGCAGGTGTAACAAACACAGGGGGATTAAATCCACTTATGATTATGCCAAATGTTCTGTCAGCAATGTCAGTTCTGAGATATTTGGGAGGAACAACACTGGTATTGTAAATATCTTTACTGGCTCGAATACAAAATTTATAGTTGGTGGTGTTGGCCACAATGTAAGGACTGCCTATGATACTACTGCCAACAATTGACAATCCGCTGGGTAATTCTCCGCTGATAACTTTAAAAGCTACACCTGTGATATCACCAGTCAATGGCAATGGTATACTCACTGTTATTTGTTCAGGAAAGGTGCCTAATGAATATCCACTAGGTTGAGTCCAGATGCTTAAGGCCATTAATCAGACTCCATTATTGTATTCTATACCATGTGGTATTGCTTGTTCTGTATATGTATTGGTATGTTGCATATGGTGCTATTACACCAGCAGCAAGTGCGCCTAACAATGTGGGTCCTGCAGTTAATGCAAGCGTAACTGTGTTATCATGTATCACAAATCTCACCACCTGCCCGTCTGTGGGTGCGGGCGGAAATGTCAACGTTGCTGTGTAACCAGATGCAGTCACTAACAAAATATTATTGACAACTGTGGTGCTCAGTGCATACACAGCAGTTGAACTCACAGTGATATAATTTGCCCCCTGTAACCCAATTGATTGCACAGTGCCAGATACTGTTAAATTGCCAATCACAGACAAATTGTTTTTGACAGTGGTGGTGCCTGTGACAGCGCCAATTGACAGTGTGGTGGCCGAACCACCAAACGCAATGGTGGTTGCTGTGGTATTAACTAAATTAAACACTGTTTGTGCAGTTGATATTTGGCTGGCTGTGGCGTTGCCAATATTAGGAGTGACCAGGGTTGGGCCAGTGGCAAACACCAAAGAACCCGAGCCTGTTTCGTCACTGATAACACTGCGTAATTGTATGCTGCTGGTCAATGCAAATTGATCTAATCTGCCAGTGGATGTGGCCAACACACCCGAAGTGGGCAATGTTAGATTGGTAATTCCTGTGGACGTCAGTGTGATATTGCCAGCGCCGGTTGCTGTTAAATTTGTACCCAGGGACAGTATGTTCCCGCTTACTTTTATACCAGGTTCAGCCACGGCACCAAAATCATAATCGTTTGCCAAGGGTGTGGTAAATCCGCTGCCAGTGCCAGTGCCATTGAGGTCCACAGTAAATCCCTTGGCAAATCGTTGCCACCCAGTTGGTCGGGTTATTGTGCCAAAGTCTGCATTGATGTTTGGAGTTGTGGACATGGCCACTGAAAACAAGCTGTTGCTGACATTTGGATCAATTCCATAAATTGTGGTTTGTGTGTCCCCGCCGTAGATGTAACGACTGTTTAGGTTTAAATTTCCAGCCAAGGTTGGAGTTGTGTCACGGGACAATGTGGTTGTGCCTTGTAAATTCACAGTGTTGGCTGTGTTGGTGATAACAACTGAGCTGTCAGTACTGGTTAATGTTTTAAATTCTAGAAGGGTAGCAGCCTTGGTTTTAAAAACGCCCGTGCCACCGCCCACGTTAGCACCAGTTGAAATGCCAACTTCTATGTTTAATGCAGCAAAATTTGCATTTACTTTGATAAATGCTGTGCGTAAATCGTCGCCAGTACCGTCATTTGCGTAGCTACCTAAGAATATTTCTTGTATTGTTGACATAATCTGTTCCGTTTTATATATTTACCGTTTCTAGGAACTCTAAAGTCTTGATGAGTTCAGCATACTTCTTAGGGCTCAAATAGGGCGCCAATGCCATGCGATTGTGTCCCGGCACATACTGATTCAAGTTGCTGGTGCTACTGAGCTGTTTGACACCGTTGTCAATGTAAGTTTGATTCATTGTGACCACAGTCACAGTGGTGGCTTTGATATCCACAAGATTGCGACCAATATGCACATCGGTTGGCGCGGCTCCTATTTTGCGGGCAAACTGCACTAATTCCAATGCGGCATTGGGTTTGATAATGTATCCGTAGGCACCCCAGATAAACTCTCCTACACCGTGCCAAGTGCCTTTGGCAGGTTGATGCCAAACTCCCACAGGTTCGTTCATATGTTTTTGAACGTTTTCAGTATAGATTTCCGTGGTGTCAAACACATCAAATGGATCCAGTTTCAGTACACCGTCAAACTGATCCAGTATGTCTTCGGGCAGTGGTCGAACAAACACGCCATCATGTTCCAAGATAATAATGGGTTCATTCAACTTCACACACTTCATCCACAGTTCAAAGTGACTGAGAAAGCAACCTTGATGTCCTGGATTGTCAATGATGTCTCTAGTTATAAAACGTGTGATGCCATACTTGGCAAACAGTTCAGGCGCATCATATCCCAGTACCGCATTGTGTACTTGGGGCTCAATGCCAAACTTGTGCGCAGCCTCAATGGCTTCTGCACCAACCTTACGGCTGTGTTTACTTTGTTGTAGAATAATAACAAATGCTTGCATTACATTAATTCTTCAATAATGCAATAGACACTACCCAGTTGATATTGTGTTGGCGTATCTCTCATCATAGCAGTTACTCTATACACTTTATGATAACTATGATCTGATATAACCATCTCAGCTTTGTCCCCAACATGTTCAAACACTACGGGATTAAATTGTTGCCAGCCAATGGCAGCACCGGTTGTTGAATATCCAAATATATTTGTACCGTTGTTGGCAGATATTGTTACGTTTGCACCATTTATTCCAATGTAACGAAATTCTACGTTTATACTGCCCGCGGTGGGCGAGACTGCTCTAATGGATAAACGATCTCTGTTCACAACATTAGTATTAACGGTTAACATTGTTGTGTTGGTGGTTGACGTGTTGGTTATTCTATTAACATATGCGGTGGATTGTACGGTAGTATCTGGGAAGGTTAATGAACCGTTAGTGCCAAATGTAAAGTCTTTATTAGAATATGTTCCTATTCCGGGAGGACTTGTTACCACAGCATATCTAGTACGGATAACTAAATTTTCTTCTGGATCAGTTTGAATGATGTTGGGAACAATCAGTTTACCATTGCTCATCAAGGTCACTGATTCACTGCCTGATGTGATTTTCACACTGGTCAACAATGCTTGCCAAGTGGCGTAGCTGTCTCGAACAACTATCAATGCACTTCTAAGTTCATTATACGCTGAGGTTGTGATAGGAGGCTGAAATATCAGCGGCAGTGGTGGACTGGATGGTGATTGTTGTATTTGATAAGCTGTTAACAGCTGAGCTATCAACCCAGCGGCAGTTGGGCCAGTTGCCTGCCATGCTATAAATGGCCAATTAGAAGATGTAAGACCAAGATTATTGGCCTGTGCCTGATAACTGGCTCGTACAGCTTCCCAAGCAGTCAAGCTATCGGTATAGGCTGTGGCAGCGGCAGTAATTTCAACATCACTTGCTTGACCAATAACAGCTGAGTTGGGCAATGATAAATTACCATCTGTGCTAAAGTTCCAAGCCGCGTGGGCTGAGAAATTTGCAGTGGAGGCTTGTACTTGTACATTGCCACTGTTGACCAATCTAACATATTGAGTATCAGTGCCTAGATATAGTTCAGTGGTGCCACCGGCTGATGCCAAATGTATGTGATCACCTTCAGCGGCTGTGGGATAAATTAATAATGCTTGATAAGCATTGGCACCGCTTGCGGGTTTGAGTTTCATAGCAAGCGGATCAAAAGTGCTGCCTTCGGTAATAACGCCACCACTAGGTAATGTTAATGCACCATCTGTGCCAAAACTCCACTCTTTTCTGCCACCAGAAGTTTGTGTTGCAACTTGTAAAATTTTGTTAAGATCAGCGGTAATGTTAGAATAACTTGAGCTTAATCTATGTAAGGTAAGCCCTGATGGAAAAGTTGTTGTACCAGTTGTGCCAAATTGCCATAGTCTGCCAGCACTGGCAGTCCCTGTTTCAATCTGAAACTCTTTATCAACACTACAGGTAAAGTTAACTGTGTTTGGACCTCTTGGTGCCCCCAGTACAAGCCCTGTTGGGAATGTGGTGTTACCAGTTGAGCCAAGACTCAGTGTGTGAACACCGTTGACCAAACTACTTACACTGCCAGCGGCCGCGTAGGTAACTTCTTTAGTTGTGGTGTTGTAATATAACACATTGGATGTTGCTGTGGCAGTTCTAATCGGTGCCACATAGAAACTATCTGTTTGAGCTGCAACGCCATTGACTGCTGAGCCAGTGGCATTTAGTATGATTGTGTTGGCCGCTTGGCTGGTAGCACCCGCATTGGCGCCAACTGCTATAGATTGGGCACCTTGATTTTGATTCCCGGCCTGGTAACCAACGGCCACGGCATTTGCGCCTTGTGAGCCATTGGCAGAACCAGCACCAACTGCCACTGCACCACTACCTTGACCCGTATACCCTGAGAGATAGCCAACGGCCACGCCATAGGTACCTTGTGCGTTATAACCTGCGGCGCTGCCAACAGCAGTTGCCCAACCGCCTTGATTTTGATTGCCTGCATTCATGCCAATGGCTACAGCAATCTGACCCTGATTGGTTACACCAGCAATATTTCCAATAGCAACTGCACCAGCGGCTTGTGAAGTCAGTCCAGCATTAGCGCCAATTGCTATTTTAGTTGGACCACTTGCACCAGCTGTGTTGACCACTGGCCAAACGGCCGGAGCCGCCCCAGTTAATAATATTTTGTTATTGGCATCGTCATAGGTCACTGTGATGTTGGTGTGACTGGCATGATTGAACAAGGGTGCCGCATAGTCCTGCGCCAACTCTCTCAAGTCTGCCGCAGTGCCACCTGTCAAGGTATACAGTTCAGTGAAGTTTGCATTGGCTTTTACAAATGCATTACGTAGTGTATCACCTGTTTTGTCGTTAGCACTTGCACCAACTAGGATATTTTGTTTAGCCATTATACTCTCCCCACAGCAATTTCAATAACTCCAGCTTCGCCGTAGTCTTTGTCTTCCAGTGCCTTACCGAGCACAGCACCCAGTGTGGGATTGTTTGCTTTGACAGCATATCCCAGTGTGGCACTAGTAGTTATCATATCCCCTTTCTTCACACGCCCAACAACTTTAACAGGAACTCTGCCCGCCAGTGCAATACACACTTTGATACCTGCTTGTTCGCTATTCATCACATACGCTGGATTAGTTGTTACTACTCCGGCTAATCTTGTGTCATTGATCACGCCAGTTGTGGTAACTTCTTTATCGCCACCGAACACCAACACAGTGCCTGGTTCGTAATCTTGGTCACCTTCATAATACTCTGCCAAGTCAGCATAAGTGGCTTGTAGTCTGCTGGCGCCTGTTAGACTCCAGTTACCTTGAATAGTTCCAAGTCCATAATCAGTTGCATCTGTTGTGATAGTGGATGCCTTGAGCACTGCACTGTAAGTGTTTAAATCTATAATGCTGCCTGATCCAACTTTCCAGTTACCTTGAATGTTACCCACCACTGTGTTATCGCTGGTATTGGTAAACAAGTTTCTGGCAATCAGTGTGCCATTACCAGTGTCAAATGTACCATATGTTGTGGTAGTTGTGGCAGCAGAACTAGTGCCAGTTGCAGTCATAAAGTATGTTGCAGCTGTGCTTGCACCGGGTGTGCTGAAGTTCAACACTGCTGATGAGCCAGCACCTGTAACTGATATGGTTTTGAACGTACCAACCTTCAAGCTGCCAACGTCCACACTGTTGTCAGTATCTGATTTAACAATACTACTAACTGCATTGGTCACACTCACAGGTGACACACTGTATGAGTTTCCAGCTGTGCTGACACCGTTGTAAGTTATGGTCATTATGCCGCTTGAACCAAACGATGCACTAACAATGCCTCCTGCATCACTCACCACTTGTGCAAAAGTCACAGCACTTGGACTTGCAGCACTGCCAGTTCTGTTGCCCAACACTGTGCCATTGCTGATTTGAACAATTTTGTTTAGGGCAACACCAGTGGTTGCACTGGATGAAGTTAACAAATCAACCCAACCAGTGGCACTTACACTGAATACATTGTTATTGAATACACTTAGTCCCAAGTCAGCTTGCACAATGGCACCAGCTGCACCGCTACCGCTGGTATTGGTTGCCACGCTGCTGGCAATGTTCATACTTAATTTACTTTGAGCAATTGCTGCTGTAGTACTAACCATAGAGTTAACCACAGTGCCTGCACTGATTGCAGTAACAATGTTTGACCCTACAAAAGCAAGCCCAATACTGCCACTGGTACTGGCATTGACCCATCTGGATCCGTTGTACACTAACAAGTTACCAATCGCAGGACTTGCAATAGTTGTATCTGTTAACTTAAAGAGAGCGTTGTATGTTGATCCAGTAGTGTCAACATACAATTTGTTCACAGCATCAGTTGGGTAAACTGGAGTTGGCAAGTTGCTAACTGTGAATCCAGCAGCATTTAAATTACCCTTCATCCCCAAACTGCCGTCCAAAGGCATGAATCCAGGACCAATGTAGTTCAGCAACGGTGTTGCACTGCCGTTGTGTGTTAGACCCAATCGACTGTCAATATAACTTCTGACAGCACTTTCCACAGCAACTTTATCACTGGCATTGCTGGCCATGGTTCCGTCAGTGCTGAACTCAGTAACAACAACACCTTTTCTAAATCCAAAACCAGCAAGGTTACTCAACGCAATACTTGCTGAGAATGTCACTGTACCAGTGCCCTGGTCAACTTGGAAGAAGCGTCCCACTTTGAAAATACCGTTTTCGTCAGTGGTCACATAGAACACACGACCCACAGTTTCTTCCACCACTTGCTGACTCTGTACTTGTGCAGTGGCCGGGTTACCATAAATCTGTGTTGGATAGTTACTGGTGTTGTAACCGCCTGTACCAATGTTTAAAAAGTCATGGCCAGTGGCTCGCATGGTACTGATCTTAACTGTGATCTGTCCACCGGCGGCACCTGGATATCCTATTCTCAAAGTTTTTGGTTCGTTGGTTGTTGGGAATGGTTTACTGATACCCAATGACACACTGGTTGCATTAGATACTTCTGAAGTTATGGTGGTGTAACTTGCTGCATAAACACCCGGATCATACGGATATGTCAGTGTAATGCTGGTTGTTGAGCTAGCGGTGCATAAGAAATATCCGTTATACAATGCATTGGTATTTCCTGCAACATAATAATATGCACTGGTAGCAGGTGCTGTTGTGGTCAAGAAGTTCAACACAACACTGTAGTTGGCAGGTGTTGCATTATAAGTAACACTACCAAAAGTAGTGGCCACAATAGTTGTACCAAATACATAACCTGGACTGTAGAATGTCATCACACCTGGGTTAGTGGTCCCAGTCACAAAAGAACTTCCTCCAGACGCAGCACTGATAGTCACTCGGTTTGATGCAGATATCACATTGGTAATGTAGTATGTTGTACCAGCCACAATGTTACCAAGTGCTACACCAGCACCAGGTAATGCAAATACAATCTGATTACCAATTGACAAGTTACTCACTGTACTCAACGTTACTAAATTACCTGTACCAGTGATTGTGGTTGATGACACAGCATAATTTGTTCCAATGTTGGTTGCAGTAGTCCATGAGGAACCAGAACCACTCACAACATATGTGTAAGTATTACTTGTTACAGTACCAGCAATAGACATTGCACCAGTTGTGGCATTTGCATAACCAACTGTGGTTGTGGTACCTGCAATGGCCACGCTAGCTGATGTTTGTGTATTGTTAACTGTGTAACTTGTACCAACTGTTGGAGTACCAGTAGCACTTTGGTTTAAGGTGTATGTGCCATTGCCCCCTGTGCCGCCCAAGAATGCACTGATATATGTTCCAGCTGTTACACTGCCACCACTTAACACCATGCCAACACTGATTGTACCAACTGATAATCCTGAGATTGTAATTGTGGTTGTGGAAATTGTGCTGGTAAATGTTGCTGTGTTGATAACTGTGACATAGGTGTTTGTACTAATACCAGTTCCGGTAACCACACTGCCCACAGCAATGTTGCCAGCATTGGTAACAGCGCCAGTTAGACTCAAAACAGTTCCAGCAATTTGTCCTGCTGTGGCACTGAATGTTGTGGTACCAGATGTTGTAACAGCATATGTTCCATTATAACCAGATGGTGTGACACCGGCCACTGTGATCAATTGTCCAACAGCATACGGATTAGTCAATGTGGTAACTACGGTAACTGTAACAGTGCCAGCTGATGTGGTAATGTTACTGGATGTTGACGATGACAATTGAGCAACACCGGAACCAGTCAATATCATACCAGCTGAAATTGTGCCAGAACTCAATGTGCCCACGGTCAATGTGCCTGCAGCAATTGAACTGGCTGTCATTACAGCACTGGTACTTGCCACGGCTGTGGCATTTCCGCCAGTGCCTGGATCATTGGGATATAACAATGTTAACTGTGTGGTGTTTGCACCAGCACTGGCAACTGTGTTAATAATCTGCGGAGTTGTAATCACTGGAGTTAGCAATGCACTGCCTGAAACACTGCTCAAAGTAATTACTGGAACACTGGTGTATCCAAATCCTGCACTGATAACAGTTACACTGCTGATGCTTCCTCCAGAAATGGTACAAACAGCAATGGCCTGTTGGTTGGGATTGGTTACGCCGCCACCCGAGAATATGATAGTTGGTGGACTAGTATAACCACTACCTGGATTGGTAATGCTCACACTGGCAACTGTGCCAGCAGAACTGGTGTTGATAACTGCACCATATTGCACCCAAGCTGCAGGACTTACTGTGAATGTGGTATTACTGTCAACAGACTGCACAATTGTACCTGTTGGTACGTAGGCAAATGGTGTTGATACTGTGGCACCAGCAACAGTAGCTGAACCAGTAGTTGTGCTTGCAATTACAACACTTGATACTCCGCCGGAATACACACTGTATGTGCCATTATATGCTGTTGTTACAGCGACTCCAGAAATCACAACAATGTTGCTGCTAGTAAACGGTGCAGAACCCTGTGTTGCAAAGTTCACAGTAAAGTAACCTAAACTAGGAGTGCTGGCCACAATGGAAGTGATTGTGATAGTGGTCTGAACATAGTTCACAGCCATTCCAGACGTGATGTTGGTTGTGCTGGGAACAGTGATTTGTGTCTTGTTGTTAACAGCCACCACTTGATATGTACCGTTGTACAGGGTGTTTGATTGATTTGCAACTGTTAAAAAACTATCAACTGGCGGTAACACTGCGTTGACATTGTAGGGTATATTAAATGTAACAAATCTTCCTGTGGTTTGTAATGTTTGACCTGCCAGCGTCATTGCGTTAACGCCAGTTCCTATGCTTGATACATTTGTTACACTGTTGGGATCAATGGTCAAGTATGCGTTTGTACTGGCACCAACAGTGACTGTGCCACCAGGTGTACTGGCTGGAGCAGTTGTTAGTGTGATATATGCTGTTGTTACATTATTCAAAACTGTGGTATAGAAACTTTGAACATACTGGGTACCATTAAAACCAGTTCCAGTCACAATTTGTCCGTTGGCAAATACGCCAGCAACTGTGGTCAATACTAACAGTGTCCCAGAACTACCAGCGGCATTATATATGCCTGTTGCTGGCGTATTTGATTGAGTATAACTTATAACTGTGAATACTTTGCCTCCCCATCCTACTATATAAGTTCCTTGATTAATTTGATTTATAGTCGACGAACTGGTAATTGGTAACACAGCAATCTTACTATCGCCTACCTTTGAACCCTGGGTTCGAGCCGAGAATATAACTGAGCCAACAGGCGTTAAAGATGGCACTCTGCTCAGTGTGACTGTGTAATTTGTTCCAGTGATAGTGGCACTGGCCACTGTGGTAGTTGTGTTGGTTTGCCATGTGCTACCACTACCACTACCTGTTAGGTAACTGGTGATATACACAGTTCCACTAATAGTGCCACCAGTCAACACCATACCAATTGCAACTGTACCAGAACTCAATGTGCCCACAGTGAACACACCAGAACTGTTGATTGTCGAGCCAGTAGTCACAGCAGTATTGGTTACCACATTAGAAACAGTTTGTGTTGTGAGACCAACACCGCCAAGTGTTTGACCCGCAGCAATTGTTCCCACTGCTTGATTAACAGTAAGTGTTGTACTACTGGTAGTGTTGCCAGTAGCACCAATTGCAACAAATGCCCGGGCATTGTAGTTGGCCAAATCAGCACAAGCAACTCCAGTGTTATCATGGGTGAATATATAATATGAGAAACCAGTGTCTGTACTCAACACAGCAGTGTTGGCTGGCAATTGTTCACCGGTTGACTCTACCAAGTTGTATGCAACAATACGGTAGATATCGTTCAAATTACTGCTGTATTGTAATGCAGTACTTGGACGAACTGGTTTTACATTAGTGATATTATAGAATTTAACATTTTGCGATACTCGGATTACAATTTGTTGTCCGTCATACAATGCATATGCAAGACCAGTAGTTGCTGTGCTGTTTGTTCCAGATGTGCTCAAATTCAACGCCAACACATTCACAGCACCAACATACACTGTGGTGCGAGAAGTACTGTTAATTGAATATCGTGTGATACTTCCGCCCGACGCACTGTGGTCAATTTCTATTTCACTAGTACCTTGTGGAGGATATGAATAGTTAGTTATGTAAACAGTTAAGTTTTGATTGATTGCTGTGGTTTGCGAACTTGCCAGTGTGCCTTGTTTATACACTGTGGCAACTTGAACCATGTCGTTGGCCAAGTTAACAGCATTGGCCAACTCAGTCACATCACTTCCACTTGCTCTCAAACCGTAAACACCGTATGCGCTGGAACCAGCCACTGTTCTTGCCTGTCCACCATTCAGTGACCAGTAACTGACGTAACAGTAATATGAAAATCCACTAACAGACTCAATGGCTGCACCGTTGGTTGCTATAATACCATATCCCAAATCGCAAATCAGTGTGTAGTCATTACTCAGCATGGACTTGTTACCGCCCATTTCAATATTAATGTTAATGCCAGCACCAGCATTGATATAATTGACTGTGGTATTCTCTACATTAATACTAGAAGTACCAAATGTATAAGTTCCAGCTGCCTGCTGAGTCAGTGTCACAGCCAAACCAGTTGTACTACTGACTAGTGGTATTGTTGAGCTTGATGGTATGTAGGTGTTGGCAATGCTAGTACCCGCTGGCACTCCAGTTCCAGTAATACTCATACCAGGTAACAATCCTGCAACACTACCTGCTTGTGTAAATATTAAACCAGTTAACGTGCCAGCTGTAGTAACTACCGCTGATCCGCCCAGCGTTGTGCTCAGTGTAAATGTTGTTGAATCATTGGTATTAATGATGTAATACACTGAACCACTAGTATAACCGTTAATAGCGCCAGTACCTGAATTAGTACCAGTTACTGTAACAGTGTTGCCCAGTATTAATCTGGTACTGGTACATGAGAATGTACCACTGGTACTGGTAACAGCTGGACTACTCAAAGTTCCAGTTGCACTGGTCTGCACTACCAATGAACTTGCACCACTGCCACCACCACTTGAATATACGGAATTGGTAGTGCCAATCTTATTGTTTACTAGTTTGTAAAAATCAGTAATGGCATTGGTTGATTGTGCAGTTATTGTTGGTGGTACTCGTGTAACACTGGTTGCACCAACAATCACCATAACAGTTCCACTAATGTTACTGCCTGCAACAGTAGTAGATGTAACTGTTGCAGGATTACTTAATGTTGCTGTGTTTGTTATGAAATTTATGTTACTAATAGTTGTACTGGCTGGAATACCTGTTCCAGTTACAGTGACACCTTGTGTTAAGTTTGGATTGTATGATAAGCCAGTAACAGCGGCACTACCAGCAGTTAGTGTTGCCACAATATCATTATCATATTGGCCATCAGCAATGTAATCAATTAAACCGGCAATTAATTTACTGATTGTTTGAGATTCTGAACTAGTTGTAAATGTCAACCCTACAGGAGTTCCAGATGCAGTTGAAATTGCAGAACCACCCACAGTTGAACTCAATGTAAATGTTGTTGACCCGTTGGTTGCGGTAATGAAATAAGTGCCATTGGCCACAGTACCAGCACCAGTATTGGTACCGCTGATTGTTATAGTTCCGCCAACAGCTATCGGAGCAGGAGCGGTTGCACATGTAAATGTTCCGACAGCCCCAATAGCCACAGTGGTTAAAGTTTCCACAGCTGCAGTATATGCTGTAGTATTTTGTATTATTAAGTTGCCGCTAGATGGCGTAACTGTTTGATTTTGTACTACTTGTTGTACCACAGTGTTTAAGCGTACAAACGATGCTAGACAAACTTGTTTATTAGTTCCCAGCAATGACACACCGTTACTAAAAAATGTTTGAGAAATATCATATACTGAACTATTTCCACCGTATAGTAAATCATATGCAACAGCATCAACAATGTAACCAATGTCTCTCTGAGACTTTAATGCAGAGTATGATATTAATCCGGTAGTAACATAGTTGTTAGAAATCCAAGCAGAAATTTCTGCTTGGATAAATGCCTTGTTGAGTGTTAAAATCTTTCTAGCATTCGATACTGTGGTTAACACTCCTGTTGGATCTGGATATGTTACAGTGGGTACTAAGCTAGTTTTGATAATATCAGTGATAACATTTAGATTTGCAGTGATTGATGTTGCTGTGCCTGATTGCAAACTTAATGTATTAAGCAAGGCAGCAGAATAAGAAATTCCTCTTGTAACTAATAATTGCGCAGTTGTTGCCACACGATTTTGTGGAGACAAATAAATCAAACCCTGTTTAATGCTTTGATAGTTTGAACCAAACACTGAATCGTATGCTACTGAATCAATAATGTTGCCTAAATTAGTGGCAAATGCCGCACTGCTGTAAATCTTAGTGGGAGCAAACGGTGTTGCCACATCCAATGTCACAGTTATTTGCGGTGCCTTAAAAGTGTATGTGCCAGTAGCTTGTGAAACTATTGCCGCTGAAAGTGTTAATGTGCTGCCATTAATTCTTGTTACATATGTTCCGTTGGCAACACCAGTACCCACAATGTATTGACCAACTCCTACTAATATGTTGTTGCTGGTAATTGTTAAGGTTTTTGTGGCCGGTGCACCGCCACTCACATATGCGGATGTTGTTATAGTGGCTGTAGCATTGTAGCTGGTAACATTATTAACTTGATATCGTTCACCTTGCAAATAGAAAGCGCACGGAGTCTCCGGCTGACGTAAATCTAAACCACTGTTAACTGTGCCTTGAACAGACACCGATAATCCTGCCGCACCGCCAATGCTTTGCACATTGATAATAGATCCAAATAATCTTCCTGCAAAACCGTCTACAAACAAACCACCTGCAAATCTTTTGCTGTTTGTACTGGCGCTAAACACCGCACCTTCTTGTGCATACGGTGATTTGGTTTTGATCTGCCCAGTTGGGTCCAGCACCATTGAAAAACCGCCAATGCCTTGAATAGTCAATTGTTTAATACGAGTGGCATCGTTACATAAGAACATATCCATTTCTCTATTATTCAATGGTGTACTATTTGGATCTAACGAATTAGTCAAATAATGACGTCCGTAGTTTATTGATCCGTAAATGTGCCAGTTGTTTGCTGCATAAGTCTGTGTTGATGTGAATGGATATATAGTTGTGCAATTTAATATGTTACCACTCACAGTGTTAATAACAGCTTTACCAATTGTGATATTACCATAGGTTGTAACAGCAGCTGTGATATTAAAGTTTGTTACAGACACTGCAGCCAAACCGTTGAGCACAGCATCAACATTGAAATTCAAACCAACCATACTACCAGCTGTGGTGGTGATAGCCACACCACCCAAGCTGGCTGACAATGTAAATGTGCTGCTGCCGTTTGTGGATATGATGTAATATGTATTTCCGTCCACATATCCAGTGATGGATCCAGTTCCGGACAGTGCTCCAGTAACCAACACTTTATAACCAACTTGTAAAGGCACAGTTTTTGTATTGGTGTAACTAAATGCACCGTTACCATTACTAACAACTGTGGCACCTAAAGAATAACTGTTTATTGCATATGTTGCACTATATGCACTGGGTATCATGTCTTCTACATTTATATTACTAGTTGATAAGAACGGGTTAGATGTGAGTGTAATGCCACTTACGTTAGTGAAGTAGAATGTTACTCGTCCTGTGCTGGTATTAAACACAGCATTGCTAATGGTGTAAACAGCTTCTGTTACAACAAGTCCTTGCCACGTTGCAGGTGCTTGAACATTATTTCCCAGTGTGGCTGTAAACGATCCGGTTGTACTGGCAATAGCAAGAGTGGTATTTGAAGTTAGCGCATAATCAGTATTGGCATAATCAAGCGATCCCACTTGCAATGAATCAATCACTGCATCTCGAAAGAAAAACGTGCCACGCCACGGGCTTTGACTAATGCGATTCAGCGGACGAATAATGGTACGTCTAAAGTCGTCGCCCGATATAGTCACGTTGGCAGGAATCTTAATAGGTAAATCTTCGTAGTAAACACCGCTTTCAACAAAGATTGTTATATTGATATTTGCAACTGTTTCACCATATTCTATTTCTTCGCCCGCTTGAAAAAAGCCAGGCTGAGTCAAATTCATAGTAATGGTGTCGTAAGGAGTTCCACCATTTTCATTGCCAGACGAGTAGGATATAATTCTACCAAAAGCGTTTGATGTAGTGCCTACCAAAATCTTATCAGGAATAATGTGTACAATACCAGGAGTACCTTGATCGACATATCCTTGACCACCATTTGTGAATGTTATAGAGTAATAGCCAGTACCATAAGTGCTGGTGTTAATGGGCGGCGCAACACCTAGGCCGTTAACAATGATACTTCTTATGATATTAAATTTACTGGTAAAATCGTTAATGGCTGTGGTAGTGGGAGCATAACTGGTACTTAGTGTAGCGTTGGTCTGCTGTGTAACTAATGATTGGTAACGAGCAGTGCTGGTGTTTTGATTTAGAACTTCGTATATCAATCCAGTGTTGCTACCACTGCCGTTGCCAAATGCAAAAGTAAGACCGTCAACGGTTTCGGTCAGCTGAGTTGTAATAGCTAGTCTAGCACTGGCACTTCTGTAATAACTCTTACCAGCATTGATACTTTGATAAGTTCCGTTCACTCTCAAGTCAATGCTGATTGCATCAACAATTAATCCAATATCTCTGTAGCAAATAGATTCGTCATAGTTGAAACCACCTGTGTATGTGACAGCAAGATATTTTGTTGTGGCCAATGCAATGCTGGTGGCATTTGTATTGATAATAGATCGTGTGTTAACATACGTTGCAGAATACGGAGATGGCACAGTAATTACAGGGTACGCAATCGAGTATGTGACTTCGATTACAGTTGCTCCTGATGTGGTAAATGTATTGATAGAAGACACAGTGCCGTTAACGGTAATTGAAAAACTATCTGCTCCTATAATAATGGCAGCTTCAGTGAATAAGTTTCCAGTAGTAAAATAATTTGTAGGCTGAGTTCCGGTATTGACTCCTGTGGCCGCGGCCCAGCCTGTGAATTGTACTTGGGTAGTTATTTTTCCAACGCCAGAAACAAATCCAACTGTGCTGGTGTTGCTGTTGGAAAATACCACATATGTTGCACCAATGCCTGTGACTGAAACACTGCTTCCGTTGGCAGTGTTGTAAACACTTGGCGTTAACCCTTTTACAGTGATGGATTGACCAATGGTGTACGGTGCAGATCCTTGGTCAGCAAATGTTAATTTTACATAACTGCCAGATCCGGAGCCGTTGCTGCCAACACCAGTGGTGATACCAGTGATTGCAATGTAATTGCCTAGGCTTGGGTTTGTAACTGGACTATTACCAATGATGTTTGAATTGATTATGCCCTGTAGGTATGTTAGTGCTGCAACATGGATACTCTTAAGACCAGCTCCAACTGCATTTGCAGATTGTATAAATGATTGAGCAGACGTCACGACAGCATTGTTTCCACCATAGGTCAAGTTGTACACCATAGCTTCAATCAAATATCTCACAGCTCTGCGTGTACCAGCAATATCTATAGTAGTTGAGGGGTAGTTTACTGCAATCCAAGAAGTAAATTCTTTTTCTAAGAATGGTATATTTGCCAACAATGTGTATTGGGCTTGTTGATTAGCGCTGGGCAATCCACTTGGGCTCACATAGGCCGGAGTAGTTCTGCTGGCAATGCCAGATGACAACAGTGATTTAATACCGTTAAACAAACTGGTGATATTGATATTTGTAACTGTGGTGCTATCACTGATGATATAATTAACAGAGCTGATATAATCTGTAGCACCAACAACCAATCCAGTGGTCATTGACACTGCTCCTACAGACTGTTGAACGCCACTAACCAACCAAGATGTCACAGCACCGCTGACAATTTTGGTATTTGATCTGACTCCTGTGCCTGTCACAGTATCACCAACGCCAAATGTTCCTGAAATAGCACTGGATATAGTCAATGTGTTTACAGCAATAGATCCAGTAAACGTAATGCCTGTTTTTTGTAGTTGAATTGCAGATCGAATATTTTGTAACACAAGGCCAGCATTTGCCACAGTTGGTAATGTCACAGCTGCTGTGGAACTATTGATATATCCAACTATTGTTGCAATGTTAGCTGCAACCGATGATGAAATTGTAACAGCTGATGTGTTAATAAATCCACTGGCTCCGCCCGTGAGTGTTGAATTAGTGTACTGCACAACACTGGTTTGATACAATAAAGTAACACCCGTGCCCAGTTTTGTGTTGGTAAGAATATTTTGAGCAATGGTGTTTAGATAATTGACAGCATTTGCACCCACTGCTTGCTGTCCAGAACCCAAGTTTAAAGTACCATTGTAATTGTACTTTATACCAGCGTAAATACTTTGACTATTGCCTCCGTACATTAAATCATACACAAGACTTTGCACAATATGTTCAATATCTCTTTGAGACGAAACTGTGTTGTACTCAATGCCAGGATATGTTGCTTTGATATAGGCTGTTAGTTCAGTTTGTATGAATGGTATATTTGAAATTAATAAATTTTTAGCACTCAGCTGTCCTGCGGTAGTGGTGCTCAATGCAGGAAACTCTGGATCAGGAAGTCTTCCTGATTCAATTATTCCATTAATAACAGCAATGGTATCTGTGATAAATGTAACCACAACAGGAGCAACTGTGAGAACATTATTCCAACTGGCATCGCTGATAATAACTGATCCCAAGTTAGTTAATGCATCTGTGATTTCTGCAACACTCAATCCAGTGCCTGCTGAATTGAATGCCAATGCTGCTTGAATACTTTGATAGTTTGATTGAAACACTATATCATAGCTCAGTGCATCTATCACAGTGGTGATATATGTTTGTGTATTTGGTATGTTGTATGCAAAATCCAGCACTGTGGTTTTTAGATATTCAACAGCGTCAAGTAATTGTAGACGATAATTTGACGAAACATCCGCATTGTTGGCATTCAACAGCAAACTTGCTTGTGTTGTTGAATTGTAGTTGGCTAGTGTGCCAGAACCGTTTGTGAACACCAAGTCGTTGCCCACACCAGTTAATATATCAGTAAGAAAACTTGCCCAGCGTGTTTGGTCAAATTCAAATTGATCCACATACCTTTTATTCAAATAAGCAATAGTCTCAGCTTGAATAAAGGCCTTGTTTGCCAAAAACAAGTTAGTGGTGTCCATATAGCCTTGTATACCACTATTTCCGCCAATCAATGTCACACTGTTAACAACACTTTTATATTGTGTTGGGCCAATAGTGTATGCAATTGTTTGTCTATACGGTCCGGGTTCAAGACTTGCCAAGTTAATTAAACTATCAGCGGCCAGCGCGGCAGCGCCAACTGTTTTATAAGCATATTGCCAAGCACGACCTTCTCGACCAATTGGTGTATTTGATTGTGTATCATCGCCTTTGGTTGCGCTTACATATAAATTAACACCGCTATAATATGTATTGTTATCAACATAATATTTCGTTGCAGCTTGTAAATCAGTACTGTCTTTGACAACTCCTGCTCCTGCTAATGGCGCTGGATGATCGCTCAATGTGAGAGAGCCAGTCATGGTGTCGCCATCGCGCCTCACAGTGTGTTTACGTTGCATAGCCTCTGTAGCAACATAATTTCCTTGCAATGTGGCATCATAGTCTGGGTCACTAGATTGCGGCAACGTTGGTTCTTCTCTTACTCTCAGTGCTCCACTAACACCGCCAGTCACGCTGTCAATGGCTAGATAATGGTCGTTAGCATAGCCCACAGTCACAGCCAGTTGTGCCAATGTGGTTGTGAGACTTGGGTTTACTGCACCGTAATATGCATTAAATTCAGCAACCGCAGCCTCGCTGGGATCTCGAAGACGACCTATGGTACGACTTGCAGCGTTCAAGTTGTTGCCAAGTGTGGGTGCAGCATCATCACTTAATTTTCCAGCAGTTGATGCAATTTCCAGACGGCTGTTGTTTGTGGTATTAAACAATATGTTGGTTCCAGCAACCAGTGTTCTTGCAGTTAATCCGCTTCCACTGGTATTGGCCATGATAATTTGGTTGGCACTGTATGATGTGCTGGACAATGCTCCCACAGATGTAGTAGCCCCAATGGTGTTATTGGCAACTGTGACTGATGTTGATGATGCAGCTGTGACTAAGAAAGTACCATTGTAACCAGCAGGCGCACAATTGTTGATAATGATATTCTGACCCACAGTAAACGGGCTCAATAATATGTTTGGATTACTAAATGTTAGTGTAACTCTACCCAAACTAGGATTACTTGCGGCCACGTTTGTTATGGCAAACGATTGAGTACCTGGAGCATCTGCAAGACTACCAAAAGTTATCTGGCCCCCTTGGCCAAACACAGCATACATCTCAGTAAAGTTGCTGTTGATTTTTGTAAAACTTTCGCGAATACTGTCGCCGGTGCCGTCGTTGCCTTGCACACCTACGTTAACAATTTGTTGTGTCATTTATTAAACTCCGAAGCTGGAACCGCAACCGCATGTTGATTTTGCGTTGGGATTTGTTATACTGAATGTGCTGCCTTGTAGATCTTCTTTGTAATCTATTTCTGCGCCTGTGAGATATTGCATGCTCATTGCGTCTACCAATACCTTAACATCGCTGGTTAGTGGAATCTCAAAATCATCTTCGTTCATCATTTCATCAAATGTGAATCCGTAACTGAATCCACTACACCCGCCGCCTTGAACAAATGTACGTAAAGACAGGTTTGGATTGTTTTCTTCTAGTAGAAGATCTAGTATTTTTAGTTTGGCAGAATTGGAAATAGTGATCATAGTGTTCCTTGATATAGTATTTATCAAAGGTTTTTATAACCTTAATGTAAATACATGATGTTCATTGGTACAGAATTTCGTCAAACACAATATGTTCGCAGCAGCAATCGCGGCAAGCACCACACCTATGTTAGAAACAAAACTGTGGTGGTTTTAAAGTGTGATGCGTGTAATACTATTTTTACAAGAGACAAGGGCAACATGGACCCAAACAGATTATCAAACAATTTCTATCATGTTTGTGAGCACTGTGATGCCAAGAAGTTTGCTCAATTAAAAGGCGTTGAAAGCAGGAATGTGTGGAGTATGCCTGCCAGTAGCCTCAAGACACTAGACCAACTCTAGCACTGATAACGTTCCAGTTCATGATTTTCCATTGATTGGCAAGATAGCTTTTTTTATCAGCTTGGTAGTCAAGAGCCCAGGCGTGTTCCCAAAAATCCACTAGCAACACAATATCCATCCTGATTTCGTGATTTTTAATAGTTTTGACGGAACCATCTCGTGCCAAGTATGCCCATCCCGATCCTTGTATCTTCATGGCTGTTTTTTCAAATTCTTCTTTGAATTTGTCAAATGTTTTGAAATGTTTGGTAATAAACTCACCAGCTGATCCACTGGGTTCATTTGATGCAGTGGGTTTTTGAAACTGAGTAAAGTACAAGTCGTGTAAAAATGCTCCTGCTTCATTGAAGTCAGCATCGCCTTCTCCGTCGTTGAACCTAGTCACATACGCCTTGTATAACTTGCCATAGTGATATTTGATGGTGTCTTCACTTTTACTGGGCTCCAATTCGTCCTTGGCGTACGGCAGCTTTGTCTGCACCAATGTCTTGGGTGTTTTACCCTCGTTCATGGTGATATGTCGTATAAAATTGTACATAACCATATTTAGCGATATAAATACTCTGGAGGATAATATACCATGTTAAACGCAATTAAAAAATTATTTGGAATCAACCCATCAGATGCTGCTGTACAAGTAGAGCCAGCGGCTCCTTACAAGATCGATCCATTACCTGCTGGTACTGAAGCAGCCATTATAACTACTCCTAATACTGAAGCAGTGGTAGTTGTAGCAGATGCTGTTGTACCAGCTGAGGTTGTTAAGGCAACGCCTGCTAAACGCGGTCCAGCTAAGCCAAAAGCAGTTAAACCAGCTGTTGTAAAAGCACCAGCGGCTCCTAAAAAGCCACGTGCTCCTAAAGCAGTTTAAGTTCTACAGCCCGGTTGTACACTTGGGCACTGGATAAATTCTTGCCCTTGCTTTCGCACATGATGTCAAAGTGTTCCCAGAAGCTGAGAGCCCAGTCAGTCACAGGTTGATTCCAATACCAGTCACTGTGTGCCCGCATCTTTTGTTTTTTGTAGCCTGCAGCCAGCAGTGCCGCATGGTCTGGTAACACATCAACGGGATGATCAATCAGCACATCTTCTCTACTCACACTGTAATGGCACACTGGCCTTACACCGCGCCACGAATCAATAATACGTTTGACTCTATCGTCTGTGGGGTGAATATATTCCCCAGTGCGAATCCAGTGATGGTGAATATCCAACACTAGCGCACAATGATCCACTAGCTCAATGCTGCTATCCACACCCCAACAATTTTCATCATTCTCGATGGTAATACAATTACGAGCTTCTGGACTCAGTTTGGTTAGCGTTTCTTTGATTCCTTCTGGACCACGCTTGCCTGAGATATGCACATTGATCTTCATGTCTTGGAATGTTTTGCCAAATCCCATCCAACGGGCCATGTCAGCATGATATTCAAATTCTTCAATGCTACGTTCCACAATGCCGGGATTTTCACTGGCCAACACACAGAACTGTCCAGGATGAAAACTGATACGCACATCATGTTTGCGAGCAGCTTCGCCCACTGGGGCAAATATCCGTTCGCAATGCCGTTGTTGGTCTGGCTGTTGCCACCATGTAATCCAATCTTTTTCTGTGTATCCACTCAGCATTTCTGATCCAATACGCATCATTCTGCGTTCAGCAGGCAACTGTGCCACACGTTCAATCATCTTCACAGCGGCGCTGGTGTTGTGATTCATCAGGTCATATTGACGCTGTTCAGCTTCCAGCGGATGTTCACGAAGCCACCGCATGGTGGTACTGCGACCATTCAGCACCCTGTTGTCGGCATTTACTTTCATACCTCGTACTTCGGAGGCATCATCTAGCCATTTACAAGCGTAACCAATTCGTTTCATAATACACAATCAATAAAAATAGACATGTTATATTATAACACCATGTCCATCCACAGTCAACTTGTTGTTCACCAATGTCTAATCACGTTTGCAATAATAAAACAACAGGTAACACTGTGAAGTAACACCCAAAAAGTTTTAAGGAATAATGCAATCCTTGCTTCTCTCAAAGTAAGAATTGGCACGTCTGGTCGATCACTGTCCGAGCTTCCCATCAAATGACCAGTTGCTCTGGCCCAAACTCGTTCTAAACTATTCAACTTAGCAAATCCTCATTCCACTCTCTGTGTCCTTCACGGAATGCCATATTGGCCTGTGTCTCACGTACTTCTACCTTGTAACACCAAAGACGAGCTGCTTCTCCTGGTCCCCACATTTCTGGAATGTAAACACCATTCACATACTTGTACAGCATGTCGCTGAGTCCTTCACAACCCAAACGTGGCAGTATTACTACCTTGGCCATTTTCTTTTCTTGTAGCAGTTTATATGTGGCCATTTCTGGATCATCTTCTGCCACAATAAGTGTGTGGTCAAATTGATCTTCCAGTGTCTTTTTGAGTTCTTTTAGGCCACCATAATCAGCAGCCCAATTACGAACATCTAAGTCGTTTGTTCCAAAATAGAACTTCATGCTGAAGCTGTAGCCATGAATTAGATTACAGTGGCTATCACTACGCCATTGTCTGTAAGCACATGGAAATGCGTCCACGTATTCTTTTGTGCTTTGATACTTGTATACTACTGGTTGTAAATTTGCCATTGTTATCTCCTAAGATTAAGCAATGGCATGCAGAGTTTATATTGCGGGATGAATGCCTAAGTCCGCATAAGTTAATTGTATAGATTTATTTAGACAAAGTCAATGTTATTGGCTACCAATCCGACCAAACCCTGCCCATTGTCCGGGTGTGCCTTCTGTCACGCACACCCATCCGATATAACTGTCTGTGCCAGGATTTGTATTCCAGCAAATGTCACCCTTGTTGAAATAATGATGAGCCTCAGTGGGCGCACTGTGTCCTGAAGTAAATCGTTTACCTCCAATGCTGACATCACCGTTCACACTGAATTGTAAACTTGGATCTGGATTATTGATGTTCACACTCAACGGACCAAAAACTTTTACAGGTTTTGATTGCGCCAGTTTTGTTCCTATTGTGATCTGCGTTGAATCTCCAAATAAGATTGGAACTTCACCAACTCCAACAGTCATCTCTGTTGAGTTGTATAATCCGTTTGGCATCAAACGAGTAGTACCAACTTGAACGCCAGCCGTAAAAGATCCACGCTCCGCATCAAGCGAATTGGTTATGGTATTACCTGAAACTGTTACATTATCTAATACACCCACTGATGTTAAACTACTATGTGTTACAGATGCACCTAGTGTGTTTTCACTCAGCGCAAGAGCATTATTGATATAATAAGATTTACCAGAGCCTAAGTCTAAGTTTTCACTGGACCACAATCGAGTTGGCCCGCTCATCATTACAAGTTGTGCAGAAAATGTTGGGTCTGTCCAAGCCAACCCCAAACCAAACGCACTCGTGTCTCTAGTACCTGAGAACTGTAGCGGATGTGTTCTATCAATTCTGTTGTCTGTCACAACACTTCCGGCATTGATGACACCATACACATTCAACACGCCGCCGCCGTGTACCGGATCTCCAACGTTGACTTCCCCACTGTTTTTAATAGTGACACGGGGAATGTTGTCTGTGGTAATGGTTAAGTCATGGCAACTGACAGTTCCAAAACTACCAACGCCAATGCTAGGACTACCAATGCCAAGTTCAACGTTATTTTCAATAATGGTAATAGCTGAGCTGGGATCTTCTGTACCTATTCCTAACTTATTGAAATTGGTGTTAAAAAATGCAAATTCACCAATGCTTACATCACCGGAAACATTTAGTTTTGACAGTGTACCCACGCTGGTTAAACGACTGCTGGTGATGCCGCCGCCCAATGCTGTTGCACTGATTACTGGAATATTATCAATGCTATAAGTGGAATTTGCAGAAATATCCAGATTGGCATTTGTCCATAGACGGTTTCCTAACCGGTACGCCAGTTGTGTTTGTCCAACACCGTGAGTCCAGCTGAAACCCTTTCCGTTTAATTCGCTTTCGGTGTTGTAAATCCAATCACCAACACTGGCTAGATTGCCGTTATCTGTAACTAAATTCTTAACATTGATAGTTTCAGCTTCAATAGTTCCAGCAACTGATAAGTTCTGGTTTATGCGAACATTGCCTGCAACGTTGATTGCGCCGGCATGTTGTACATCTCCGCGGGTGTTTAACAGCGTTAAATCTGCTATTGCAACGGTTGTATCTTGGATATCAAATAGTTTAGACATGGATAAAGTACTCTCTTTGGAGTATTTATCCATGTTTTGATTGCTTACTGTACTTTAAGTAGGATTGTGTCTTCACCAATACGCCCATTCATCTTGGTGTCTGTGGCATTGATATCCTCTAAGAACTTGCGTAGAGCAATCTTGCCTGCTGACTTGAACTCTTTGAGTTTGTCTTCTGGCTTGCGAATAGTCTTTTGCACACTTTTAAACTCGTCAAAGTTGGTAATTGTGGTGCCTTTGACATTCAGCGTGTTGAACTCACTGGCCACGTACTTGCCCAACTTGCGGGTTTTGGTGTTGAAAATCCACAATTCTCCAGCACCAATGATATCAGTAGGGTTAATACTCACAAGTTTTAGAGGCTCGTTGGTTTTCATAAACTTGAGTTTGGCCACAAGTTTTTCCTTGCTCACAGCTTTGGTCTTACGTGGAGCACGATTAACTTTGGCTTCTTGAGCCAGCATGTCGCAAGCCATTGCAATTTCTTGATAGAACACAATCATATTTTTAACTTGCTTACGGCTGCGGTGACTGTAGCCTTCTCGCAATTGCTCGTCAGCTTTGCCACTAGCAAGTTCCAACAGCTCATTCAAATCACGCTCGTAAAAACCTTTGATAATACGTGCATGAGCAGCTTTAACTTCTTTGCCTTTCAGCAAGTTCAGCATCTTAAATGCTTTTGGATCAAAGTTTTCTGGATCAGTTTGAAAACTTTCAATAGCGTCTTCAATTTCCTCAGTCATACGCATTGCACTTTCGCGCACACGCTCTTGAATAGTTGGCTGAACCGCTGTACTTTTAACTTCCACAACCGCAGCTTCGTCTATGTCGTCTTTGCCTTGCTCAACAATTTGAACAATTTCATTACGCAACCAAGCAGTGGTATCACGGCCCTTGTTAAAATCTTCACGCACAGCTGGCATACCACGCAGCAAACAACTTGCAATGGCACCCATGGTGATGTTGGTACGATTATCTTTGGTACGTTTGTAAGCAGCAATGTCTTCTTTGGTGCAACCAATATTAGTCATCCACTTGACAACTGCTGGCTTCAAATCCTTACCGCTGAACTCCATGCGGTAGTAGCTCATGGCACTGTGAAAGTGACGCAAGAATTGGTCAGTGTTCATATCTTCGCAAGTGTCCCATTTTGGACTGTAGTCCTTTTTGGCATTCTCGCGAATAGTCACACTGGTGACTTTTTTTGCTTTGGGTTTGATCTTTACGCCTGCTACTGTGGCCATTTTCTGCTCCTAGTTTGTTAAACAATAATGTATTATAGCACCTATTTACATTCAAGTCAAATATTTTTGGCTAACCAAAATACTGATTAAATACTGTTATAATTTAAGGAACGTGATGAAGAAAGTTCTCATAACAGGATTGACAGGATTCATTGGCGGTTATCTCCAAAATCGTTTAGAAAACCAATATCAAATTTTTGATTTGGCATGTGACTTGTTGGACAAGGAAGCAATTGACAAGCGATTAACTGAAGTTGATCCAGAGTTCATCATCCATTTGGCTGCACGAACTGAAGTGGAAAAGAGCTTTTATGAGCAAACAACTTTTAGCCAAATCAATTATGTTGGTACTGTGAACATGATTGAATCAGCTAGGCATTTGAAAAATCTCAAACTGTTTGTGTTTAGCAGCACAATGGAAACGTATGGTTGGCAACCTGAAAGCAATTTGATTCGTGACGGTAAACCGTTTACTTTGCCAGTGTTTGATGAGTCAACTAAACAATATCCCAATGCACCCTATGCTGTAGCCAAAGTTGGGTGCGAACTTTATTTAGAATATGCTCACCGCTCGTTTGATTTTCCATTCTGTGCGTTTAGACAAACCAACACATATGGTAGACATGACAACGACTTCTTTGTGGTGGAACAAATTATTTCACAAATGTTAAAGAACCCCAATGAAATCAATCTAGGCTACGGCAAACCATACCGAAACTTCTTGTGGATTGATGACCTAATTGAATTGTACGCAACTGTACTAACAAAACCAGAACAAGCCAACGGAGAAATTTTCTGTGTTGGTCCCGACAATGCACTTACTATTGAAAGTTTAGTTGAAAAAATAGCTGACAAGATGAACTGGAATGGCACAGTTAACTGGAATACCAAACCCAACCGCGACGGTGAAATTTACGTATTAAATTCCACAGCCGCAAAAGCAGAACGATTGTTGGGTTGGAAGCCAACTGTGGATTTAGACACTGGACTAGATCGTGTTATTCAGCTTTGGAAAGATAAAATAACACGATGATTAATAATAATTAATTAACTCAATTAATTCTAAATATTTCGCTAGTTTTTGTTGATATGTAACCAGATTCGTCGGAAATTCTAGTTATTGAACCTTTTACCATAAAATAATTTATAGCAAATTTAATCGGAGGATGTTGAGTATCATCGACAAGCAACATACTTCCGGACTTGGCAAATCTTAATACGTTTGTAAGATCGGACATGATAACTTTAAAGTCATGGCCACCGTCTATTATATAACCATCAAATGAATTATTATTTTTCAATAGGTGTGGTAACACAGTTACCGAATCTCCAATTTCCATTGTTAATCGATCTCTAAAAATGCCTTTAAGGTACTCAAAACATCTTATAGTATAAGGATGATGATTAATATCAACAGCAGTGTATTGCAATGTTTGATTTGCAGTTAACCCTAGCAATGTTGAATGCCCTGCATTAAATCCTATTGCTAATATAGATTGTCGAGTTAATGCAAACATTATTAAGTTTAATCGGTGAGATTGGAACTCCGAACATGGGTAGTTGTTAGGATATGTATTGTGCATACTAAAACAGTTACCTTCAATTTCTAACTCAGAATACTCAGTTAAAATATTTTTAATCTTATCTGAGTGAGAAATATATAAATCAATCAACGGCTCACTTTTATTTTTAAACTTATCAACAATCTCTCGTTGCATAATAACAGGTTTAAAAACTGTATCTTCAATAAACTGAGTTAGTTCTCGAAATTCCAACAAGTTCTGGTCGGAGAGACCTCTGTGAAAAGCCAACATTAATATTGCGGGATCAGTATGTATTTCTAATATTTCTTCTGTTGTAGGGAACGCTTTATCAGGCCAAAAAGTTTTATAAAAAGCTGTAACATTTACTGGTTCAGGTGAAAATAAACAATATAAGTTAAATTCACTTATTTTTTCATAACCCTTGTTAAATTTAAAAAACATATCAGTAAGGTCACATGTATTAACAATTTCTTTAACTACAGACGTTCTAAATACAAAAGGAGTATGTGCCAGTGAAAAACTACTAGGAACTGGCTTGTTTAAACTGTCCGACATGTATTTTATAAAATCATACCACTTGTTTTCAGTATTAATTTCATTTGTCATGCCGTTGCCTTCAATCACAGGCCATTCATTTAGAGAAACATTTTTTATAAAAAAGTTTTTACTATCCAGTATCAAATACTGTTCAGTAGTAATCTTTGATACAATATATAATTTTAAAAGTTGTTGTATCACCCAACCGGCAGCAATATTTCTCAGTTCTTCAAAATCTATACCAAAGTCATAGGTTGTTAGTAATATTAATTTGTGTTTTGTATAAAATGGCTGAAGCGATGATTGCCATGTGTCGATACTGATATCAGAATCTTCGATTACAACATAATGTGTGCATTTTTCTTTTACAAATAAATTGATGCTTCGAGACTGCCTTTTCATTTCTTCAAAGTCTCTAGAGCAGGTGATTGTTACAATTTCTTGTTTTTTAGAGTACCACGGAATATAATCTGTTGTTTTTGTATTTCTATACTGGTCTTGTTTCTCAACAAATGCGTTAAATTTTTCTGTATCAAGTTGATTGTTTAACATAAATGTTATATTGGAATTAAGCTGTGCTATTTTTGAGTTTACATTTTCTTGATTTTCATATCTGTCTCTATACTTGATTATAGCGTTTTCTATATTTTTGGCAATTTCTTTTTTATCAGAATATGGTAATATTGCAGGACATGCATATTCAGGACCGTCAACATAGATAAAAAATGGAAAGTTAAAAAAATTAGGCTTGTTAAACTTAGAAAAATATTCCAACATATCTGGAATCGCATGTACATTAAACGAAGAAAATACAGTGTGTATCTCTACTTGAAGATTTTCAAGTCTTGTATCTGCATGCAGTAGATTTAAATTATTTTCAATTTTTGACCATTTTCCCGGATATCTGATATACTCGTAGTCTTTACCAACCCCGTCAATGCTTGCATGCAGGTCGATGAATTTAAACTCTTTAAATAGATCGATCCACTTATCAAGAGATGTATTAAGATTTGTATGAAAACTTAAATGAATATTCTTAGATAGGCCTTTGTCTATGAGATATAAACAGAATCTTTCAAATTCTGGATTTATTAAAGGTTCGCCCCCAGTTACTAGAATATTTGTTGTATCGGAAATCATTGATTCTACTACTAACTGTAATTTATCAAATTCCCAACTATCATTGATAGAGGTATGTTTTTTTACAGAATCTTTACTTATAAACAACAGTTCAGAAAACTCTTTGATCAGCTGATTACTAAGGCCAGGCCCACACATTTTGCATTGAAGATTACATTTATTTCCCCAAGCAAAATCTATGTACTTTACATCGGCTTTTAGAAGCTCCCCGGTTTCTGTATTGGTATTTGATAAAAAATCAACATTTTTAAATTGCCAAGTAAACGCTGATCGCATGCTGACTCCTCCAGCATCTTCAGTAGCATAACATTTGCTACATATATTTGGTTTTTCTCCCGCTATCATTTTTTGACGAATATCTTTGTAAATAGGCAAATTGAAATATTCTAAAGGGTTTGTTATTTCAGATAGATATACTTTATTTCCATCTTTAGTTATACTTCCTCCATTATCTGTATTACAACATAGTCGCATTGCTGTGTCAGCTTGTGCTGATAAATGTAACCACGGCAACGGGCAAATGGTATTACTCATAGTAAACAGATCCTAATTCTGGAATATACTCATTTACACTTGCTCCTCGATGAGTATCTAATGTTTGCAATATAGATCCAAATCTTTTAATTCCGTGTTCGATATCCATGTCATTAATTTCTTTACTTTGTAATTGATTTATTACAACATCTACTATTCCGTGCATTTCTACAAACTCTTTTAAAACTGTACTTGTTTCTTTGTACTTTCTCAGTCTTTGAATTGCTTCAAGTTTAATATGATCTGGCAGATATTCAATTCGTTGATAGTAAGGAGTCCATAACAGATTTAAATTATATGGCCAGTAGTTAAAATACGGTGCAGTATTTGCCTGCTCATCAACCCAGTATAAAAGTTTATCTAAATTAAGCACGTTTAGTGCAGTTACTGTGATATTCATTACTATTTTAACATTCGGATGAATAGTATACTGTTTAGCTCGAATATAGTTTTTCTTAATAGCCTCCCACTTGCTTGGAAATCTAGTATACTCTTGAACTTTTTCAAAACCGTCAATACTTGCAATGAGTTCAAATCGTTTGTAATGTGGCATTAATTCGAGGAAATTTTTATTGAGATTTGTATAATTGCTTGAGCAAAATACAACAATGTTTTTTGCATAATTGTTTTCAACACAATATCGTAATGCCCTTAAAACAAATTCAGACAATGTAGGCTCGCCGCCTGCAAAACTCAATGTTTTTAATGTAGGCGCCATTGCAATAAAGCTATCCCAAACACCTGGATTGTCAGAGTAATCAGTTAATGGCACTTCTATATATGCTTCATTTTCTTCAATGATGCCTGTCTTGTATTTATTAATAGAGTCAAACCTTCCTGCAACCACATTAATTCCTTTGAATTTTTTTGACATGTCTACTAGTTCTTTTCCTATCTGACTACTGTCATATGAATTACATATTATACATTTAAGATTGCATAAATTTGAAGGTTTTAGTTCTAGACGAATTGGTAAATGTTTTACTTTAAAATTATTATTAATTGTGTTATCGACTAGTTGCAATACTTCTCTATCGTTTTTATATTCTTTTACGGACCGAGATCTCATGCTTGCATTACCGTCTCTTTTGCAGATATCGCATTCTTTGGGCAATTTCCCCTTCCACATGGATCTACGAAGTTCTTGTAAATTTTCAGTTTCCCAGATTTTTTCAAAAGTGGCGCCAGGGTCATGTATTGACAATACGTTTTTCAAACTTATTTTATCCGAACCGTCAGGGTACAAGTACCCATCGTAATAACAGCATGGACGAGTATGCCCTGCAGGATTTGTACTTAATTCTAAATACGGGTGGAAACAAAATGTTTCGCTTTCAATAATTTGTTTTCGTAAATTGTCTAATTCATCCATTTAGATTATCTCCTAAAAATAATGCAGATTTTATTTTATTCATTTCGGGAATGGTAACAAATGTATTTTCATCTCGTATGCGATCCAACTGTCGAGTAATTTCTACAAACTCCTTTGCAGATTCCTTGTCAAAGGGTGTTGCAAGTTCATGAAGTATGTATGAGAATCTACTTGACACATCAGTGTCATACTTGTTGTTAAATTCAACAACAAAGTTTTCTAATTTTTCAATTATCTTTTTCTTAAAATCGTTAGGCAATATACGCACATGATAATGTTTTGGATCCATCAGCATGTTGACAAAAAAGTTATCGTAATTAATTCCAAATTCTTTTTTAGATTTGATCACGCCAATGTTGATCAACTCGGTGATTATTTCAGGTAATCTGCACACATTCCAGGCACCGACAGTCATGCCAGGACGCACAATGATGTTGTCTAATTCCATCATGGCTTTGAGGTTTGCTTCTACCTTACTCCACACTGTGCCAGCACGTATTAGTTCAGCACGAGCTCCATTTCGTCAATACTGGGC